TTCTTGCAATGTTCTCTTTACATTGATGAAAGTAGGAAATAGAATGACGGTGGTGGAAGTCCCTCTAGAACTTGAGTTATTCCCGGCTCTGAAGACCGAAGGTTTAAAAAAGATGGAAAAAGATAACAATTTGAAAACTCCCGCGGGGGACAAACCTCCACGTCGGACAAGAAAACCAAGTTTAAACCTAGTAGACCGGGTTGATGCCGCTGAGATTATTAGAATTTTTGAATACTGGAAGATGCTTCACGACAAAAAGAGGGCAAAGCTTGATGACAACCGCTGCGCATATATCGCAAGAGGCATCCTCGAATACGGAACTGAGGCTTGTATGGAGGCTATCAAAGGATGCTCCTTATCTGATTGGCACATGGGAACTAACCCAGGCAGCAAGTTCTACAACTCCATCGAACTCATCCTCCGAGACTCAGAGCATGTCGAACGGTTTAGGGATATAATCCATGATTAGCAATGTATTTATTAATGACGGTGGTGGAAAGGCCGGCACTTCAAAGAATCTCCAGATTATTGATGTGATTCAAGCAATGATGGAGTCTGAGCACTGCTTGTTTAACAATAAAGATGAGAATTTAATGCATCCCGAACCGGTGGAGGACTGCAGTGACGACCAGCTCTGAAGACGGCGGCGACGAAATCATAGAAATTGAGAACAATGTTGGCTATACAATGGACGACCTAGCTCGCGACATGGAGTATCTACGAGTTCAGGGTCTTATCGAAGTAGTCGGCATCACCCCAGATGGCGAAGCACTGTGGGGGATAACCCCTAAAGGTTCGGAAGTATTTGATGACGGTGGGGGAAAGCCATGACCTCAGACGAAACGCGCGCGCTAGTCAAGAAAGTATACGCAGCCTATAACCAGACTCTCTACAAGAACACCCAAGAGGATGTCTTTACTGTATGGGAAGACCTACTAGGCCATTATGACATGACGGTGGTGTATGACACCTTCAAAGAGTTAGCCACTCAGAGTGTTTACATGCCCTCGCCCGGTCAGTTACGTAGACAAGTCCTCGACAAGTTAAGCGGCGACCGTATCCCAAGTGCTATGGAAGCATGGACCACCATACAGACCATGACCCAACATGCCAATGCTGGCACCCCCTCGAAGATTCAGTTACACGAATGCATCCAAAGGACTATCACCAAGCTAGGTGACCAGGCTTACTCCCTGTCTACTACCTACGACCGAACGTTCTTCGCCAATGAGTATGCCGTGACGGTGGGGGAATACGAGCGCGAGATGATGCAGAGGTTGGGATGAGCCACCCCTTCATGCCAGTTACAACTACAAAAATTCGGCAGAGTGAAAAAAGGCACACGCAGAAAAGCTTTTTCCCTATTCCTTACTCTTCATTATCGGTGGTTGCCTTCTCTCTCCTCCTTCTCACCCGTATTCCTCGGAAGTGGCTCTTGACATCCCTCATCTCTCTTGTCCTTGTGTTCCTGTCTCCCCTTCTCCTATTCATTGACGGTGGGGGATAGTAATGACTGACGACCCCTTTCCACAACTCAAGACAATCCAGCACTTCGGGGAGTGTGGGAATTGCCGTTGGTTTGATTCCATTACACCTAATCCCATAGACAACAAAGGAATCTGTAAGCGATATCCCCCCTCGTCCTTCGTGATGTTCAATCGTCTGGAGTTCATGCAACCGGAAGTCTCTACTTACGACTACTGTGGAGAGTATTGGGCAAAGGAGTAGCCATGAAAAAGCGAGCAGGTCGAAAAGCAGTTATCCCCACCAAGCCAGTAACTACCCTGACTTTACGCATCTCCCGTGAGGAGAAGGTAACGCTCATTGAGAAGTCATCCATATACGATATGTCATTGACCGAATACCTGATGATGTTGGTGGCTAGGGATGGGTCGTAGTCCTACTGTTCCTTCTCACCCCTCTAGGTATTACTCTCTCCTACTACGCTTAAAGGGAAGTCAGAAACAGACGATTCTTGAATATGCGCGCGCCCACGGCCTGAGCATGAACCAATTAATCCTGTATTCCGTACTTCGCTTCATTGATGAGAAGCAGGGGATTCCTCAGCCAGGTCCGTCCCAGTATTCTCTGGTAGAGGAAAAGTATAAAATTCAATCCCTTTTAGACGGCGAGCAGTTACTCACCCCTTGTGGTAAAACGAGATGCAAGATGGTTCTGGAAGATATTGACGGTTTGCAGTTCTGCACAACCTGTAACATACGAGTTCTATGAACGCCCCTGTATCGGCTCACTCTTATAAGGTGTTGGAACCGTAGGGGTACACGTTGGTTCAATTCCAACCAGGGGCACTATTAGTTGAAATGTCTTCGCAGTAAGTCAAGGTTCATTTGGTCTGACACATGAGTATCCGGCAGTAACCGTATTGTCAGTCCCAATAGTGTCCTCAATAGGAATCTTCTTACCCTCATCAGTCTCCCCACATCTGTGCAAGGGTGGGTCTCACTGGTTTGATGAGGCGGCGCCGCTGTTCTGCAGCAAGCTGTCTACTTGTCAATCCCGCCCATACACCGTGCATATCGGCAGGTGGAAACTCGAGTGCGTACCTCAAACAAGGTGTTTTCACAGGGCACTCTTTACATATAGAACGGGCTACTGCGATGTATGTAATATCCTTATGTTCTTTGGGGAACATGAGGTTTGTTGAGCCCTTACAATTCGCTCTGTCCATCCATGCTTTATTACCTGTTTTAGATTGTATAGCAACGAACTGAACCTGCTGAATTGGTTTTTTCTTAACCATTAATAATCGGTAATTTCATATGTGTCATCCTTTGTTTGCGGACAACTTATATGATAAAAAAACCTCGCGCAAGTAGATTGCGATTTATTTAGTCTTTTTTAAACCAGACTCTTGAATAAATGTGTGATAAGGGAATCCGGTGTATGGGTCAAACTTGGCAGCAATTGAGAGTGCCTTAAGAGCCATTGTCTTTGCTATTGCTGGGGTGATTTCCTTCTTGGGATACATTGCAGTCAAACAGCCCAATGCATATTGCGCGCCCGTCCCTATGGAGTAGACCCCGCTTGCATCTGACATCCACGAGTAATCTCCGTCAATAATGTAGATAACGCCATTGACCGCACAAACAATGACCGAACCCTGTTCGGCTGTATGGTCCTTATCCTCTTTGTCTGGTGTTGAATACCCGTGCATGTCAAAGCATTCTCTTAGTGCTGGTATGAAACTGACAGTCATAAAGTGGTCAAGTTGCCTACCCTTGACACTCCCGGCAATTGGTGGGGGCTGGAATGCATGGTGCAATATATTGATTGCTCGTACATCGCCAGCAGCACCCAGTAAATACTTACCGTTTGTTGCAATCTTGGACGACGACTCTTTGAGGGTATATATCTGTGTTGCTAGACCAGAATCACCCATATCGGAAACACGGGAGTCAACACACAATAAAGCAAAGTTGCCCCCCTGTATTCCGATAATGGTTGTCATTCTGCTGAGTATTCAATTCCACGGAAGAAGCCACGGCCGTCGTAAATCCACATTGGCTCGTAGTTAAACCACTCGTTGCCAACACCTGGTGGCTGGTACTGAACGACGCCAATTCCTTGTTGCCAGTTCTCTGCACCCATCATCATTGGACGACCAAATTCATCGGCTCCAGACTTTGTTGAAGGAACAGCGCCATCAATTCGACAGAGACAACCCGGACTAGCAGCCATAACGATACGTGGACCGTTCTTCGATTGCCTTGTTCGGTATGCGTACTCAGAACGATGGATATGTCCGTATATAACCGACACATGAGCATCGTTCAGATACTTAGTTGTAGTAGTTCCGTTTGAAGTTACCTTGTTTCCATGGATAACCATGAGGTTCTCGTTCAAACTTACGAAAGACTCTGGGTAACCAGGTATATACGAGATACCAAAATCATCCATTCTGCAGAGATACGGCACGGACATTACTGGCCAGCCTGCTCGAAGTTCGTCGTTTAGTTTTCCCTGAGTGATTCCAAAAGCGGCTTCGGCATTTGTCTGTATATACCGAGCCATGCGTGCTTCGTGGTTGCCGGCAATCCATGAAATCTTTGCATTAGGTGCAGCCTCTCTCACCTGTTTGCACAACAGTGTCGCTCTGTCAATTGCAGCCTGAATCATCATCTTGAACGGAGCAGCCGTTAAGAACTTACCAAACTCGGCGAAGTCAAGGTTGTCGCCAACCATTACCACTTGGTCTGGGTTGAGGTCTTTGATTACATCTAATGCAACAGCAATTGCTCGCTCATCATGGATTGGTTCCAACTCTGGTGAGTCAATTGATTTACGGTAAAAACCTATCTGTATATCAGGAACAATAACTGCTGTTTCCCATGCCTTGGGTTTTCCTGATTTTGTCTTTGGAATTTGTGGTTTAAATGCAGGTCCGCGTTCAACAACAGGCCATTCTGGTCCTTGGTCCCAACTAGGGGAAAACTGAATTGCTGTGAGGTCGTGGATTTCGGCATTTCCGTCGTCATCCTTCATCATGGCTTGATATAGGGAAACACGCTTGATGTCGCCTATTGAGTCAAGATTGATGTTCTTTTTTTCAAGCATGTCTGCAATATTTCCCAGCAATGCTTTGCGACTAGCCGACCTGTCGGTCTGTATGGCTAACTCTTTTATCTTTGAACCTTTTGGCATCTCTTTCATTTAACCATCCCCCTGCATGTGCAGTTTTTGTTTTCTAGGTAACACACGCGCTTTTCTGTGAATACTCCTCTGTCTATGGCGAAACCCTCAGCTCTCAGGGCTTTGGTAATTGACAGCGCAGATGCATTACTTCCAATCACAGCATCAAGGGCACTCCGGCTCTCTTGATTCAATTCTTCAAAAACATTAGCTAGTGAGCACTTGTGCTTTCGTGCAGAACTGGCAAGGTTTAGCAATGTTGACGATAAGGACGAATCCGTTTCACTTGTTTTCATATACCCCCAAGGTTGATGGCTATTGGTGACTTGTGTAAACACTAGTATCACATTGGTGTGATTTGGGGTCATCTGTGGATTTGTTTCTAAAATATACTTTTTTCGTAATCGCCTTTACCACAAAGGCTATTACAACAACAAAAGTCTCTGTACAAAATACGATTATTATGACTAATAAAATTAATCAAAAATCACATGATATACAAAACTTAAAACCCTTACGGGATAAGGTTTACCACTTTCCGATTGGACACTCTGCAGTTTTTAGTTTTGTTTTGACGGGCATGTAGCAGCCACACTCCATGCAGGCTCGGAATTCTTTGTCAAACAACTCACAACCTAGGCATGCTTGAAACCTCAAGGTGGCGACATCTGGGTCAGCCAACTCGTCTGAGCCAATTGCATCTAGGAAATCTTGGTAGTTTGGGTTGTCACTCATTGCGATATTCCCAACCATGCACTGAATACATCATCATTGATTGGCATAAACCACAACTGCATTGCATCAATGTCCGATGTAGCCGGTCCTACGTTTGTCCAACAGATGGACATGTCACTAGTGGCTGGACAAACCCCCACATTGCAATCCAGTCCATATCGAAAGGCAAATTCCTCAACAAGGCATCCATGCTCTGGATGGGAACAAGGACTACTGGTATTACCCCTAAATGGGCAAGTAACCTCAATTATTTTCAGTTCAGACTTATTTATCTGAAGGTGCAGTATGTGACCATCATTGTGCCACATCATTTCTGCAGTTGTTTCTGCCATTGTTTACTCCTAGTTAGATTTAGGAGATACTAGTCGTTTTTCAGATGGTTACGGGTTCCGACCAATGTTTAAACGACTTAACACACCTGCGAGAGCAGTACATGTTCTCTTTGTACTGCCGAATCATTCCCTTACCAGTAATCTTCCCACACTCTGGGCAAGTGTGGTGAACCGATTTTGATGCCCCAATATAGAGAACTTGATATCCCTCGTCCACCTTGACGACCGGTGCCATGGTGTTGGTGATGTTCCTTTTTGCAGGTTTCTTTGCCATTACACGTCTCCCTTTGCGTGGTCATTGATATGACCGTCCAGTTTTGTCTCAACCCTGTCTAGGGAATCGTTATTTCTGTCAATTGATTTACCGAGTCCTTTTGCCATTTGGTTAATCATGTTGACAACCGTTGCATGGTCTGCCTTGTTCTGTGCCCATTCGGCTTTGGCTTCTTCGCCGCGCCTTTTTCCAGCCTTATAAACAAACTGGAGATATGCAACAGCAACGAGACTGCTTGCCGTAATTACCGAAACGATAATGTTTTGCCAGTTGGTCATATCGACCGCTGGGGTTATGAGCGTTTCGGCGCCGAACATTAACTGATTCCGAGAATTTCTTTAACTTTTGGACCGACAACGGAATCTGCAGGAAGTTTGTTAGCAATTTTGAATGCCTTTATAGCCTCTGTAGTGCCCTGGTTCATCTGTCCATCAATATTGCCCTTGTAGAACCCTTTGGCCTTCAGAGCCTCTTGTAGGGCTTTGTGGTCGTGGATAGGCGGTGTTGTGTTTAGGTTGACAACTGGAGCAGCACCACCAGTAAATGCGATTACGGCTGGGGTTGGGTTGTCACCAGTTACTAGACGTAAATGCCATGGCTCGCTTGGAACAACTTCCCAACTAAACCCAAAATCTTTGACGTTTGCTATAAGCCAGTTCAATCTTTTTGGTTCTGACGCGCTGGCAATATCTACGGCTAAACCGAGATTATGGTTGGACTTACCTGGTGTCGCCAGCATGGCCATACCCTGTTTCAGGTACCAGGTTTTTCCTTCAAACGTCTTCGTGCTTGTTCCTGCAACTGGTTCCAAAACGTAGCGCTGCTTGAAGCCCGCCAGTTGGCTCTCGTATGTGCGATATAAATCGCCGGAACTCGTGGGTTTAAGTTCGACTCCGTCTGCTTTGGCTTTTGCGACCATTGCGTTCCAAGCGTCTGCGGCTCGGTGGTGGAGTTTTCCTCCAGATGGGATTGCTCGAAGCAATGATTCTGGCAGTTTTCCAGGTGTAACCCCTTTCAGGTCTTTCGGCATAACAATCGGAACAATGTAATCCCATGCAAGTTTGCTCATAATCAAAATCTCCCAAGATGTCCCTATTTGGAACTAGTTTATTTTACAACACAAACGGGTTTATTTGTATCTACTAACCCTCGTCTGGCTCTTTCATATGAAGATACATAGATGCAGTAAAGGCCAAGACCGTTCCCCAAAGAGCGACCTTTTGAGTTAATCCCGAAAGGGTGAAGTACATGACCGTGGCTCCAGCAAGAGTGAATCCAGATGCCATAATTCCGTAAACAAACTTTGTTGCAAATTTCTTCCAGTCCATAATCCTTACTCCATTTTCATATTTGTAAATAGATATCCGCTTAATCCACTCAGGACCTTCGCCCTCAATGGCTCCGCCTTCCTCAGCTTCCTCTTCTTCCTCTTTGCGGGCCGCAACGTCTTGTCTTGGACCAGATGGACTAGAACCTGGGGTTGGAATTGCACCAGCCGCCGAAGCAATAGCAACAGTGCTGGTTACCAAGTTTACAGCAATCACGCTTCTTCTTGTACCAACATTGAGGGTTGACCCCAACGGCATGTATGTGTCGAAGACTCCAGCGAACACATTTATCTCTTCTTCAAAGGATTCCTTGACGCCTACCGGAGCATCGGCAAGAGCTTCTGAAATAGCAGCACCAGATTCTGCGGACACTTCTGATACTACGATTGCGTTAAAGACTGCAGTTGCTTGTTCTGCATCAATGCTCTCAAGAACCTTGGCACTTGTTGCCAATTCAGTTGCTTGACTTGATTCAACTCCATCGTCTTTGCCAATAATCAAGTCAACAACTTGAGCAACCTGGTCGCTTGTGATGCTTGCGTTTTCGAGCACGTTTACAACTTCCGCAAACTTTTCTGCAGTCAATGGGGTGTCAAGAACCGCACTAAATGTTCCAACCAAAATCTCGTCAGAGACTTTCTCATCAAATATTGCGTTAATTACTGTGCTGAACTCTTCTGTGCTCAATGGTTCTGCTAGAACTTCTCCAGCAAGAGCTACCGTGTCCGCTGCAGAAAGGTCTCCGTCAAAAACGCTATTGAATACAGCGGAAAGATTTTCGCCAGACAAATCACCAGAGAGTAGGTCCCCAAGAACAGCGCCAGCATCAGCGACGGATATGTCTTTGTCAAACACTGCATCCATTACTTTTGCTATATCTGATGCACTAGCTGGTCCATTGAGGATTGTACCGAGTGCCGAAACCATTGCATCTGGTGACGCTGTATCCGAGAATGCTGCATCAAGAACTTTTGTTAGTTCAGCATCGCTCAAATCTGCGCCAAGCATCGTGGTCAGTGCGGCAGTGAATACTTCAGGTGAAACATCTTCTGTAAATACTGCATCTAGAATTTTTCCCAGTTGTTTATCTGTAATGTCCGCACCCAAAACGGAGTCAAGTACAGCCGTCACGTCCTCGGCGGAAGCGTCAGGAGTGAATGCATCATCAAGCACTTTGTCTAGTTCTTTGTTTGAAATAGGTTCTCCGACGATAAAGTCAGGGATAGATGTATCTACTGGAATTACCTCTTCAACTGCTGGCGGCTCTGTTGTCTCTGATGTTTCTGGCAGGGTCTCTGGTGTGGTTATTTCTACAGGCAGCGTCTCTGTTGTGGCAGGGATGGTTACTTCTGGCATTGTGGAGTCTGTCTCAGGCAATACGGGGACGACTATTACCGCTGGGATTGTGGTTATTGTCGTTATTGTTTCTGGCACCGTTGTTGAACTACTTGTAGTAGTTGTACTGCTTGTAGTAGTAGAACCAGGGATGGTCGTAGAGGTAGTTGTAGTTGTAGTTGTAGTTGTTGTCGGCGCAACACTGACATTTGCTGATTGCGTAAACAAAGTTGTCTCTTGGTTGAATCCAACATTTCCACCAACATTGGATGTTCCATTCCACAGGTAATAAGTAATCCATGTTCCATTTTCGTCAAAAGAGTTATTGGTTACTGTTGCCCATTTTGGGTCTTTGTGACCATTGTTATAGCCATCATCAAGATAGATAGCCATACTGTTGTTGGTAAATGTGTTTCCATTAATCAAACGGTTATCTGAACCCATATTGAATGTTGTCGGAATCGAAGCATTGTGATAGATGGCTATTGAGTTGTGGTCAAATGTTGAGTTCAGGATTTGTGTGCGGTTTAAACCAGTAATGTTTGCTGCATAACTATTATAAGTAAATGTTGAATCAACAACTTTTGTAAAACGATAGTTGTAGATGCCAGCTCCGTTGTGGTCAAAAATGCAGTTGTTTACATATGTTTTATTTCCAAAAACGGAGTCAGGTTCACTTGCCCATGTAGTTGTTCCAGCGGCTAACTGTGGGGTGGAGCCATAGTCACCAGCAATACCATTGTTCAAATAGTCAAAGGTGCAATTTGTGTATGTTGCAGTAGAGCCACCGTTATTATTCCAAACAGCACTACCGCCGTTCATACCCGTAAAGCGAATATTTGTTGCCGATACTGTTCCCTGTGAGTTATAAATCAAACCACCATTGGTTGCTTGACCCTGCTTAAGAGTCATGTCTGAAACAGTCAATGTTTTACCAGATTGAACATAAAAAATACGATATGCATTGTTCCCATCAATAATTGTATTAGTGCGACCATTTCCGGTTATTGTCACACTTTGAGAAATTTGAGGAAGCGCACTTGTAAGAACAATTATTCCGTTTACATCAAAAGTAATTGAATCGTACATTCCTCCAGAATTAGCATTTGCTTGAGTTATTGCCCAGCGAAGAGTTCCAGATGAAGTCGTATCATCAAGACTGGTTACGACAAGTGAAGTAGGAGCAGGTGGAATTGTTGTAGTCGTTGTAGTAGAAGTCGTAGTGCTAGTTGAAGTAGTTGTAGTTGTCGCGGCAGTAGTTGTAGGGGCAACAGTAGGAGCAGTTTCATTATTTGGCTCAACACCACCGAAGGTCACGCATGAACCACCAGCTTGATTACACGAGAGTGTCGTTCCTATTTCATCGTCAACCATAAGAACTGGAGACAAGGCTGTGTCGTCGAGGTTGAATGCAACAAAGCCCATCTTGTAGGTTCCTGTTATGGATACCTCGTAAGTTGATGTCTGCCAACCAGTTGAACCGTACGAGTTCGTTGAATAGTCACCAGTCCCAGGGTTAGTAAAACCAAGAAGCGCATAAGACTGGACAAAGTTGTTAACTGTTATTACTGGATTTCCAGTCACGGTTACTGGGACTAAAGAAGTGATTGAGCCGTCGTTGTAAGGGATGTAGTCGGTTGCCATGTAGTTCCATGACATTGTGTAAGTAACTCCAGCGGTTAATTGAACTTCACGAGTAATCCACGCGGCATCAGTTGGGGTTCCACTGCCATAACCAGAAGCGCTCGCTTGACCAGAAAGCATTGTTGTAATTGCAGATGTTTGAGTTCCAGAAAGACCTAATGCAGCAGTTGCTTGGCTAAACGTTTGCTGACTTTTGGGTTGTAGGGCAACAGCATAAGTTCCGCCCTTTGGCGATAATGTCCAAGTACCAGAGGCAACAGCAGGTGCATAGTATGGATTGGGTTGACCATTGATGGTTGGGCTACCCATTGAGCCATGAGACCCATGACTAAACAGTCTTGAGCCATTAAAAACGGTTACACCAGTTCCGTTGCCATTGATTGAAGCACCAAGGTTCCCTGTTTGTGTCCCTATTGACCAACCAGTAAAGGAATTATCCTCAAACCCCGCCCCAGGTATGGTCGTGGCGGACACCGAAGTCGAAAAACCAAATATTGAGAAAAGCAAGAAAAATACCGAGGGCACAGCCATGATGGCTGCGGGTTTATTGATTCGGCGACGCCGTACGAACATGGAACCTCCTAACAGGACCTCTAATTCTAGCATTTTTTAAAATTAATATAAAACAAAATGCTTAATCCCTTGGTGTGTTTCCATATCAAGTTACTTATGTGGGATACTATTTACGGTTAAGGGATTCAAGGAGACTCAATGGCTGGCGCTGGCATCCGATTATTTACCGCGGGAGAAATCCTCACTGCGGATTTGGTCAATACATACCTCATGGACCAAGTTGTGCCTCGTTTTGCCTCGACCACAACTAGAAATGCATCTTTTGGTGGTGCTGGTCAACCAACACTTGGTGCCAGTGATGAGGGAAGACTTTGTTATCTTGACTCAACAAACGAACTTCAATATTGGAACGGTAGTACATGGGTGTCAATTGGCGACCAAGCAGTAATCGGAATCATTGCAGCAAAAGGTGATTTGATAGTTGGCACGACAGCAAACACCATTACAAATTTAAGTGTTGGTGCCAATGGAAAAGTTCTTACAGCAGATAGCGGTACGGGAACTGGTTTGGCATGGAGTTCTCCAACGGTTGATGATTTGGCTATTACAAGTGCAAAAATAGCCAACCTCACCATTGTTGACGGGAACATCTCTGCCTCAGCCGCCATCTCTCTTTCCAAGCTTGCCACTGGAGCCCTGCCAACCGCAATCACGGTCACGTCGGCAAACATATCCGACCTATCTATTGTCAACGCCGACGTCAGTACTTCGGCTGCGATTGCGTACAGCAAGTTAAACCTAGGCACATCTATTGTTAATGCAGATATTGCAACTGGTGCCGCAATTGCCGCCTCAAAGATTTCTGGAACAGCGATAACCGCTGCCGACACCGGCACTGTAACGAGCACAATGATTGCCGACGGAACCATCGTCAATGCTGATGTAAGCGCTTCTGCTGCGATTGCGCACACTAAATTAGCCGCTGCAACTGCTGGTCAGGTGCTTTTGGGGACCACAACTACGGGAGTTGTCACCGCAACAACAGTTTCTGGCGATGTAACAATTACCGGCGCTGGGGTTACGGCAATTAGTTCTGGAGTGATTGTTGATGCCGATGTCAGTGCAACTGCGGCCATTAGCAGAGGCAAAATTGCCGATATGTCAATTGACACCAAGACAGGAAACTACACGCTTGTCCTAACCGACGCCAACAAGTTGATAGAAATGAACCTTACAAGTACAGCGAATACTGTATCTGTACCAACAAATGCATCAGTGGCTTTTCCAATCGGAACCCAAATCAACATCACCCAGTATGGAACTGGAAAAACTCAAATAGTTGCCGTAACATCTGGAACGACAAGCATTAGGTCAACACCAGGTTCCTACCTACGTGACCGGTACTCATCGGCCACCCTTATCAAAAGGGCTACAGATGAGTGGTATCTGATTGGTGATTTGAGTGCATCGTGATTCCTGGCAATACTTCTAGTCAGGGAAAGTTTGTCACTGAGCCGACATCTGTTTCGGCTAGTTCTGGTAATGGTGAAGCAACGGTCTCGTTTACATTGCCAACTCGCGTAGGCAAAGGTACTGCAACTTATTTGGTAACAGCATCGCCCGGCGGTGCTACTGCTAGTGGGGCTAGTTCACCAATAACCATTACTGGTTTAAGCAATGGGACCGCATATACATTTACGGTCACTACGGTTAGTAACTACGGAGTAACCAAGGTTTCCAGTGCTTCAAGTAGTGTTACTCCAGTTGCGCCACCATTCTTCCCACCATTCTTCCCACCATTCTTCCCACCATTCTTCCCACCACACTTCCCACCAGTATTTGACCCATGCGCTGGGTATACATGCGTTTCATGGCCAGCGGCTGGAATGTATTTGTACTCTTTTGTTGATTATTCTGGCAACTCAGTGGCCCAAGGTTGTTTCTTTGGTGGAAATTGGAATGCATTTGGCGATGCAAATTGCGGCTGCCCAGCCACCTATGCGCAGTTTGTATCCTGTGTATAACTAGCTGTTAGTGTGCAAACCACGATTACAAACCGAATCAAAAGGATAAAACAATGAGCGAAGCAACAGGAACACCATTAACAGAAATGCCAGATTTAACTGGATTCCCAACATTTATTTTTGTCATAGATGGCGAAATTGCCGACGTACAAGTTTTACGTCCAACCGATGAACGAAGGGTGGCTGTTCTTTCATCAAGTCCACAGGTTTATGTGCTTGATGGAGGTTTCCCAGCAGATGGAGTTCCGCCGCGAATAGGGTCGCACTGGCCGTTGGTCTAAGATACCGTCATGGCAAATCCATGGCAGGAGTATAAAAAAAAACTCGGTGACACACGCCCATGGGATATGATAAATCCCAACATAGAACATGCCTTAGCAGATGAAGCAACAAGACGAATGTCTATTTGTGAGGAGTGTCCAAGTCTTCTGAAATTGACACATCAATGCAAAGAGTGTGGATGTTTTATGAAACTAAAAGTCAAACTTGCCAATGCAAAATGCCCACTTGGAAAATGGTAAGGTTGAGGAAACTGATAGAAAATTCACCAGCTGTGGGTGGATAAGTATTTGGATGGCAATGATGACCATCAACTATCTTTTGTTGCTAAAGCTAAGATACCCAGCTTTGAATCCACCCCCATACTCCTCTCGACCTTCTGTCACGTTTGTGTAGTGTCCTATGACTGCTCGCCTTTCCACCCCACCTACCTGAGGGTGTGCCATATGAAACAACCTTCCATCCCAGTAGAGAACATCACCTTTTTTGGCATCAAACATAAGAGGGACTAGTTCTTTTGATTTTACTTTTTTGTCAATGTATGTTTTGAGAAATTCAAATAACTTCGTGTCATAGTTGATTCCATCCGATTCGGAATTAATAAATTCCTTGATTTCTGGTTCTGATTGAACATCAAGATTGTGGGAACCAGGAATGTATGAGAACAACCCAGAATCAATTTTAATATCCTCTAAAGCCACCCATGCCCCCACACATCTAAAAGTAAGTTTTTCACCGTTGCGAAGCTCTGGGGCCATGTCGTAGTGCCAACTGACACCGTCTTGATTCCAGGATATGAAAGATGCATGTATTGCTGGTGGTGAGTCAATCAATTCCAATATGTCTTGACAGATTTCGTCACATAATAATATTTCCAGAATTTCATCTGCCTGTTTCCACACTTGGTCGCTATACCCATGCGCATGTTCAAGCAGGGATGCATCAAAAAACGACTGGTGATTGGCTAGGTGCCAATCTATATATTTATTGATTTTATCGGCAGATATTCGCGCCTTTTTTATAACAAAACCATCTTCCGAAAAGCCCATAGGGATGCATTGTATATCACCAATATCCAGTTACTGGGCAAGTGCGATAATCCCATTGAACAAAAATGCACATACCGAGCGTTCACCCAACAAGCGGCAAATCATATATGCTGGAAATATGCTTAATCCTAGAGATATCACCGAAACCGAAAAAATTGTAGTTGAAAAATATTCCAATCAGTTCCCAACTGCTATTTTTTTGGGATGGATTTTGGGGTTGTTCGCCTACGTTGGTTCAGTATTATCCTGCTTGTTTTTGAATTTTACAATCACTGGTGGGGTAATTGTTGCAATTCTTTCATCATTTCTCATGTTTCCATGTATGCATGGAGCCGCACATGGGCATTTCAGAGGGAGGGATGGCAAGCACAAAATGCTTAACAATATCGTTGGGCATAGCGCAGCAAACACTGCACAATTTTCTTTTACGCAATATAAAAATCTACACATGGACCATCATAAATATACGAACATAAAGGGTTCCGACCCAGATTATGTTCAACTCAAAAGTTATTGGTCCCTTTTTGTGTATACGGTTTCTTCTTATGTCATCCAGGTATTGCTTGCAATTCCTGTAATTAATAAAATGGTAATGAAGAAAATACCAAGGTTTGCTCGTGAGAGAATCAAAAAATATACAACGAGTTTTTCTGTATGGCAAGTCCGAGTAACCTACATGGCTTTTCTTGCTTCCATCTATGCTGGGTATGGAAAATACATTTTTTGGCTATGGCTATTTCCACATTTTATTAATAGGACGAGACTTATTATTCTATTTATGTGGTTGCCACATAGACATGGAGAAACTTCTGCTTTTAGGGATACAAGAATACAAATAACTCCAATTTTGGGAAATGCAAAATATCATAGACTATGGAAAGCAACTCTATTTGCTAGAGAAATGGACTACCACTTAGTGCATCATCTATACCCCTCAATAATACTTCCAAACCTAGAAAAAGCCTTTATAGAGTTGAGTGATATACTCATGGATAACCAAAGTATAATAGTCAAACGATTCACAGGAGCACCATGGCATTCCATAAAATGACAGAAGAAGAAGTTGGCATAGTTTCAAAGAATATTCCAAATTTTTCGTGGTTTTTGGCCACCACTGGTTTTGGTTTTATTATTGTTTTCATTGCCTCAACAATAATGACATTCTCTGGTGCCATTCCATTGTGGCTTGGCACACTTCTAAACCTATTGAGTTTTTATTCATTATTTGACACCCTCCATGATTGCATGCATGGTCAAGTGCATGGAAAACACAAAAAACTTAAATGGATGAACAAGGCAATCGGGGTTCCTGCTGGTCTTATAGTGCAACAAGATTTTTACGGTTGGACACAGCAACACATGGCTCACCATAAATCCACAAATGTGAAGGGTTATGACCCAAACTGGAGCAATAACACTAGTGCTTTGGCGATGTGGAAGCAGACAATAATTGGATATGTGGTAATGCATATTTACTCAATACCTTTTATTGGGAAAAAAATATGTACGAAAATGTTTACACCACGTCAGTATCTATATTTTGTAAAAGTTTTTCCTCAACAATGGGCAATTCAGATTGTAATCAACTGGTCACTATTTTTTACTTTGGTGTTTATGGGATATGGTAAGTACACTTTTTGGTTATGGATGTTCCCTTCTTTTGTAAATAGGATTAGAATACATTATCTTTTTGTTTGGACTCCGCATAAAAATAACAAAAATACAGAATCGTACATTGATACAGCCATACACATAAGACCATTGGGAATTGACAGGATTTACTTTAGACAAGTTCTTGATTACCACCTAATACATCACCTATATCCATTGGTTCCAAGCAACAGACTCAGAAGGGTTTACAAGGATACGGAGCACATCCTAAGAAGAAATGGAACAGAATTCATTTACGGATGGGGTTGGAAAAATAAAACCGGATTAATCACCCGAAAAAAGTAACCAGCCTATATGAGTAGGAATAGATATACAGCCACCACCCCGGTAATTAATGAAAAAACGATGCTGGAAATATCCAAGTATGAAGTAATCAAACTGGGTGGGGGTGTACTTTGTTTTCGGGGTGCTGTAGATATTGACCAAGACATCGTGCTTCCGTGGATTGATAAGAATGCACAGAAAGCCCACGAAGGAAGATGGCGTTGGTTTACTGATGAAGATGGAAATAAGTATGCCTTAAACGAGGATGACAATAAATTTACATCAGAACAAATTGACGAAGTTCCAGTAAGAGTTCTTCAGCCAGTCGTCAACGACACAGAAGAACACATGGAAGTTATGTTTAGGGGTTGGGAAGACTCCATATACAAGTGCCTGATTCGATACACGCAAGAGTATGCAATGGTGCTGGGAACAATTTGGTGGAGACAACGCGGTCATATACTTAGGTATGACAAGGGTGACTTACTCGGAATCCACAACGACAATGACTCCAACTATCGTTCAACTGGAGGAGAAAGATTTATCCCACAAGGGCAGATGCAAATGAGACAGACGGTTGCCGCAATGCTTTACCTCAACGATTGCATGGAGTCACCAGAACTTGTTACTGACAGAACATACTCTGGCGGTCAATTATTTTTTCCGTATTTAGATATTGAGCATCAGGCAAAAACTGGGGACATTTTAATATTCCCAACAAACTTTATTGCAACGCACGGAGTTCGACCCGTAACCGCAGGTGAGCGATACGGTTATCTGGAATTTTTTTCACAGGGTAGCCCTGACCCAGGGCACTACGTTGAAGTGTATGAACCAGACAAGGTTCCTAGTTGGTGTCCGGCGCACTGGCTGGATAATTACTTTGATGATTTTGCTAAATACTCATATTGGAGTGCAAAAAATATGCCAACACCAAAAAACGAAAAAGTGGACAATCTGAATCCAGTTCTTCAAAATCGCTCCCTTGAAGGGAAAAACGGATTAGCCAAACCCTACAAACACGCTCGGCCTGCTAGTTAATCTAGGGTGTAAAAGTTCGTAACAGCATATTTTTCCCCATCAATCACGGGTGCCGCGGCATGCCACTGAAGGGCATCAAAGAAAATAATTGTTCCAGCCTGGGGTTTTATGGACATGATGTCAGGGCTGTATCCGTCTATCTTCTTTGAATAAAAACACAATTCCCCACCCGTATAGTTGTCGTTTATATAAAAAACCGAAGATAAATGAACCACTGGAAGATTGTTTTTTTTCACCCAATCGGTAATTGACCAATCTTGATGGGCTGGAAGGCATTGCCCATTCTTGTACCTAGCAACACCGCCACCTTGCAGACCTATCATTTTACGGTCATATGTATCAAAAATAAGTTGCTTGCACATTATGTTGATTGTTGAAATAATCGCATTAATTTCACCCGACAAATGACTGACCCTGTGAGTACGTAGGACTCCATTTGGTACTGGTGTCATGCCCATTTCGGCCACCTGTTCATCCGTTATTCCACCGCTTGGACTGAACTCATCAAAATTTCCATATGACGCATTTATGTAAAAGTCTGATTTTTTGAGATACTCGGTAATTTTTACAAGGGTCTCACTATTAATAAAATTGGTTCTTATAACTGTGTCAAACATCTAATCTTTTTCCGTAAAAATAGTTACGCGCAATCTGATGGTCAACAACATTGCAGTCAATCCACCAGTCCTCATGTTGTTCTTTCCAAATTAATGTATACCCAAGTCCATCAAGTATTTCCCTTTGGGCATCTCTTGTTGACTCAAGTCTCCAGTACATATTTGCATCGTGCTCAAACACAATTACATTGAATCTGTACTGTGTTAGTGGAATAGATATAAGACCAAGTAGGGTTGAGTGAGGGGTGAGCGGCTTAATGTGCGTGTCGTATCCTGCATCAATATCAACTTGCAAATAGTCAATTTGCTTAGGGAAGTCATTCTCCTTGAAATATGATAAATAGTCAAAATCTAGGGCATCGCCAAAGCATGGGTTTGTTCGATTTGATTCAAATTCTTTTCGTTTTTCCTCAACAATCTCAAAAGAAACCCCACACCATTTATAGTCCTTTTCAAGATGATAGGTATTACTACCAATCTTTGAGTCAAAGGCGCCAAGTTCTACATAGCAACCATTTTCTTTGTAGCCACTCATCTCAATTGCAAACTTTTCTTGACTACTCACCCCAAGATACTTATTCATATCAATTGACAGTGACACTCTTTTGCAGTTGGTGACACTGGGACACGTCAATTCCAACATCTTTTCTAAATCCATCCACCCATTGGCGTTGGTTGTTTGTGCCATCCTCATTGGGTATGGCGACGGAATCACCATGGGTAAACCACCTAATAAACACCCACCTATCTCCGTCCATCACTGGCGAAACTTCATGGCACCCAATGAAGGATGATGGATAAATAAGCATTGAACCATACTTTGGTTTTATTGTCAGACCCCACATTCTGAATGCAACTTCACCACCTTCGTACTGGTCGTTTAAAAATAAAACAGATGTAAGCGTGTTTTTTATTGCGGCGAGTGATACTGGTTCAAGGGAGTCACCCTGATAAGGAAGCGCCACATCGGAATGAGGGCCAATAGAATGTCCTGGAGAATATCTGAGCAAATGACCAGGTGTTCTGTTGGTTACACATGGGATTGCGGCTGGAAAAATTTTACAATATTCAAGTAGGCCAACATACGAACATTTATCAAACTCAGAAAACGGCCATTGGTTTTTGGAATTAACATTATACACGTATGGCTTTGTGGGAATAATATCATTTTCAATTTCGTATCCACCTTTGTTTATTGATACATCCTTTTTTTCTCCTAGATTATTCAAACCCAAAGAGTAACCATGTGGGAGTACCGAGTGACTAATAAAATTCAAAATAGACAAATATGTCCCTGGTTCACCATCCAGGATATCTTCAATGTAAATGATTCCGCCGCCAAGATGTTCAGTATTCACTTTGATTATTTCTCACTATCTGAATTGCTCTCATGTTTTTGGTTGGGTTTTGATTTAGGTATTCAAGAAGGTCTTTTTTGAGTGTGGGCATATAAACATTGGTTGAGTACTGGGCAACATCTGGAAATTCGGCTGGGTCAATGACGGATTCATCATACTTTTCATTAGGCGAACCATAACAATACCAACCCAAATATGAGTATCTTGTTCCACTATTTACTGGTTTCACTTCATGGGCAGCCATATAATTTGATGGAAAAAATAGAATATCTCCACGGTTTGGCGAATACTCAATATCTAGGTAGGTAAAATAGTGGTTTCCACCCATAAAATGTTCGCCAGAATTGTTGAAGTACACAATGCACGAAACATTATTTCTTTGAGCAAGTTGGTTTGCTGGATGTGGTTGTCCATATTCATAGTCGGCACTCGTGTCTGAATGTTCACCAAGAAACGATTTGTTTTTGTCAAGATATGCAACAACATGCCCTTTTACTTTCCACCAAATACTTTTGTATGCAACTGGGTATTGTTCAATATATCTCAGCAAATAAAAATCTTTTACTTTTTCTATAAAATCAAGAGTTTTTATTGCTGTTTCATCTTTGTCAAGGTGTGGAGACGAAAAACGTTTAGGCATTTTCTCTACACCAGATGGACCAAATGCATACAAGCTTCTGTTTAGGTAATGTTTTATTTTGCCATTGTTGTCAAATACTGGTGTGTATGAAGAAGCAAACTCCGACATCACACCATTGGTGCAGAACAAATCACACCATTCCCAGTCAAGCTCAATTGCATTCCGAAACAAAATAACTCCACTACCAAGAATTTCTGCAGTGACATTATTATTCGCATTAATGTGTTCACCAGAAATATTTTGTTCAGTTTGACTAATTGTTGCATCATTCATGTTGCAACAGTATCACAAACAAATCATTCTCATCAATGACTTAATCTTTAATAAATATGGTCTTTCCGTCCTGCACTGAATGGAAGACAAATCCATTCAGGGATAGTAAATATTTATGCATTTTCCAATAGGATTGATTGACAGTTGCAACACTATAAAGTCTTCTGGAATCACTGCTGTTCTTCAATACTAGATACCCTCCATGTTTTAGAGAGTCAGTAAGTTTTTTCAACAATTTTGTATTTTGATGTACTTCCATTGCTTGAATTGATATAAGTGAAAATTTCTCTGATTCATTTGCATTGGGGTCAATATCGTCATAAGATAATGCACTGTATGAATGATTCTTTGTCACATCGTACTCATCTCGAATAAAGTTTTCATATACATACAACGAGTCATTGTTGATAAGACTCCATTTTGTATCTATATTTTTTGATTGCGCTAAAGCAAGAAATTGTATTTCGTGCATTATGGACAAATGACCAGAAATCAAAATGTTACTTCTATCTGCGGCCAGGGTCTCAATGAAGTAAGACCTTGCACTTAATTCACCAACAGTAACAAATCCAATATTTTTTGTGGCGAGCACATCGTAAAGCATCATCTCTGGGTCGTGGGGTGGGCGAGCAATAAGCCGCTTGTCAAGATTTAATGTATTTCTATGGTCAACAACATTTTGACAAATTTCACCCTCTATTTCAACAAGATTCAAACCACTATATTTTGTTGTTGAATTTGTTGAAATTGCTACAGCAACACCAGCAGTAACACTGTTCTTGGAGTTTTCAGCCATTTTTTATACCTCTAGCAATACTTAACGACCAATTTGCCAATCGAATTTCTTGACTTAATCCAAGTCTTGTTTTAAGCAAATATGCTTTCGCGCTATGTAAATTACTTCCATAAACATTTACATCTCTTGCACCAGTAATTTCATCAATTTCATTTATGACAACATCAATGGCTGGAAGAGTGGATGAATCAATGTAGGCCCCAGAAGCCATAGCAATAACAATATATTTGTATGTTGATTGCTCTATGTCCGCATCAACATCGTAGATATTGGCATCTGTTGGCTCCCATGTTTTTATCATTACAAATCACCACCGGTAACATGTAGGCAATCAATAGATACATGATTCTTGCCGTCACCCGCAATTTTCCAAGAACTTGTTTTTTTGTCAAAAGATACAACCTGTTGATTCAATTGTTCTTTTGAGTCTCTTGGCTGAAGGTAGGGGGCTGATTTTTCCACTTCTGGAATAATTGGAATATTGATTTCCATAAAATTACATCTCATTCAATTTTGTTAATGCTGCAATTTGTTTTTTTAGGGAAGCATGGTTGTTGTAATCTGTTGCATTGTCATCCGTCAGGGCAAAAGGAATGTCGTAAGAATCTCCAATTGATGCAATATCAATGCCCAACAATGCACACAATGTATAAATTGAGTATTCAAGAAGGTCTGTGGCTTCTGCTTTTGCTTCAATTAATCTTTCTGCAGATAACAATGTTGTGCGCACCGTCATATTATTCACCTCTCAAATTTGCAATTTGTTCTTCGAGTTTTTCAACTTGCAAACCCAAACTTTTGATATGTTCATGGTTTGGGAGGGGGGTGGAATCGGCACCAACTGCTGGGGTGAATGTTTTTGGTTCAAATGCATCTGTATCCATTTCTTCTGTGAGCAAAAGCAAAAATAGGCGATTTTTCAGTGTCGTAAGAGCGTCGTTATATATCGACAACTTTCGTGAGTCCGATAGGTTGAATTCCATTGCATCTCCCAATAATGTTAAAAATATTGTGTTCCTGTATTATACAGTACCACATAGAGAAATTGGGTAGTTGTGGTGTGCACCATCCCTACACCCATGAGGGAATTGGTGCTGTGATTACTCGTAGTGAAACAACCCATTGGACAGGGCTACTGGCGGGCACTCTTTGTGCCAAAGGTTGATTACAAGCACGCTTCTTTTTCCAGATACCACCGGTGTAGTCCCATGGACAGTGTGCCCAGCATCAAACATTATCAACCTATTGGGACTACAAAAGATTCTTTCGCGCTCCTCAATTGGTGACGGTTCTATTTTCTCAAGACCATCCTGGGTTCCATTTTTGACAATGGTTTTATGTATTTCCAGATAGCCACCTTCCACCCCAGTATTGGTGTTTGGATAATATACCGAACCCCAGTGTGGTCCGTTCAATATTTTTGTATTTGCATATTCAAAAGTATCCTCATCTAGATGGGGTGGCAAATTCTGACCAACTTCAAAAGTCCGAGCCCAGTACTCAAACCCAAGAACATCCTCCTCAGCAAAAGGCATGTTGGGTCGCCAGATAGCCTCAATCAAAATTTTTGCAGTTGTATTGGCGCTACCCTTCCACCAACCATCCCAAAACATGTATGGAGCAAATACCTTTGCACCAGGTTCGTGGTATTGATTTAACCTAGAACCAATGCCCTCTTCGTTCCCCATCGATTGAGGGAACAAATTCCTATCATTCTTAATCAAGGATAGTAATTTTTCATCTTTGATATAATTATCAATAACAAGCATAATTTCCTTAACTCATCATAAAAAACTAATATTTTAAACTAAATTTATGTTGGTTCATTTAGCTTTGGGAGACCGGTAAACGATGGTCCAATTTTATTTCCATCAGCATCAATTCCAGTCCTAATGCCCCTTGTCCATGTCCAGGGGTTATTCTTGTTGTTGGCCATTTTCATATTACCGTATTTTTGTCTACTTTTCATTAGTTCTGGTTTATCCCAAAGGTTTTCAACCACGAACTCAGTGTTTTCGTGAACCAAACTATCAAACATTGAAAAAAACATAAACGGCATTCCGGCCTCAAAGGTCACTGGTTCTCCAACTTTGGTGATTGCCCAGTTCATCTGAAATTCGTCTGGCCACCAACTACTTGGGATTATCGCAGACAACGGTGATGCTCCATCAACTAGATAGTTTGGTGAACCACCAATCCATGTCTCGTATCCATCTTCCGTACCAAAGGCCCATCCAGTCGAAAACGAAACCATTCCGATTATCCCGCCGTAGGCAATTTGACGACCCTCATACTCCGCTCCAGAAATTATTGTTGGCACAGTGTTCCCACCGTCCCACTTCGCAACAACATCCTGCTGGAGGATTAACTCCCACCCATAGACATTTGCATACGTCATCGGAAGACACTGGTATGCATGCTTGTTGTATGTGTTATCCATCCATTCACGCTTAATCCGTGATTGTTTTATCTCTGGTGGATTTTGTGTTGTTCTTGTTAATGTAAATTTAGGCATTGTAACCAGAACTGGGCTTTATGTCGTGATTCCTGTCATTGTAGTCAAACATGGTGACCGCAACATACTTCGTTCCGCTTGTTACTGGTTTTGATGCATGAGCATAGGTGTATGTTGATGGGAACATAATTATGTCACCAGCTTTTGGCGTGTATGTCAAGTCCATGAATGGAAACCATAATTCCCCACCATCATAACCATCATTAAGGTATAGAACGGAAGAAACGGTGCAGGTGTAGGAGAATCCATGGTCGGTGTGAACCTGAAAATGCTGTCCAGTGTTATAGCGAACATAATTGATTGCCTCCATGTATTCCATGGTTATGTTGTAGCGCGACTGATAGTCGGATAAGCATTTTTGCAAACAAGTTTTCGTGTCCCCATAGATACTCCTCAGTCCTTCAAACTGAGGAGGGAGATGCTGCATGTGCATCTCACCAATTTTGCAGTCAACACAGTCTCGGTATTCTGGCATTTTTTGGCTATGCCCAACCAATGCCTCCATCCACATGTATGGGGATGTTTGGCTATTGCCGACTGCTTCCTCAAGTCTTTGGGGAATGCTTAATTCCACGGGTATTGCATTCGTGTATACGATTATGGCCAACTTTGGGTCACCTAAAAAGTAATTTTCCATGCCTGGATGTTATCAGGCGTAATTTTAAAATATGGTTATGTGGTAACATTTTGGGTAATAGTCAAACAATACGGAGAACCAAATGAGCATGATTCAAGAGGGTGTATCGGCGCAAAATGAAGTGATTCTGCCGATATCCATATATGACATATCCGTGTCATCGGCTGATGGAAAGAAAAAAGATATCCTTTCTGGTCGACACGGCAAGGTGACTCTTATATTTAATGTTGCGGCTGGTTGTGGGAATATCCCCCAACATTCAGTCCTTGAGGAACTACGACAAATCTACAAAGATGAAAAAGACTTTGACATTATTGCCATCACGGTTGATGACTTTACCTGCCACGGCTACCCAGAATTTCAAAACGGCTTAAAGGCTTACGCTGAGGCAAACAACCTAGACATGACCGAAGGACAGGTGGCCCAGTATTATGCCGAAACCAATTTTGGAACGACATTTGAATTCACCGAACTGACAAACGGAAGATACGACAAACACAATTACAGCGATGGGTATAGTCCGACAAGGGATAAAATCCAAGAGATGCATCCATTGTGGTCCTACTTGACCGGTGCATATAGCGCAGATATGGGTGACAATGGGCTTCCGTATAGCGTTGAAGAAGTTCCATGGTCAGATGAAAAACCAAACTATCAACCCAACAAAAAGCCTTACGACCCACTAACGGGCAACTTCACCAAGTTTTTAATTGACAGAACTGGAACAAAAGCTACACGCTATGCAAGTGGGTTCCTGCTTGGGGAGAGGGATATCAATAATCACACATTTCCTTGGGTCACAGAAAAATACCAACCCAATGGAAAGCGTGACTGGATGCCGGTAACAGAAGAAGGAAAAGACCTCAATGCACATTTAAAAGTTGAAAGTGATACAGGTGTGTGGCCAGCCAAATGGCAAAGGGACGGAATTGACCACTCACTAGAAATAATCAAGACTGACATAGATAGGTATTTACTTTCATGACGTTGACCGAACAACATGTTTCCACAAAAACTGTGTTGACCAATGAACAAATATTAGATTTCCAAACTAATGGATTTCTAGTTTTAGAAAAATTCATAACACCAGAATTGATTGATGCCCACATGAGCAACCCGAAACGAAACCATTCGGAAAAAGTTGACCATAAAGCAGATGGTTCAGTTCTAAATATACTCTGTGGGGATGAAGTTCAGGAAGTACTCAAACAACTGGATTACGGTGTTGCCCTCCATTCTGCCGTAACGTACGAAACCAGTTCGGAAAAACCGTGGCATCAAGACGTGGTTCTTACATCAAAATTTGGTGGTGCGCAATATGTTGGAGTTTGGGTTGCTTGTGAGGATATTTCCGAAGATAGTGGGCCGTTTCAATTAATCCCAGGTTCTCACAAGTGGGATATTGATTACAAGAATGTCTATGATTTACCAGAAGAAGAATTGGCAGTGGGTTCACAGAAAAGAATAGAACTTGAAGTTGAGAAAAGAAAATTGGACTCAAGAGTGTTTAAGTTTCATGCAAAAAAGGGAGACATTATAGTCTGGCATGGACAATTATTCCATTCTGCAGCGACACCAACAAACAGAAATTCAACAAGAAAATCCTTAACTGGACATTATTGCAATGCATATGCGCACAATCGGCAAAATGAAAGCCCCCCAACAGTGGATTTCATCTTAAAGCAGATGGATTCGTTAACCGAGATGTATGCTCGCAACAATAGTGGTGGTTACTACTTCCTTTAAACATCTTATGGCAAATGTTGGAATAGTTTCCCTTGGCTCAATGGGCACATCATTGGCATACTCGTTATCTATTTCTGGGCATAACCTATTCTGGGCATCAGATGGTCGTTCAGAAAAAACGAAGATGAACAAAACACTGCTTGCAAATAACGATATTTTGGTATCTGATGTAGGTAATATTTCGGAACTTTCCAAAAAGTGCGAATTCATATTCTGTGTTGGACGAGTGAATATCGCCGAAGAAACCGTGATTAGTCTGAAGGATGCTGATTACTCTGGGGTTCTCGTGGATTGCAACACCCTGTGGGACGAAGTTGAGGAGAATAGATACTACGAATTGCTGAATGATTCAAAAATTCAGTATGTAGATTGTGCCCTGAGGGGATATCCAATTAATATCGGTTCTTTGAGCGACGGACTTAAAAGGGTGATGCTATTGAGCGGCCAAAAATCCGACAATGTAGCCGAGTTGTTTTCCGACGGAATATGGAAAACGGTTATCAGTGAGAATAAAGTAAAGAGTTACAATCGATGGATTACCGCAAATGCACCGGATATGGATTTATAAAAACAAATCAATCGTTTTGTATTACCGAGTAAAATGCAGGGGTGGTAAATCTCTCTCCAGACGTAACTATCTTTACTCCATGTAAATAATTTATATCACCTGGGTGGACTACTGCTAGTCCTGGTTCTGGCTTTACGGTTATTCCATGCTGTGGGTAGTACAGTTCACCGCCGTCAAAATCATCGTTATAGTAAAAAAGGGAATTTATATCGTAGTCAGGAAATGGATTTGGCAGTCCGTTATTCATCTGCTTATCTGCGTGCGGCTTTTGTTCAATTCCCGGAAACCATCTGATTATGCACGGAGGCCGATTTGACAGCGACACATTAAATAACTCACTTGCCAAAGAATTCATTTTTGCAATGTATGAATCAATCAATTCGTAAATGCCCAAATCAACTGATTTAAGAATATCCCCTGGACACTGTCGGTCATTCCAGTAGGAGGCATCGTATGTGCAGGTTCCGTCCTCTGAATATATATTGACCGGGGATGGATTTTTCCATTGCTTATTGGTTCTTGCGAATTGCTCTATTCTCTTGGCGTCATCAAGGTCAATAAAGTTTTTGACAATATGTATGTTTTCAGGACCAGTGCCAAAATGTCCAGGCGCAATCTTCCATGGGGATGTCATTGGAGAATGATATCAGATGAAATTCTTGTACTTTTCCACCACGCTTGGGATGATTGTTCCAGTGCCATTTTCATTAAGATAAACATATGGACGCAGTAGTTTTCCATTCTGTTTACTTATTTCCGTCCATTCTTCAATTCCATATGTGGCAACATTTTTGTGCCATTCTTCTGTTCCAGCAAATGGATATTTAATAAAATTCCGTGCCATAATTTTATCTCCCCCAGTAACACATTTTACAGAATGAAAATACGGCTTTCCACCTGGGAATAATGGCGAACCAGACGGGAAAACTAAAATATCTCCAGATTTTGGTTTATATGTAAATACTTTATCCAAAACAAAAAATTGAATTTCTCCACCGTCATAGTCATCTCCTAGGTAGGTAATACAGGTTATAAGAAATTTTTCCCCAGGAGAACCCATTGATTCTATTTGAAAATCAGAATGATACCCCATTGCTAGATTTCCAAAAAGTGCATCATTGGAACGTTCTTGAATTATTTTATATCTGGCGAGGCTTGGAGTCGTAACAAAAGAACCATCCGGCAATGGGACGTTGTTTGATGTTACATAATTTGACATAGCACAGGATGTTGCCAATCCCAGTGATTCGTGTAGGAAAAACTCATCCACAAATTCACCATTGACCGTAATTGTCTCACCTAGCAATTCTACTTTTTCGCTTGAGTATTTACCAAATGAAAGCCAGTCTGTCCACTCTTCATATATATATTTACCTTTATGAATTTGTTCTGAGTTGCGTATTATATTAAGAAGGTGCTCGTGGTTTGGAAGTAGTTTTCGGTAGACACAAATCAAATCGTGAATGTATTCTTTTTCAAAATTTAACCCAAACATAGTTCATTCTCCCTTACTGTTTCGTAGAGTTCGTGGTCAATGCTATTCAATTTTAATATTTCAGAAATTTCGGATTTGCTCAATTCAAAACCAATACGAGGAGAAACATTAGAATGAATATTGGCAACTGGTGAACCTAGAATATTTTCTATTTTTGCAATTATCGCATTTCTGTTTTCTAGAGTAAAAATATCAATATTGTTATCACGTATTGATTCAAAAACTTTTTCAATCGGCGGTGATTTTGGCAAATGTAGTAAACCATATTCATCTGTGTAGGTTTTTGTTGACAAATACGAACTTTGCATATTTTCTTCCCCATCAAATCCAGCAAATTCGTAATCTTTTATTTTTGGGTGTGTTCCATACACAAATTTTAAAAATAGTTTTTTATTGGATAGATTTTCCAAATTATGACGATGGTGATATGCAAACAGACTCATAAGTCTAGAAACTGGTTCTCGAATAATTGAAAAAGAATAGTCAAACTGAAGATATTCAAATGGGTCTAAGGCAAAATGCCCGCAAAGATAGTACTTTGGGTGTTGTTGAAAGAGTAATTTTGGTTTTCCGCTCACACCCCAAAAATCTCTACCACCAGAAACTCGGGGAGCAGATTTATTTTTTTGTATTTCTGTAGTTAGGGATGTACCAGAAGTTTTTGGTATGTGAAGAAAGTACACAGCACTGTATTCTTTTTCCATGCCACAAACATACCATTCTTATTATTTAAAAGATGGCGGAAAGTGTGGTGGGAAAAACGGGGGAAAAAACGGGGGAAAGAATGGAGGAAAGTGTGGAGGGAAGAATGGCGGAAAGAACGGTGGGAAGTGTGGGGGGAAAAACGGCGGGAAAAACGGCGGGAAGTGTGGTGGGAAGAACGGAGGAAAGAACGGAGGAGCAACTGGGGTAACTGAGTTTGATGCTGCCGATGTTGCCGTACCGTATGCCGTAGAAGCCGTGACGGTGAATGTATAAGCCTGGCCGTTAGTAAGACCCGTAATACTGATTGGCGATGCCCCAGTGCCTGTGAGCCCGCCTGGTGACGACGTGGCAGTATATGTTGCAGACCCTGCTGTTCCGGTGGAGTTGGCAGTGTATGCAACGGTTGCCGTGGTGTTTCCTGCACTAGCAGAACCAATGGTTGGTGCTGTTGGTCCAACACCCATTACGAGCGATGGGCTTGCAGATGAAGCAGCAGACTCAACACCGCTTGAAGAAATTGCAACAACAGTGAAGGTTCTTGTTGTTCCTGCCGTCATTCCGGTTACGGTAATTGGGCTAGATGCACCAGTTGCTGTTTGTCCTGAATCGGAAGTTGCTCTATAGGTAAGGGTACCTTTACCTGTATACGCAGGGGCGGTAAAGAATACATCGGCAGAAGTTCCAGATTTAAGCGTGGGTGTACCAATGGTCGGTACACCTGGAATTTTCCCGCCTGAATCCTTTGTTGCCATAAGTTATGCCGAAATGTCTCCCACCAATACCCATGTATCGGTTGCTCTCTTCACGAGAGTAGCATATGACCACTGTGTTCTCATCTTGAGCCCTGGGGCAGCGTTGATTGTCACCCCCGCACCAGCGGTGACCGTTGTTTGGCCAGCACCGGTTTGAAGGATGTTTATCTGCGAGCCAATCGCATAGGCAACAGACGCGTTTGGGGGCACTGTGAGCGTATTTGCCGTAGCGACACCCATTTCCACAATCTTGTTTTTGTCAGCCAATACAAGCGTATAGGAGGCTGTCTGGGCACTTGTTGAAACGTCGGCCAACTTACCAAGGTCAATTGCGGCAGTTGTTGAAATATCGGCATTAGCGATAGTTCCGTCAAGAATCATCGTACTTGTTACTGTGCCTGATGGGAGAGTTACCGTACCAGTGAATGTTGGTGATGCCAATTTGGCATAACCCTGACCCACGACATATGCGGTGGTTGCAATTTGCGTAGTGTTTGTATCAACAGCGGCAGTAGTTGATAGTGGTGTTCCTGTAAAAGTCGGTGAAGCAAGAGGTGCTTTCAGGCCGATACTTGTTGTCAGTGTTGTGGAAAGGTTTGCATCGTTTCCAAGTGCAGTAGCAATTTCCCCAAGAGTATCCAGCGTTGCGCCAGCAGTTCCGACGAGTGCTGCGACTTCTGCACGAACAAATGCCGTAGTAGCAACTTGCGTTGTATTCGTTGATGTTGCTGCTGTTGGTGCAGTTGGGGTTCCAGTCAGTGCTGGTGAAGCAAGTGGAGCAAAACCAGAAATTGAAGCACCAGAAGGAATTGTTACTGTGCCCGTAAAAGTTGGGCTTGCAAGATTCGCTTTCAGGTTATCCGCCGTAGTAACAAAAGCGGTAGTAGCCACGGCGGTTGTGCTATTAGCAGCAGTTTGGGTGGTAGCAATGGTTCCTGTTGGAAGTGTTGGGGTTCCCGTGAAGGTGGGTGAAGCAAGTAATGCATAACCAGCAGCGTTCACCCATGCTGTACCGTTCCACTTAAGTAAATCACCACTGGTTGGAGTTGGTGCGGTTACATCGGAAAGGTCATCAAGTTGGTCAACCGTTGCGACACCCGCCGATACTGCTGCATCAACATATGCCGTAGTAGCAACTTGTGTTGTATTAGTAAGAGCAGAAGCGGTTGGTGCAGTTGGGGTTCCAGTCAGTGCTGGAGAAGCCAACGGCGCAAAACCCGAAATGGAAGCGCCAGAAGGAATTGTTACAGTTCCTGTGAATGTCGGTGAAGCAAGGTTTGCTTTGAGGTCAAGCGCGGTCTGTGTTGCCGTAGAAATTGGCTTGTTTGCATCGGAAACATTATCAACAAGGTTCAAACCGACCATTGATGCCGTAATACCACTGACGGTTCCAGTGAAGGTCGGGCTGGCGATTGGTGCGGCATCGGTTATTCCAAAACCGCTTAGTGTTGTTGGATTTGTTCCACCAGTTACGCGGCCATAAGTATCTACTGTTACGGACTTGTATGTGCCAGTACTGGATACACCGCTTGCTAGGTCAATCGAATCTGCATTAACGACAATTCTGCCAGATGATGCAGTTGCAACATTGACAGTATTACCACTAAACGAAAGTCCGTCGCCAGCAACAAATGTTGATGTACCAGTAAATTGGGTAAATGTGATTGCGTCCGTATTTACGATGTGTGCATCGCCTGTTCCTGTTCCAGACGATGAAACAACAAATCCTTGTCCAGCATTTGTTGCGCCGTTTACAACATAAACAGCCTCGCCTGAAGAAATTACGCCTACGCCGGCGCTTGAATCAAAGTCCGAGACTCTAGTGAGAACAAATGGAACGCTTACTGAGCCTTGGTTGGTTACTACATAGATTCCATTTTGAACACCAGATGCTTGGTTCTTTACAAGTACGCGCTGATTGGTAGTGGTGTTAATGCCATCAATCTGCAATCTTGCATTTGATGTTCCAGTCAATGTTGCACCAACACCAGCCGTTCCATTGCTGTATGTTGGCGTATACGGAAGAGCTGCAGTTGTGGCTTGATTAACCGAATCATGCCAGTTGAGACCAGAAGATGTTGCTTCAACATAGGCTCTTGTTGCTATAACCGAAGTGTTGACAGCAACCGTAGGTGATGCTTCTTCTCCAGAGTTGTTGGAAAGGGTAATTCCAGTTCCAGCCGTAAGTGATGCAACATAACTACCAACAGTGTCTGTCGCAAGGTTTACGGCATCATTAATCCAAGCCGTGCCGTTCCAACGAAGGAAGTCTCCGTTGGCAGCACTAGTGATGGTGACATCTTTGAGGTCGTTGAGGTTTCCTTCACTCAATTCTGCCGTGATTGAGTAAGGCAGGGCAGTCCATGCATTGGTGTTGTTGCCAATCTTGAATTTGCCAGTGTCTGTTTCATAACCTAATTCACCAGTGGTGAGGGTTGGGTTGTTTGATGTCCAGTTGGCTGCTGTATCTCTTCTAAACCTAATTCGTGTTGACATATTAAGCAGCGCCCCCATCTAGAACGTCACCGGCTCCATCGTAAATAGCGGTAGCACTTCCACCATCAAGCGATGTTGGCACGGTTGTTACGGGGTTCCACGTTGAGTTTGACCTAAAGTAAAGTGCATCATTGGTTGTGTCAACGGCTAGAGCGCCGTTAGCAATTGATGTACTCGGTGCACCTGCGGTCGTAAGTGTTACTACGCCGGCAGCAGCCTGGAATACGTCATCTGTTTTGAGTGTATCAGCAGCGCTTCTATAAAGCGTTGTGTCTCCAACAGCAGCACCACTACCAAAAGTAAGTTTTCCACCAGCATCAACTTTTAGACGGGGTTCATCTTCAGCGGTTACGCCGACCTCAACAGCAGAGGATGCCGCAGTAGCGAACTTGCGTGCTTTTATTTTGTCTAAAAATGCTGGCATTGGCCTCGACCTTACCGATTATGAACCCCTCAGGGTTGTTTGGATTATCCTATGATTACGACTCTGTACTGACTTGCTGATGGTGCAACACTGAATGACAGTGTCAAAGTATCCGCGGTTGTCAATTCTACATCAGTGAACACCTGAGCGTATGGTGATGCTACTTCAAACAGTTGAACCTGCAAGTCACGGGTGTTGAGGTTGTGGGTAACAACAATTGATGTTGCCGAACCGTTACCGACGCTTGCAGATACCTTGGTTGTTGCACCGAGGTTGCTTCGGGCACCAGCGGCGGTTGTAGCACCAGTACCACCATTGGCTAGTGGAACCGAAGTGACGAAGGAAAGGTCACCAGCGCCGTTTGTGGAAAGAACCGCACCAGCGGCACCGTCGGCACCAACTGCAGAGATGATTGACGCTTCTGTCGTTCCAACAATCGTTGTGAAGTCAAGGACGCCAGAACCATTTGTTGTAATTGCTTGACCAGCGGTTCCGTCACCACCAGCGGCAGCAATTACTGCAGCAGCGGTTACTTGGGCGGCGGCAGTGTTGGTCGTGACGATGGCGTAATAGTTCGTACCATCATTAGTGGTTTCCCACTTATCGGTGGCTTCGTTCCAACGCAACACAACATTTGTTGATGTTCCACGCTCAATCTCGATACCAGCATTTGCTGACGGAGTGCCAGCCTCACCCGAGTTAAGGGTGATGATGTTATCTTCAAGCAGAATTTCGTTTGTATTAACCGTTGTGGTGGTTCCACTAACTGTCAAGTTTCCAGAAACCACCAAGTCATTGAAGGTTACGTTGCTTCCGGTTCCAACAGCCTGACCAATTGCAATGGTTGGGGTTGCACCCTCACCAGAGTTGTTGGTGATTGTTACACCAGTACCAGCAACAAGCGACTCTACGTAACTTCCACTTGTGTCCGTTCCGAGTGCTACCGAGTTGGCGGCAATGGTTGTGACGATGTTGATTGCGGCAGAACCATCAAAGTTTGCAGTACCAGTTACATCACCCGAAACCTGAATTGCTCGTGGTGTGGCAAGAGTTGTTGCAGTTGACGCATTGCCGGACAAAGCGGCGGTGATTGTTCCAGCAGCAAAGTTGCCAGAAGCATCACGGGCAACGATTGTGCTGTTGCCAGCAGTCGCTGTTGCCGTGGTTGCTGAGTTGGAAACTTTACCAGCAGTTGAAATTGTGGCAAGTTTGCTATCAACGATTCCTGCAGAGGAACTAATGTCAGCGTTGACAATGGTGCCATCAAGAATCATCGCCGATGTGACGGTGCCAGAAGGCAGGGTTACGGTACCAGTGAAGGTTGGCGAAGCAAGAGGTGCTTTGGCATCCAATTGCGTCTGAATTGCAGAAGTTACACCGTCTACATAGTTGAGTTCTGTGGCACTTACATTGGTGCCCGAAAGAATGTTTATTTCGGCTGCGGTTGCAGTAACGCCACTGAGTGCGGAAGACTCCCACATCGTGCCATTCCATACCTTAAGGGCGTTTTCTACGGTATCAAAGTAAACCTGACCAGCAACTGGGCTAGATGGAGCAGTGGCAAGGTTCTGAATTACCGCATTCTGTAATTCATTCTTGTTAAGATTTAAGTTATTTAAATGCTTGGCCATGTTTTTTTGTTCTTTCTTTTATGAAATGTATGCTTTTCCGCTAAAGGCACTTGAGAAGTTTATCACTAGTTCGTTATCTGATGAATGAACAATGTCGCCTATGACGACATTTTCTCCGCTGTCAATAACCGAGACACCACCTGGGCGATAACCGAGGTTATGTGTAACCGTCCATGCCGCTGAAGCACTTGCCTGCGTAAAGGTGAAAGTGGTTGCTTTGTTGACCCATGCCGAACCGTTGTATACCAATCCCTGACCAGAACTGGCACTAGTGATTGTTACGTCGCCAAGGTCATTAAGTGTGGATGAGGCTGCGGTCGTGAAGTAATAAAGAGCGCTCCATACAGATGTTCCGTCGCCAATTTTAAATTTCCCAGTGTCGGTTTCAAATCCAGCCTCACCAGCGAAAAGAATTGGGTTGGCAGCAGTCCATTGAGCCGCAGTTGAGCGCCTGAGTTTAATTCTGTATGACATCGCACCGTCTTTGCTAGTTGTATCCGAATACCAACTTCGTTCTATTATGACATATGAGAAGGTTTGTTGTGGTAGGATTTTTACCATGGCAACAAAAAAGAAGGTAACAGTAAAAAAAGCTGTAAATCCCAAGAAAAAGGCATCTGCCAAAGTCGTTACCCCTGTTTTGCTTGACCACCCAGATGACGATTTCTCAACAAATAGTGCAAAGTTTGCATTTAGTCACTCTGTTCACGAAGATGGTGAGCCAGAACGAATATTGCCTATTGTTGAGCAATTGCAAGAAGAACCGATTGCAGAAGAAGTCATTGAGATATCCGTAGAGGAAGATGCCCCAACTGGTGGTGTTCACCATGTTGTTGCTACCCCCAATATTGAGCCAGCACGAGGTTCAGAATCTACCGAATTTTATGTTGATTATGGAATTTCCTTAGAATTAGCAAAATCAATTGCCGAAAAATTTGGAATCCACTACAAGCAAGTTGACATTGTACTTAGTGGGTCGGGCGAAGAAATTGAAATAAGTTTTGGCAGAATTTACCTGAGTGGAGAAGATGTCGCAAGGTTGTCAATAGGTTCGCAATAAAGCGCTTCTATTAGGAGACGTAAACCTTCCCAGAAAAAGCAGTTGAAAAACTCACGGTAAATTGATTGATACTTGTGTGTGTTATATCACCAACCACTATGGACTCGCCACTGTCAATAACCGATATACCACCAGCAAAATAGCCAAGATTATGGTTTACTGTCCACACCGATGCTGCTGCTGATTGATAATGAACATACGAACTACCAGCCGCCCCAGTTGCACCCTTGTCACCAGCTAGGTGAATGTTCCAGCTAGCAAAGAAACTGCTCCCACCAAAGCTGTCGCAGGTCATAGTCATGGTGGTTCCAGAGATTGTGACTATTCCCTCCATGTAGTTGGCTGGGTTAACGGCAGATGCTCTTACTCTGGCGCCAGTAGCAAATGCACTGGATGCCGTACTCAGTGTAAAAACCTTTGTTCCAGCACCAATGCTAAGACTTGTTGTGGATGTGACGCCACTATACCCAGCACCATCGGCGCCAGTTTTTGCAGTTCTAACCTGAAGTAAATTCGGCGAGTCCTGATTAATAAAAACTTGGTTGGCAGTGTCGGTAAGAACGGAAACTATTTCAGGCATGGTTCAATCCTTTCGGTTAAATAGTTCTTTGTCATCGAGTCACCTCTAGCGATAATGTAACGGTCCCTTGAAGAAGCCTGCTCACAGCACCCGTTGAGGTTTTTATAATCTCAAGGTCGTAAACCCCGCTACTAGTGAGCGATGAGGTCAGCGTGTCTGTTATGTTGATGCTTATTGCATTGTTTGCACCATCCATAACGGTTATTCCGTTACCACTGACGGTTGGGCTTGTGAGCGAAAGCATCGCCGTTGGAGAGTCAATTGTTCTTCGTATCTGCATTCGTGCCGTATACCCAGTCAGATTGAATGGGTCAAATTGGGTTGGGTCAAGAACATCTGGCTCCATCACATCAATAAGTCGATAGAAGGTTGTCCCCTGCTCTATCAATATGTTGTAAATTCCAGCAATCATGGACAGACTCTCCTAGGTAGATGCCTATTAGAGTTTAGGCTATTGGCTTCAAGTAAAACGGAACCTCTTTAAAGAACTGAACCAGAATCCTTGTTTGGTCCAACCTTCTTGAGACCCATTGCCATAGCAATTGAACCAGCAACAGCAACAACACCAATTTTTAGATTTGCCGTATTTGTCAAACCATCAAAATTAGAACCGCCAACCACCCATGCCGCAAGATACGCCTGCACGAATGTTTTAACTGCACGCTCTGCTGTGTCCTTAATGAATTTTGTGCTCATTTTTTCTCCTATATTTGGGATGTCCCAATAATATCATTTATCCCAATACAGATTGGTCAAATACTCCAAAGTCAACATCACCCAAAATAAATGTAATTGCATCAATGGTTGCATGGGTGATGATAAAACCCTGTGGTCGCATTGGTTCAATGGCTGCTAAAACATTAGGGCTTGAATAGCCAGCATCTAGAGCACCCGGTGTTTCGGATGTTACCGTACGCACATGAATATGGAATGTTTCAGAATTCCAAAACGGAGTGCTTATTATTTTCTGAGCACCAACCAGCACTTGTTTTCCAGCACTACGTATAGATTTCAAACTACCCCTAGCGTATCCGTATGCCCTGCTCTCTAACTGCCATTTTTTGAATTCATTGGCAGTCAATGTTGATACAGCAAAAGACCGCACTGGGCGCACATAGTTTGTGCTTGTCAACTTGGTCGGAGTAGTTGTGGTGCCAGTAGAAAGATGTTGGGCTTTAGCCGTAGAAGCAGCCGTCTCAGTTGAACTCCAGTAAACACCAGAAGTAAAACCAGTACCTAGGGCAACACGATTTGTGTAAAGTTCGGCCAGTTCGTCTTGGGATGGCAAAAACCAATCAGACAGACCGCCAGATAGCGATGCAGTTCTACAGTACTTAGCGGCAGATGTAGATGTGCTTGAGTTTCCTTGGGCAATAATTTCTAAAGTGTTCTTGTACCCAGTTCCAATTGCTGTGCCGTCAGCACCAGTGACTGCGGTGCTTTGAAGTGATGTTTGCGCCCATCTCCTTTGAACCTCAGCGCCGATGGGAGCCACCTCAAAGTATCTACCCGTAGAGTTTCCGACCGTATTTGGAGTAATAAATATTTTTCCACCAGCGGGTCCGGTGTCGCCAATTTTGTAAGTTACTACATTGGAATCGCTTGATAACGAAGCAATAAAATCTGCCCCATTTGGAATATAAATTTCATTTCTTAACCTAGTTCCAATGAACATGGATGCCCATTGACGATAAGAATCTGGCATTAATGCAGGGGTTGTCATTGTGCTTTTTGAAAATTCGTATTCATCACCTACATTTGATGTACGACTTGATGCTGGTAGTTCTGATTCCTCATAGGGAAAAATTTTTAGATATTCTTTTATTACTTCATCTAAATTTGATGTAACAGAATGCCATAATTTAAAAAATGGATATGTTGGATTTGTTTCTTGGGAATCGTAGTCGCGAAAAAAATCAGGAAAGAGTGCCTTTCCTTCCGTGTAGAGAGAATTGTAAAGAAACGGCTTGTCCAGCGTCAATGTTGGAAATGTAAGATATATTGGCTTACTGTTGTGATTGTCAATATGCATCCGAATGCTCATTGGATGAGATGTAGAATTTTTATCTGCATATTCATTTATATTTGAATAGCATGCAGTCCATGTGTTTTGACGCAGTTCGTGAGAGTTTCCAGACACCGAGGTGTATGCAGAATCGCTGTCATATAAAAAGGATGTGACGGTTACTGTGCTTGAACATTTAAGCACGCAGTGAAATATCCATTCGGCATCATTGATGAGAACCCCAACATCTTGGTTGGTGAGTTCCACGACAATTTGACTTGAGTTTCCAGGTGTTATTTTTAATGAATACCTATTAAGTTTATAAAAAACATCTGAAACATAGCTTATTGTTGCATAGGGTGTAATCATATTCCACGAAGAAGAATATGTACTTAACGGAATAACATTTCCCGAAATATCCGATGAGTACAGTCCGTTTTGGTCAGACAGTACATTGGAAGAAATCATTTTTAAAATCCATAATTCGGTATTAGTGTTATTGTTACAAGCGTAGAATCATAATTTGGTAAATCGCCTTTATATAAAATTTCTCTTCCAGCAGCATTGGATGCACTTCGCTCCAATGCCGACAGGGTGAGCGAGTCAACATAATCAACACCAGCAGTATTTTGAACTAAAGTTTTTAATTTGTCTGTTCTCAGGAGCGACTCAAGTTTTGGAAATTTTTGCGGGCTTAGATAAGACTTTAAGTTTGTCCTAATATACGACTCAACCGAATCAACAATATACGATGTTCCAACATAAACGGTCATTGATATTGTCGGTCGTATCAAGGTAATACTTTTTATAAAAATTGATAATCCAGCATGCGATTTTGCAACCACATCCCGAAGAATTGCCTGTTGTTCCAAAACGGTAAGAGCGCGATTAAACCCATAAACAAAAATTGCAATATACCCAGCAACATCTGCACCACCGCGCTCAAGAGTGCCTTCGGCATTTGTTAAATCATAAACAATACACCTTGATACAGATGCATATGTGGATATAATGTATTTCTCAATTTGTTCGGCGGTAACAAAGTTTTCACTGAGCGACTGGAGATAGGTTGCCCCGCGAGAAAGATATTCAGAATCGCTTTCTGCATCTGTTCCTTGCACAAAATTACTACTAGCAATAACCGTTCCGATAAGAGATGAAAATTGTATGTAATTAAATACATCACCAGAATTAACTTCTGGAACAATTCCCTCTGTTCTGGCAGAAACAAATATTGTTAGCGATGGTGGGTAAGCAGTGTCTGATGCGGGGATTTCATAGGAAATTGATGTTTCGTAATAGGTTGTGACGACTTCATCAAAAATCAAGGATTCGTGAGCGAATACTGTTCCAGCCGGTATGGATGCACCGTCCACGGTGAGCAGTGTTACCACAAGACTAACCGTTGCCCTCTGACCAACATTTCTTCCCACGCCCATAAATGAAAGCATGCCCTCCATCAGTCTGTTGGGCAATGTATTGATGTGTGTTGTAGCAATTGACGTCATGTATGCCATCGCTTGGAACATTGCATCCTCTACCGTTCCAGTTCTAAGATTAAAATCAGGAATTGTCATCTGGGCAACTTCAATTGCATTTGAGTAAATATCCCCAGGCTGTTTATCATAAATTCTGAGGTTTATATATTGTGAAAAATCTGCTGCCATTAGTTAATCCTAAACTCAATATTAAGGGACATAGAACTTGTTTGAGAGTTTAATGAAAGGTTAACTGCCCCAATGGTAACTTCCGGAACGAACCTAGATGCATGAACCATGAACACCCCAGAATCAATCAATCTATAGGAAGGGTCAAACACACCATACTTGGGGGTCAGTCGGAACTGACCTGGTTCGGTAAGGGCGGCAAAACTCAGCAGTTGTTTAAAGTAATCCGATGTCCCTTCGGTTAATTTTGACAAGCCAGTTGATGTGAATTTAATTGGAAATTTAATTGTGTCCATGTCTCACCTAGTGCGTGTGGTCTCTTGATTCGAGGAATACAACACGTGCCGTCAGGGCCGCCAATGCGGCCTGTGTTGCAAATACATCTGTTGTTGTATTAATTCTACCAATTATAACAGCATTAAAAACATCGTTGTCTAAAAATGCAACAACCACGGAATCACCAATGGTTGGTCGGTTTGCGGCTGTTACGCCCAAAAAATCAAGATTTGGAACAATTGTGGAAAACGAAGGAATATTGACATTTGCCCTTCCAGTGGAACTGACCGAAACAACCTTTCCTAGGTGCAAACCGCCACCCTCTCTTGGTGCTTGCGCGCCACCGGTGGGATTAACGTATCTTCGCTGCGTCACAATCTGTCCTTACCTTTCTCTGTTCCTGGGATGCTCCATGGGGCACCAGACTCTGGTTTTTCCTGTCCATAAGCAAAATATGGAAGAAGCACATCTGGCCCAACTTCGTCATCCGTGGCTGGATATCTTGTTCCAACTGGTAGCGGTTTGATGCGGTCTCTCCAATCTTTTGGATTTCTTTCTGGAGTAACAAAAGTTATCGAAACTGGGTCTGGGGATAGTTCCTTAAAATCAACTTGAGTAATAAGGTAATAACCAGTAAATGTTGGAATCCCACCAATAAAAACGGTCATACCCGGACGAAGAACCTGACCGCTTGTACGACTAATATTTGCAGTACCATCAGCTTCCATTGGGTCGTTGTCGCCTTTATGCATATCTGGTATGTGCATCAAGGGAAAATCTTCCCCCATTCTGCCTGGTATCAATGGAATGAAACGTCTTTCAACTTTTCGTGTTTTTTTAGCCTTGGTTACTGGGTCTATTGTGTGTTTATCCAATATCATTCCATGAGAACCCCACCTATGCATCAACCATTTCATTGATGCAAAATATAAAGTACCATCAACCTCAAAACACTCAAAATGCGCAGAGGAGGCAAGGTTTGTTATGACACTCCAAAGTGAGTCTGCTTGTTGCGCTCCACTTGCCTGAGTTACGTGTTGAACCTTGTTGGTTTTTTCTCCAACAAACTTTAAACCATATTTTGTTGCTGCTTGATGAACAAACTCAAAACCAGAAGCCTGTGGAAAACTTCCTGGTTTCTTATCTCGTTTCATTTGCTGAATGGCTTTTGTTCTGCATTTAATCGTCCAAATTGGATTTATTCCCTGGCTTTGAGAAACCGATATATCTGCCACCTCCATGAGCAGTGTAACAAAAACAAATTTAGCAGTTCCACCACCGAGGTCCTGTGCATCATCTAGTGATTTTGTTGTATAGGTAACATCTCTTCCAATATTGAAATAGTTATTGGCACCAAAAAGAAAATCAGTATCAAATATTTCAAGACTAATTTCTGTGCATAATTTAGTTGAGTAACTTACCGAACATGAAAGTATTGACTTATTCATTGTTTCATTTATTTTTGCATCAAGGTCACCAAATGTAACCCTAAATGGGTCGGCTTCAGCAAGCATTATTTTCCCTCAATAACCAAAGTTGACAAAAGTAAATTTGATGTGTTATTGGTACAAGGAACTTTTGCACAAATACGTGGTGGCGGGCACGATTTCTTGGTACACGGGGTTATTGGACGCATATAAACAATGTTTGCATTCTCTATGGGAATTTCCTGAAGTGTTATTGAGCAGGTTGCTCGAGATATCTTTGACCCAAGATTTTTGGACTCATCAGTTCTTTGTATTGATGTTATAGAAAAATCGTTGATGACAAACTCAACCCCACGTCCTTTCGTGAACAAAGGGTATCGCAGTTCTTTTGACATTATTTCGTCCATGTTCAAAAACGAAACAGGGTATGGGGCTAATGCCATTTTGCGAAGCACATTTAACTGTTCGTCAACGGGATAATCCATACCAAACCCCTCACTCCCTCGTGAAATAGTTGTATCAACAACATCAAAATTAAATGAGATTTTTAACAATTGGTAAGATTGCCAATCAACTATAGGAAAATTTCCGGCTCGCGCTACCTCTGTCCATGTTGAACCAAGACCAGAGTATTGAACTTCTCTTGGTGTAAACGGAAACTCGTAAATTAGCGGGTCAATTTCAACCTGTTTTGATACCGACTGTCTTCCGTCGGCAGAATAAACTGTGTCCGTATATCTGTACTGCTGGACCAATTGGGGCCTTGTTGACCGACCAGCGGGTGGGGGCATATACCCAATAAGTCCGCGGGTAATTGTAATTTTTTGAGTTGCTTTTTGATTTGACTTACTGTCAGCTGGTAATTGGGTATTTCCATTTCCATTTGTTCCGCTATTCGTACCGCTTGCTACGGGTTTGGCCATAGTTGTGATGAGTGCATTCTTCATAATCTCATCAACCCTTTTTTTTGCTTCTGGAAGAGGGGTTCCTTTTGCGACTAGGTCTGCAACACGCGCTTTGTTTATTGATAGTATTAATTGCTGTTTTGTTAAATCCCAATTTTGACCTAGGTCTTTTGTAAGGGTTACCAGTACATTTTTTGCAAATGCTCCAGTTTGTCTTTCGTCCCATAATAGTGCTGTTGCATTAGCGATGGTTAGTCGAACACCGGGACCTAAACCAAACGGGTCATATGTTAAGGGGTCTTGTGTAACATCTGGCTCGGGTGGATTTGAACCACCAATGGTCGTGGTCTGTTGTTGAGACCCAGTAGAACTTGCAAACGGTTGCCAGGAAGAATCGGGTATTCCATTTAGTCCAATCGGGTTGAATTGAATGTCTTGTGCAATATTTACGCTGTCATACAGGTAAATTTTTCCACTAACTGATGCAACGCGAGCTTTTGCATAAACATCAACAATGTCATTAATATAAGTTGCCCATGCTGTTGCTTTTGCTGAATCTTCAAAAATACCCAAATGCTGCCCTTTTCCAAAAATGACACCAGTGGTGGGTCCATTGAACCTAGTCATTGCTTGGTCAAAAGTTTGGTCGGTAAAATTTGATTTGGTTATTACGGAACCAGGATGACTAGATGGTTCGGAAACACTTGATGTTGTAAAAACACCAGGAAGAACAATATATTTTCCTTGCAAATATGCAAAATGACCAGCATTGCCACTAGTCATCAATCCTGCACGGGCATCAATCTTATAAGTTGTGCCGTTATCTTTATAGAAACCATTAGCCAATTTAGCAATGGCATAATAATTATTACTGTTAGTGTCGCTAACTGTGACAGGAGAATAATTAATAGGTCCTTCGGGGGGAGATGGAAATGATGATGCCGCCATCCAATTTTGGATGCGTTCGTTATCAGTTTTTTCAACCGATATGGGCGTATCTTTTCCAGCAAATCTAATATAAAATCCTGACCAATACTGTGATGAATTATCTGCAACCAAATTGCCTCGGGTTACTGCCTTCTTGTTTGGTCCCATTATTGGAAGATTGGAAGAATACAGCGTATATGGAATTGATTTGTTTTTGTCGTAAACCAACAATGGGTCTACGGCATAAGTGGAAACTTCCTTACCACCCACAATAGCAACGGCTGGTTCAAGACTTTTTGCACTACCAGAGACAACTACTGGGGAGCTGGAGTCATCTTTCCAGTAATATCCATATTGTTCATCAGAGGATATTAGGTAACCATTTCCCGTTGACCCTAGTTCGGTATCACCAACAGCAACTTTATCCGACAACCATAGGAACGAGGTGGGTGACCCAGATGTATTCACACTTTTTGTAATCCACAAAATTCCTTTTTCTAATGAACTGCTATTTGCAAAAGTGGTAGACAGGGATGTTCCACGTCCAGAATTGGCATGCACAATAAGTGAATCGTTTTTTTTCTCTTTGTATGCATAGTAATTAATTGGGTCAAGTTCCCTATACACATCAACCCAAAACGAACTTTGCGAAAGTACATTTGAAGTGCCAGCCGCAACAACTGTTTGTATAATTTTCTTTTTAAATCCAATTGCCTGAAGGGTGAGTGGCAAGCGACTTGCATCAAGCCCCCATTTTTCGGTATATGGAGACGTGTATGTTCCGTGAATTCTGGTATTTCCACCATTAATTGAAAGAATGGGTTGGCCTGATAGTGATGGTATTGCAAGTTGAAAAACACTTCCCTTCATTGGCATGTTGTAACCAGTTGATGGGATTGGGGAAGTCATGACTACGACCTCTGTCTTTCGTTATTGTTCATATCTTTTATCTTCCTCACAACCATGCTGGCAATTTCTTGAACATTTGCATTTGCTCCACTGACATTTACTGTGTAGCTATTTGATATTGATGTTCCACCACCGCCACTGGTTCGTGCTGCCCCAAATGAAATTGGGGACATTGTGTCACCAATAGCACCACTACCGGGTCCAGGAACAACATGGAGATGCCTGTCGCCACCTCTGCCGTGAAACTCGGCAAACCCACCACCGTCACGAACAAGACCCGCATATGCCCCCAGTTGCTGTCCTGTAAGGTCATAGGCGCGACCCATTACATGGTCAGAACTCGGTGAACCAAGACCAGTTGTTCTAAATGCCGATGTCATGGTTCGTGAACCACCAAGTTGTGAGTTAATACTTGCATGCCTAGCCATCGTTGTTTCAAGACGAGACGATGTTGTGTCGCCGATTCCCTTGCCACGAGGGCTTGATGTATCTCCGTGTAGTTTGTCAATAAGTTTTTGAAATGCTTCTGTAGTAAACCATTCTGGACCCTGTTTATCGCTTGCAAAAAATGCACTGAAGTCTGCGGTAAAATCTTTGAGTGCCGTTGCCATGTCGCCAGTAGAACCTTTTATATCCTCAAGGTTTGTTATCATTTGTTCGTCAGTGGCCACTCGTTGTAACCCGACATCAGCGGGCTGAAGTCCATAGGAACTCAATGCCTTGGTTACCGCATCCTGATTAGACATATCCACACCCTGAAACATTGTTCCTTGCTCAATTGCTGAATTTAGGGCTTTTGCATTTGCCTGTTGGGATGCATCACCATTGCTCATTTGTATGAGTTTTGAACTCATTAAATCAGCATTTACGCTATAACGATTACCCGCTTTTCCGTTACCTGCCAAAAGGGTATTATTAAGGTTACTTGCGGTTATTGCAGTTGCCCCTTTTGTTGCATCATCTAGGTACTTGGTAAGTACTTGACCTGCACTTGTTGGAGCAGCATCTGTTCCATAAATTTTTTCCTGCTGACCGTATAGGTAACCCTTCACACCAGTCTTTGCGTCTATTTGTGAAAATGCCGACCCACCCTTGCCAAACATTGATTTTGCACTTAGTATTCCATTAAAGCCTCCACCAGCAAGGGTTGCAATATCCGGAATGGCACTTTTGAAAAATTCAAGTATGTCTTTGTCCTTAATACCTGCTGTTGCATTAAGTTTTGAATTAAAAACCGCTCCTTTTTCATCAAGTATTTGCGGTGCTTCAATATTGTTAATAGCTTTATCAAAGACATCCAAATTATTAACAAGGTTGTCAATTTGCATTCCCTGCATTTGTGCAGTTGTTTTTACTGCAGCAATACCGAGCCCATCAATAACATCGGTAAAACTTTTCATTGGGTCCATGAGGTTGAAGTCCATGCTTCTGGCAAGATTTTCAACCCCCATTTCTGACAACCCAGTAATTTTTGTTAATTCCTTAAGCCTCTTTTTATATTGGTCGTCCATCGCACGATTTGCTCGATTTTCAGGACTGTTCATATCCCCCAATTTTCCAAGGAATACATCTTTTTGTTTTAATGCATTCTTGTAGTCATCCTCGGTCATTCCTTGTGTGCCATTGCCTTGTTTGTTCTTGTACAAATCTGTAATAAATTTTGTTTTTTCATCCGTTGTTGCAAATTGTAAAGAGTTTGCCCTATTGGCAAGTTCTTGCTGAGATGCTTGAGTGTTGCTCAAAACATCCTTGATTGAGGATTGACCAATCCCATTTTGATTTGCAATTTTTACTCCAGCGATTTTCATCTGTTTTGAATAAACATCTTTGGTGATGTCGGATACGGCTTTTCTTGCACCGGTTTTCTCATTATTAATTCTGTTGAAATACCCCTTAACCCCACCAGCAATTGCTCCAACGACTGTTCCGATGGCCGTTCCAATACCAGGGGCAATCATTGTTCCGATTGCCGCACCAGCAGCAGCACCCAAAACGGCACCACCTTTACCGGTTTTTGAATTCAATGCAGCGCCGCCAAATCCAATACCAAGTCCGAGCAGTGGGTTTGTTGATGCAAGCCCTGCACCCAAAGCCATTGAACCCTGTGCCGATTCGTCCATTTTTGAACTAAGCAAACCCATTCCGAGTGAGGTTCCGATTCCAGCGGTTGCACTGTTGTTGAAACCCCTTTTGGTTTTTGAGCCAAATATATTTTGACCCATTCTGCTTTGCCGTGAATTTCTAAAACCGGCTTTCATGTTGGTAATTCCTCTACCAAGTTTTGTCCTATTTACTGGACCCTGATTATCTGGGTCACCAGATTGGGCAGAAAAATAATTGTTATACATCCCACCTTGGTAAAATCTATTAACTCTTTTACCAATAAATCCCTTTGGATTAAAAACGCTTGAGGTCGTATTATTGACCCTTAACCTAAATCCTGCATTATCACTTGTTCCGTCACTGCCTACTGTTGGGTCAATGTAATTTCTATTACGCATTAGCCTCTGGGTGTATCGTGTTCCAGCCCCTTGCAGTCCTTGACCAAATCTAGTATCTCTTATTTTTCTATCGTAGAAATTCTTAAACCCAGTATCACCCTGAAATCCAGATTCGCCGTGTCTTTGTGATTCGCCAAAAAATCTAGACACACTTTCTCGTCGGGAAATTATTCTTCCGTTAGCCGTTAGGGTCTTTCTTCCATTTACTGGGTTAACTCTTGATTCCTTGGGAACAAACACGCCAGTGCTTGGCCCGGTTGTTTTTTCACCATTTACCGTGATTGGGTCAGCAAGGTCTCTTGCGGTGTAATTTACTTTTCTCCCCTTGTAGTAGAAATCGTCTCCACGTTTTCTTCCAGTTTTTGCTTCGTGTGCAGAAAGTGCTGCTTCTTTTTCTGCAGCAATATCTGCTGCGGAACCCCTATGTTTCCAATCCTTTAGGGCATCACCCCTATCTTTTCTTCCAAGTTCAGAGCCAGAACCAAGCGCTTCCCGTGTTGCTTCTGATTCCAAAAATGATTCAGATGCCGTTGTGGTTGAGTCGTAGGCACTAAGTGGTTTGGTGGTGGTCAGGGTATTTTTGTTTTTCTCTATAATTAATCCTGGGGCATTAGGGTCGCCATAGTGTGCAATACCTTTTCCGTCAATGGTGACGACCCCAGCGGTAACTGACATATTTGCGGTCTCTCGAATACCGTTTGCATTTTGTTCTTGAATCCATCCACCCTTATGGTTTGCTAATCCACGACCAGCACCAAAGAGCGCACTAAACAAACCAAAAGAACCCATTCCTGAGCCAGCACCACCAATACCTTTTGTGAATTTCTGAACAAATCCAACAAGGCTCGTGAACTGTTCAACCAAAACTGTTACACCAGCAATTACTTTGTTTATAAATGGAAGTGCTTGGAAGAATACTTTACGTACCTCGCCACCGTATTCCATAACCTTTCCAATCAAAACTCCAACCTTCGTACCAAATTCCTCTACGGCTGGTTTCATGTCAAGAAGTTCTTGTCTGAAAGAACCAAACTTTTCTTTTAATTGCGCCCATATTGGTGAAAAAACATTTTTGAGCATCTGCTCAATAACCCTTGCTCCGTCAATCATCGGTTTTATTTCATCCATTACATTTTTAAAACCCATTTTGAACGAGTGCCACCAGTCGCCCATTTTTTTGAACATTCCGATTGTTCCAGGTAGGTAGTTCCTCATTAACCCTACAAAAAAATTGGAAATCTTGTCAACAACAACGGAAATCTTGTCAATAAAACCCCCGTTTTGACCAAACCCCATAATTTGTCCCTGCATTCTTAAAATTGTCTTTGAAACAATCTTAAAAACTTGGTCTAATTCTTTTTTGACGGGAGCCAAGAACGATTGACCAAAATCACCAAATTGCATTTTTAGGCGATTGAAATAGCCTTTAGCCATATTTAGCAATGTTCCATTGACTGCCTCAAACTGACCAGTCACACCGCCCAACTCGGCAAGGTGTCCAGACGTGATTGCATTCATTAGGGCTTCTTTACCCTTTTTTCCCGTACCAAGCTTTTTGTTTTCAAGATTAAATTTACGCATGGCTTCCACCATTGCTGGACCCATTGCTTTTGCTGCCGAACTTATTGAACCAAAAGTTGAACCAGCTTGCCCACCAGCTTGTTTGACTCTTGTCAATTCCCCAACCAGTGTTGCTGCAGCCTTTGAACCAGCCTTTATGTCCTGGCCAGCGGCAGCAAAATCCATCAAACCTTTAAAAAGATTTGAACTATTAGCATCAAATTTTTTAGACTTATTATATATTTCTCCATACGCAGCACCAAGTTCATTCGCTCCAAGAACTGCTAGGTCGGTATCGCCAGTAAGTAGTCGCATATTTACGCGAGCACTATTCAGATTGGTTTTAAATTCTGTTCTTTGTGCAAAAGCACTTGTATATGCATACATCGCCGCCTGTTGTTCCCTCATGGCCGCGGCGGCGGTTCCGAGTGCAATGACTAGCCCAGCGACACCCCCAGCGGCCATATGCATGGTTCCCCTGTATGCCTTCATAATAAACCCACCAGCAGCAAATGCCGCATGAGCCGCAAGCATCGCAGCAGATAGACCAGCAATCTCAAGTGCTGCCATCTTGGCGCTTGTGGCAACAAACTTAATTAAACTTTTTCCGTAACCAACAATCATTTTGTCTACGCTGTCAAAATGATGTTTCCATTTTCGGCTTGTATTTGTTATTAATTTGCTTTCTTCTTTTCCGTAGTCCTCAAGTTTTGTTGACCTGCTTGCTAGTGCTTTTTCATTCCGACTATGATTTGTCCCCTCGGTTTTTCCCATTGCCTTGAGTTTGGCGGTGGTTTTGTCAATAGCAGAATCATCTGAGACAACTTTTATTTTTATTAATACATCTTCAGACATTTACAACCCCATTGGAAAGGAAGACCAGCAATAAAGTTCTAAATTAGGCTTTTTTTGCTTCAGCCTCGCGGTCGTTCTGTATAACTTTACCACAAGCAAGCCGTATCATCCACTCGTCTTCAGTGCAGTTAAGTAACTGAATGGGGTCTGTGCCGAACAATTCTCCCAACCGAGCAGCCGCAACCACTCGGTTGTCGTCAACTAGTTCGTCGAAGACCCCTTCGAGGGGTCCGTTGCCTCAATTGTGTCTGAATATCCAGACGCGTCAAGAATTGCAAGTGCTGCTGATTCAACGTGTGGGTCAAGAGCAAAGAACGAACGAACCGCATCTGGAATTGGTCTTGTTTGGCTTGTCATTGACAAAACAGCAGGTGATGCAAAATTTAATTCGTAACCGTCTTCATCATAGACTTCTGTATCGTCAAAAATGATTCCTTGTGTTGTATTTCCGATTACCCATGCTGCGAATTTTGTTGCATCCATTCCAGCGCGAGTGTCATCGCCAGCGCTTTTACGCCAGTTCTTAATCTGCTGCTGGGTGATATTTGGGCTGATTCGCAGTTTTACACCCTTGCGCTCTGGGACATCAATGTAGACATCTGGGCGAGAAACTTTTTCCCTAATGGTTGCGGTCAGTTTTCCAAGAACGGTGGGTTCTAAATCAGCGGCAGTTTTTGCCTTTTGTGCAATGCTCTTTGATTCCTTTGGTTCTACTGGAACCACGGGTGTATCTTCTGAGTAAATTTCATTTGCCATTAGGGTTATTCCTTTGTTGTTGGGTGACTATGCACGAAACTAGCACGATACATACACCATTCAGGGGAACTCCCTATATAACAAAACCCTACAATTAAGGGGTATTAGGCGTTTGCGCCACCTGGTGCAGTTGGAGGACTCACATCACTGATTGAGAATGTAAGAGCAAATGTTGCTGGGGCACCAGAAGATGAATCACCATCTGGTTCAGTCAAACCAACAAGAAGGGCATTGCCGTAAACACGGTCGGTTCCCTTGACCTCAATATTGCAATCATAGGTCTTAATGTTGACATTGTAGAAGGCTGAGCCAACAAGCGGACGCAATTGACGAATCTTCCTTGCAAGACCATCACGACCGCCCTCGGCTGATTCAATGTCATCGTAATGAGCAGTCAGGGTCACATCGCCAATTTCTGATGGAGCACAAAGCACCGTTGGTCTTTTTTGTCCACCCTCGTAAATTTTTTCAACAGACGCAGTAATTTCGCCACCAGAAACTTGAGCAAATCTAAATAACTCAAATTGTGGATGCGTTGTATCAACTGGTGCGATGTCGGCAAGAATTTGCCTTTGGGCTACTTTGGCCATTTTGTTGCTCCTCTATTGCTTAGATTACTGATGTTGTCAGGTTGGACTTGATGATGTTTACTTCAATTTTGTCGCCAACACTGGAGACACGAACACCAACTCTTGCCTTGACGAGTCCAGTTGCCAATTGTGACACTGGGTTTAGGGATGCATCGCACTTAACCGTGTACCCAAAGTCAATGCGCCTACCATTGGCATCAAATGCCTCGTATAGGGCACCAGCAATGCGTGCTTGCTCAAGAACTGCAATGAGTTTTGCTTCAACACTGGCGAACGAATTGTTGCGACCGTCAATAGTCGAGAATACCACAGACTCCAATGCCTTGTAACCATCAACAACAATTCCGTTGACAATATCTTGTGCATTGATGTATCGGAAGTTACTGGAATCTGGTGAGAGCGAACGTGCTCCATAGATTCTCACACTGTTTGAAATTACGCGAATGGCATTAACACATTCGTCGTCAAGTAGGTCTCCAGCAGTTTTGTCAATGTCGGTTACGACACCAGTAATAAAACGGGCAGTTGAATGCAAACCAGCATATGGTTGATGTGCACCCGTTGCATTTACCGCAGCCGAGCGCTTTCCACAAGCATAACCATCTGGTGGAATGAGGCGATTCACGCCAGCAACCGATGTTGGTGCATATACCCATGGGTAGTACAATGCGGCATGCTCTGTGTTTGCAACATCCGCTGTAATAGCACGAGCAAATGTTTTAATCGTAGAAATGCTTGCATCTGATGCTCCGTGAAGAATCGCAATACGATTAGTTGCATTTGCATGTGTGACAAGTGCGGTGTTTACTTCAGTACCCGTGCCATCTGGGCATGAAACTGCACCAGTTCCGAACGAGTCGTTGAAAAGGTCCAACGCAGTAGCAATTTGTGTTTGTGTGGAAGCAGAACCATTTGCACCAGTTGCTAGGGTTCGTGTTGCCGGTGCAGCGATAAGGGCGGCGCTTACACCGATGGTTGCAATGATGTACTTGCTTGCAACCAAGCTGGAGTTAATCTTGCCGACAATTTGCTCGTTTGTGTCGCAGTTGAATGTGTTGAACAACAGTGTTCCAGCATAATAAATTTTTGCAGTGACAGAACCAGTTTTTGTTCCAGCAGCAACAACACAAGAAAGGTCGTTGCCCCAAGTACCAGGGCCGTTTGCGGTAAGGGTAAAGGCAACGAGTGGAACGCTGGGTGTCGCATCAAGAACCGTAATGGTTGCCGATACAGCAGACGTTTGAGCCGAACGAGCGATATAACATTGAGTGCCACCCTCTTCAAAAAATGCCTCAACCGTTGGATACATCATTGATGCTGATGTGTATGGGCCATAGATAGCCGAAAATTCCTCAAGGCTCGTTACGAGTCTTGCACCAGACACCGGACCACGCGGACAAATCCCAGCAAAGAATGCCTGTGATGCTTCTCGTGCGGTCGGTGTTGACGGACCAGTTCTTACTGCAGTGTTGATTATTACGCCTGGCATGACACCTCGCTAGTTTTTCGTCAATGACGATTTTTCGTCATTGGTTTCAATAGATTGTACCCAATCTTTGGGTTGTGCTGGTGCAACTTCTACAAATTGATTATCTGGCGATGCAATAACAGCTGATGGCTCATCCACTGCTGGATTATTGTCTTTTGCAACAACAGAACCCTTCTTCGTTTTTTCGCACTGAACAGATGATGCATCAACCGAGGATGTGAGTATTCCACTCTCCAAAAACGGCTTTGTATAGATTGAGCAGCATAGGTCGTTGGCATCCATGAGGACAGAACCGTGTGCTGGTATGACATGACCCTCATCGCAGGCAGTGACCGAATGCTCTGAAATATTGTGCACGACGACGAGAGACTTGTCCGCACTTGGCGTTTGTCCCTTTTCAAACCACTCAAATTTTTTGCACATGCACTACCTCTTGCTGTTGGATGTTCAATTATACACAATTATTTTAATTATCAAGCAAAAGAGGGTCCTGCTGAATCTTGTTCTGTTTTACTTTCAGGTCAATCTCTGAAACTGTTCCGAGTGACTCCCTAGCAACTATTTCATCAATCGTAATATCGTAAGAAAGGTATGCTCCAGCCAAAAATCGGTCGCCCTTGAGCGGGGTTAGGTCGGAAAATTCTTCCCTTAATGAGGTTGCATCTATTCTTGCTAGCCATGATTCCCGAGCATCTGATGCTTTCATTGATGGGTAATCCAGCAGAGCCGAACGAACAACAGTCGTTAATCTGTCGCGCATTTGAGTTACCAATTTTGCCGAATCTGCTCGCGCCCATACATACGTTCTCATGGAATACGTAACCCTAAAAATTGGGTCAAGTCTGTCGTAGTCAATTCCATCAAATTTTGTAGTAGATATCGCTACGGTTATGAGTGTTGGCCACTCATCAAGGGCAATCGGCTCGTGCGTTAGAAATTTAATGGGTGTTGGCAACTGTATGTCATCCAGTGACCAACCATTCCTGTAAGAAACCATTCGATTCGGAATATCCGACATGAGATAGGAGTTCACATAGTCTTTGGCAAATTGCGGGCCATGCATTAGGTCAATGGTCATAACTAACCAGCCATCATACTAAATGGGCCAAATTTTCCATTTGTTTGGTAGGCGGCGGCGGTATTGGCAAGCCTTCTGGCAAATAGTGGCGGCTCAAATACAATTTTTCTTTTTGGCATTTTAGTGGTTCCGTATTGATGAAATTTTGCATATTCAACAGATGTTCCGAATTGTGCATGATGTGTTCCAATAACATTTGGGCTACCTTGCAGACTAGACAAACTTCTAAACAAACGACCAGTTCTTACCATTGTAGGCATACCGGGGAAGTGTGTCATTTTCCACGAACCATAGCCTGCATCAAGGGCATTCCAAACAGAACCAGATGGAAGTCCGTTCTGTGCGAAGTTTGCAGCATTCCATGCTCTCATCGCAAGTTTGGCTTCTTCAAAAACGGGTGTAAAATTCTTTCCTCTTTTTTTTATTTCATCTAAAGATAAAACGACTTTTTTCTCGTGAACTTCAATTTTGACCTTCGTATAGCGAGCCATTAGGAAATACGGTTTCTTCTAAATTTCTTCAATGCCATTAGTTCAGACTCAAGGAATCCCGTGGTTAGTGGAGCAACATCTCTTGGGTTAAGTTCCTTTATACCAACAACATCATCATGCATGTTTTGTATTTCACGGCTTACTGCCCTCAGAATCATTAATTTAAAAACTGGAAGCGCCACCCCATCAAGCCCAGCGGTGTAGGTGATTGTCAACAGGTCGTCGGCAGCACCCATGAAAAAGTCAATTCCAAATTTTCTCACTACGTAATCAGAACCGTTGACCATGGTCTTTCCTAGCGTGATAACGGTTCCCGACGTATTCGCAGTAAGACCAATATTGGCATTTGTTTTTGCATAAGAGATTGTTGATTGTGTTCTAGCAGTAACCACAAATTGACCGTTAAATACGGAGTTCGTACAATCCGAAACCTTTATCGTGTCTCCGACCACAACTGGGTGGAGTCCAGAAACTGTCAATGTTGCAACATTTGACGTCAGTTGGATATGTGTGGTCGTCATTGTCTTGCGAAGTGGGGTGTAGAGAACTTTACTCACTGAGACAACTGGGGAATTGGTCAGGTATACAGTCCGTGGCGGTTCGACCCACGACTGCTGGGGGACACTGGATGAACTGTAATAAGATGTTCCCCATGCCGTTGAGTTTTGGAAAAATGAGCCTTGCGGGACACCAAGATGGTCGGATGGAACTCGCACCATCTCTGTAAATTCCGAGACCTCTATGGGGCGACGCAGATATGCCTCAAGTTCTCCTTGGACACCATTGATGATGAGTTCGGCCGCATCCATCTGCCTATTGCTCAATGCAATATCCATATATGTCTTTACTTCAGATACAGTAACTAAAGCCATTTAAGCCTCCCCAATTACAATACGCTTGGTGGGCCACCAAGTGTATTTTGTACTGAGCGACGTCCTGCCCTAAAGTCCCCACGCCTTGAACGAGCAGATTTCCTAGGTTTCATCAAATCCCTGGTTCCCATTCGGAATTTACCCTTTTGGAAAAATTGCGAAGCCCTGCCGATGCGCTTGAGTAGACTGGTTCCTTCTTCTCCGCCAATTCCTGGGGTGGGCATGAACATTCTCCAAACTGTAAGTAATTACAGGTTAGATTTTACCATCTAATCAACCTACGGGGTTATCACCTATCTGGGTTGGGTGGAACCTCAACGGAAATATCATTAACCACGGCCGCTGAAATCTCAATTGGAACCCAAGCACGAGAGTATGTGTGTTGAGAAATTTTCCTTATTTTGATGAGTGTTCCCTCAAGTAGCAATTCTAGTTCGTCGTGTTTCATGCAAAAAATTCTTTCAAACTCCGAGGTCGTAATGGCTCCAGAAAACGATAATTTTTTTACTATTCCAGAAAGCCTCTTGGCAACAAGGCTCCCCCGACCACGATTCATTTGGACATGAAGCACCATGGCTTGAAGCGCGCCGCAGTCCATGTAGACAACAGGAACGACACCACCAAGTTTTAGTTTGATATGCGGGTTTTGCGATGCCAAATAGAATCTTTGATGACCGTCAATTATTTCCCCGGTAGATTTCCTAATCAATAACGGCGAAAGTATTCCATTGTCAAATATTGATGCCGATAAGACCAGTAGGTCTGGCCGGAGTATGTAGTTTGCTGCCCATTCGGATGGTTTAATTTTGGTAATCTCAACCATTTCAACTTTCATCTAATACAACCTCAATCATTTCTGTTTGTCTGACTGTGTGCGCTCTTGTCCCTGGGCCTATCGGCGATGCTGATGTCACATTGATTTCATTAAGCAAGAGGTTCCTGATGAGCCAATTAATTGGATATGAATGTGGGTCCATGTTGTGTTTACTTCTAAACTGTGAAACAAAAGCTCGCGCACGACGTTGCTTTGTTTCCCCCATTATGAATTCATCTATAAATCTTCCAGCACCAGAAAAACCTTCAGATGAATACATTGATATCAAACCCTCCACATCAAATTCCGACCACATTCTTCTTTGGGAATCAATTCGTGGATACACCTCAACCAACCTGTCATAAAATTCTGGCTCCGTAGCAACGACATCACCTATCCTGCGAATCGCCACAGAATGTAGGGGTATACCAACCCTCGTGTTGCTCCCAGTGATTGCAGCCAAATCGTAGTACTCGCAATATTCTGCCCCATGTTCTTCCGTAATAAATTTGAGGACATCGTCCATCTGCCAGTCGTAAATAACTTTTGCAAACCTTAAGGGTATTCCCTTTTTCATTTTGAACGGTATGACAATGTAATTTTCGTGCAACTTCTGCACACACGAGCGATACCGAATCATTGATTCGTTTGCCCTTACTCCGGTAATAAATGCAACTCGCCCAGTTTTTCCTTGCATTGTGTAGTAGTCAACAGATTCAGGAAGAGCCTTCTCGTGCGTCAATCCAAAATGGTTTGCATTGATTGCAAAATCCGGCATTGGTCTAATCCACTCACCGGAAAGCCTTCTTCTCTCGCTCCACAGAATTGCCGATTCCCTTCGACCAAGAATCCATATTTCTGCACCGTACGGGAGGCAGTACCACTCCATGTCAACCCAGTCGTAGTCACGAACCTTCATTACATAGTCAATGACCGTTGGACTCACCATTTCCTCGTCACGAAAAATTACCTTTACCGGACCCAGACCGCGTTCTTCGTGAATCTCTTTGGCAAGATATAAAACAGCAGTTGAATCTTTCCCTCCAGAGAACTGAACACAGACTGTGTCAAATGTGTCGTAAACATGCCTCATTCGTGCGCGAGCCGCATCAACGCATGACATGTCCAGAAACATTCGCTGTCTTGTCATTGTTGTTTACTAAACCTCGCAGTGTTCGTCAATAAAATTCATTAGTCGCTCAGATGTTGTGTTCCCATCAATCCCTGGGTCATTGCGCAACCATCTTACGAAGTTGTACCAACGCGACTGCTGTTCAATATTGTCAAACACAATCGTGTATTGAACAATTGCATTTGCTGACTTTGAGCCAGTTGCAACAGTGCTTCCTCGTGCTGCTAATTCCTCGTGAGGAATGTCGTCGTTTGCTTCTAGGTCTCCGTCAGAATTAATATCACCAACAGACTTCTTGGCTTCGTTTGTCGTCCGTATTATTTCTGGGGGAGTGAATGTTGTGCTTGTGGCAAGAGTGCTTTCCTCAATTGAGGATATTTCATGCATTGCCGCCATATCAAATTCATCCCACCCAAGACCAGCAAACAGTTCTGAGAACTCATCAGAAATTTCTAAAAGGATTTCAGAAAGGATGGAGTCATCGGTTCTTCCGAGTTCAACAGTCTTGTTGTCGGCAATAGCAAATGCAAGTGCACGCGATTCATTTCCGTCAAAAAATATGCAAGCAATTTCATCCCACCCAAGTTTTTTTGCGGCAAGAAGTTGGTGATTGCCAGCAATAACGGTTGCCGTTCCATCGTCGTTCTTCCTTGCAACAATGGGCTTTACTTGACCGAACTCATAGTAGGAAGCAACGATTGCATCCACATCGCCATGTCGTGGGTTTCTCTCAAGGGCAACAAGTGAGTCAATCGGAACTCTAAGTTGCGATAGGGATTTGTGAATATTTGTCATACCTGAACCCTAACATTCGCATTCAATGTCCTCAATGCATCTATTGACGTGCGAAGCGAAAACAACTTCTCCCTCTTCGCTTTAACCAATGCCTCGGCAATTTTGTGTTCAAAATTTTGGTCTGCAAGCTTGTAGTCTGCCCATGCTTCACGTTCACGAATGGAACCCTTTGCAGATAGATATTCTTTTGCCCACTCTGCTTTCATTCGTGCTTCTTTTTTTGCACCATCCTCAGCAAGGGTTTCAAATGCCTCGGTGTGTTCTTCTAATTGGTCTAGTAGGTGTAATAGGTCTTGTTCAATTTGAACCTGGCTAATCGGTGTGTTTCTCATGGTCTAATTGTCCTTCCTTAGAGAATCAAGTATCGTCCAATCTACTTTCTCCAGCGCCGACAAATTCACTTTTGGCCAATCAATTAGACTTGTACCCAAATATGTTTTTGCCATTTCTAGAAGTATCCATGCATCGCATTGGTCATCTGCCCCAGGGTTGCGAAATGTGATTCCGGTTTTTGCCGATATTGAAGATACAACCTCATTCTTTGAGGCGTTCCCTCTGCCTGTGGCAAATTTTGCTCGGCAGGTTGGGGGGATTTCAATGAACGGAATATTCATTTTGTAGAGAACCGTTCTCACAACTCCACCCAATTCACCAATTGAAAATGCTTGACCGCTGCGAGATGCAAAGGAGTAGCCCTCAATTATGACGGCATCAATTTTTTCCTCTGTTGCCATACTGGACACAACTGAAGATATTAGGTCAAGCCTCTTTACACCTTTTTCCGTAGTTGCAATTATCCCCATTTTGTTATCGCAGCAAAACCCAGTTGAGACAAGCGACAGGTCAAGGGCCAATAGATTCACAATCAGAGTCTAATGGAATAGACGCAAAAGCCGAGTGAGTCTCCCCACCCGACTTTTGCGCCTATAACGGTCCTAAGGATTATAAGTGTACCTTTAGTGAAAAACATAATAAAGCAAGTATTCAAAATACTAGAGATATATCACTGTTCCCAACCATGCTTCGCTAATCCCAAATCAAAAGCAAGTTGTGGGTAGTTTCCGATGCGTGTATGGCATTTTCTGCACACGGCAATAACATTCTCTTCGTCCAGAATTGAGCCACCCTGTGAGCGTCGCTTGAGTTCGTGTACATCGCGTGATGGTTGTTGCACATAGGTGACAAGACCATCGTGTTTGGCAAACACAGGACAGGCAACGCAGTAAGGAAACCTTTCCAGAATGTCCTTTACGAAAGGTCTACGCAATTCGTACTCTGCTTCTTTTTTTGCGCTTCTTTTTCTAATCACGAGAGGGTCATTGATATTTTATCAAAATCCCATTTTTTCTCAAGAGCAGCCCAAAGTGCTTTGTCAATTGGAGTTTCTTCTAAGTCGTATTCTCGCATCAGAACTTTATGCTCATGGATTGCGCGACGATAGAAATTCACTTCGTCCCAACCGTCGCTTTCGGTGGCTACTCCACTCTCAATCATTTTTGTTACATCGTCAAGTCGACGCTCAACATGAAACTTGAATCTGTCAATTTTGCTCGCCCTGTTTGCATAGGCCGCTGATGACCTCATTGCCAGACCATCGCCATCACCACCGAGAGATGTGTAGCGGTCGTGTTCAATCTTTTCTTCTTCTTTTATTTGCCTAATTTGCAACTCTAGGTTTTCAGCAAGGGCCACTAGTGCTTCTTGCCATCGACTCCAGTTTTGCTCTTCAAGCAGTGTTTCTTTTTGTGACGGGGAGAGTTTGTTCTTGACTTCCTCTGCAACCATTTTTGCAAATGTTTCGTTTATCATCTTAATTTCCTTTATTTATTGAATGCCGGACAGATGGTTTTAAATGAGCACCAAGGACAAAGTTTCGTCACTGTTGTTGGGAAATCAACAGTTTGGCAAGCAGAGAGAATCTCTCCATAAACTTTTTCTATGTCTGCAATTATTGCATCAATATCTTTTTGCTTTGGTCGCTGAGTGAACTTGACGGCCTCCTTTAGATAGAGAAGTTCCAATTCTTCAATTGGTTTATCTATCTGCTGTTGTAGCAAAATCCCATAAATAGAAAGTTGGTACCACTTGTCTTTTAGCCATGCTGGATTACGTGGACTTTTCCCAGTTTTGTAATCGCTGATTTTCATTGCCCCACCATCGGTCAATGAATATCTGTCAACAAAACCCTTTACTGGAACATTTGCTCCGATAATCCCATTGACCTCATTTTCCACACCAGACGGTGTGATGGTTTGAGGGTTCTCAAGAACCCAAAGGTTCTCAACGCACCACCAAGAGTTCCACCTGAATTGCCGTACCTGGTCATCCTTTGGGAGAATGTTTCTTACTTGTTCTTCCCAGTTTGATTTAGTCCAAACAAACGATGAGATTGATTTTGCATTTATGAGGTTTCTTTCCTCAATGGGTCGTTTGTACAAATGCTCTAAAATTTCATGCACAAAAGAACCCATGAGGAGAGCCTCTGATGTTCCCTCTGGGATTTTATCAAGCCTGCTGAACTTGTATTTAAGTCTGCATTGCTTCCATGTTGAAATGGAAGATGCAGACAAATACGGTGGAGGTGTTATCGGCTCACTTTGTTGTTGTAGCACCATTAAAGGACAACCTTACTGCTTCAGAGTGAAGTGCTGTAAGCATTTCCACAGGGGCGTCGGTTGCTTTTCTTGGCTTGGGCAAGGTTCCTGCAATTTCAATCCACTTGCTGTTCAATTGCGATTTCTGTTCATCGCTGAATGTCTTGCTGATTGAGACAATGTTGTTGAATGCGGCATTTGCTTCTTGCGATGCAACTGGGGCATCCATGATTTGTTCAATTTCCATTGCATCGTCTGAACGTGCAAGGTACAAACCAACACCGAGTGTCTGCACTGCTTTTTTAAGAGCATCAGATACGGCACCTTTGACTTCGTCACCGTAGTCAACGGCAAGACCAGTTGCTTTAATTCGTTTGATTTTCTGTCCACCGACACCATCTCGACTGACTTCTTTTCCGTCAATCATGGCGGCAACGGTTACATGGGCAACGATTGAATCGCCAATTTCGGTGTAACCCTTAATTGAGAACGACCAGTTTTCAACACCAAGAACTTTGTTCATGCGATTGATGACTTCGCTCACTGGAATATAGGTGAGGTTTGTTCCACCCTTGTTGAGGGTGCGCTCCATCTCTTGTGGAAACTGCTCTGTTAATTGTGGGTATAGTTCATTCACTTTCGGTTCCTCCCTTTCGGACGATGATGCTTACTTTTGTTTCTCCTGCAATGCAATAATTATCAGCATTGAGACCTAATTTGCTAAGTTCGCCAACCTTCCAATAAGAGGGTTGGACGTAGTTGAGCAACTGTGTGATTAGGTCGTGTTGATTAACCATGACCTCACCAGTGTCCATGTCAATGGCTCGTTGCATAAGTTTTTCAGCAACAACATTGGCTAGGTCTTTATGTTGCCAGCCAGTTCTTTTTGTGTTGTACGACTTTTCAACCTCGCCGTTTTGGAGCATGATGTTTGATGCTTCACCCATAACTTGTCCAACCCCAAAGGCGAATGATTCATAGACAACTCGCATTTCAGACTTGACTAGGTTTAGGTCTAGAAGCAGGCCGCATGCCTCTTCTACCGACGGAGAAGATTCTACATAGGTATCAAATTCGCGTTGAAGTTCTAATAGGGTTTGATGTAAACCTGTAATTCTGTCTTTTAACATACGACCTCTTCTAGTATGGTTTTGTAACTTGCCTAGCAGACGATACTAACTCTTTTCCTCTGAGGCAACCCCAAGCCTGCCAAATGTGTAAAAGCTCCAGTGGCAGAGTCAACTTGGTCATCGTGGTCAGCAGCCTCCGGAAAAGATGACAATTCGTCCATCCACCCCGTTAGCCATGCACCCCTTAGTATGCGAACATTGCCATTCGCCACGGCTGCGGCAAATGGTCGTGCACGGGTGAGTTTATCGCCAGTTGACCTCATTCCACCAAAGTCATACCCAGCAAGGATATAGCGAGCATACTGGTCAATTAATGCCTTGCCAGACGACCCTGGTTCTTGCTCCATTCTGATTGGCACTGCCTTCCCGTCCTCGTAGGCAGTCTGGGAGATGAGTTGCTCAACCTTTTCAGCCTTGACCCGTGCTCGTTTGACATCGAGAACATAGGCTACCCCTTGGTCAAATAACATAAGGGTTCCAACGGTCCAGTCGGGATTAGGGTTGGATGAGGATGGCTCGGTTGCCGCAAGGTCCCAGAAGCGAACGGTTCTAGCCGAGGATGTAATTGGTGGAAGTTCGTGTGCATCAATGATAATCATGGATGTTCGGTCAAATAGGCTACCGAGGGTAGTTGCCCACCAGTCGCCTTCCTCAAGTCGGCGCCTTTCAACTGGGTCAAGTGCAGAAAGTGCTTGTCGGTACGATGCGGCATCAATTCCAGGGTTGTCTGTCAGTTTTGATGGTACAAAAATCCGGTTCTCCTGAACCCCCTCAACGATGAATCTCTGCCTAACCCAATTGGGCGCTGGGTTTGAGGCGCATCGCATTCTTAGTGGAACCTGAGAAAGTGGTCCACCTGCTGGACGACGGAGACGAGAAAACAGGTATCTGTAGTCAGACTCCCGAATTTCGGTTACCTCATCCATTCCTATGAACTGAAATTCCGAACCTTTATATCGGAGGTAGTCCCCAGCATTATTGAGGTATCCGAAAGAGATTCTTGCCCCAGACGGGAATGTTGCAATGAAACTATTGTTATTCCAATGGATGTCATCGTAGTTTGAAATCCAACTTTTGAATCTGTCCATCAAGGCTCCAGGGAGCGACAAGTCGGCGAATGTTCGACGAAAAAGAATTGCCGAATAATTTGGAACATCAACATACTGGAGTGCGGCCATGAGCAGTGCACTTGATTTACCACCACCAGCAGCACCTCCGAAAAGCGCCTCTAATGCATAACACCTTAGAAACACGCGCTGATTAAGCGATGCTTCTTCTGGGCAAAACGGCGGGGCCTTCGGTTCCAGATATTCTAGAATTTTTTCCCAGTCGGCCATTATCGCTCCAGTTGAATGTGTTGTTCTAGATTAGACAATATAAATGAACTACAGTGGAGGAAGCACCATGAAACATATTTTTACCAAACTCAGAGAGTTTTTTACAAATCGCCGTTATGTGGCTAATTTATTAATGATTTCATTTATACTGTTTACGGCGATAGGTGCTGGTCTCGTATTCCCTCCAGCAGGTTTTATCGTTGCAGGCATCACATGTGGGATTCTCGGATATTTGTTAGGTCTTGAATAATTATGGCATGGAACACAACTAATAATAAATCTCTTAATCCAAATAGCGTCAAATCGCTTATTGGTCCAGGAGCCCCCGTTTCCGGAAACCCAGGTTTAACAACTGGTCACGGGTACAAGGACTCATGGGATATTGAGCGAGCCTACAAAGAAGGCATGCAGAGGGTCACATGGGTTGCTAGATGTATTGATGTCATTGCAGGAAACCAAGCGCGCCTGCCAATCATTTTGCGAAAGGATAACTCCCCAGATGGAGAAATCGTTACTGGTAGCAAAGCAAAGAAATCAAGCCTCTTAGAAGTACTAAACACCAAATCAAACATTGGTGAAAATTCTTTTATATTTAGGTACAGGCTTTCCGCACAGTTGCTTCTTGGAACCCGTGGCGTATTTATTGAAAAGGTACGCGGACGTGATGGGAGCATCGTCGGGTTGAACCTTCTGCCACCACAGCACACTGCACCAATTCCTGATGTTAAAAAATTTGTTTCTGGCTACGAAGTTACTATGCCAACTGGCGAAATAGTAGTTATGAAACCAGAAGATGTTTGCTGGATTCGACGCCCACACCCACTTGACCCATATCTTTCACTAACACCAATGGAGTCTGCTGGTGTTGCTATTGAAATTGAGAATTTTGCAAAATTATATAATAGAAACTTTTTAATGAACGACGGAAGACCCGGTGGAATACTTGTTGTCAAGGGCGAAATTGCCGACGACGATAAAGAAGAATTAAGAAATAGATTTAGAGGAAACCTGTCTCGCGCAGGATTGACGACAGTACTGTCTGCTGATGATGGTGCCGAATACGTTGATACGAGTTCGTCTCCTAGGGATGCTGCGTATATTCAAATGCGACAGATTACCAAAGAGGAAATTCTTGCATCGTTTGGTGTTCCAGAAACAGTAATTGGCAATGCATCTGGAAGAACATTTAGTAATGCATCAGAGGAGATTCGGGTGTTTTGGATGGAGACAATGCTTCCCCATCTTGAGCCACTTGCCCGAGCACTTGATGAATTGGACGAAGAGAATTATGTTGATTTTGATTTGTCCGAAGTTCCAGTCCTTCAGTTGTACAAGCAAGAACGAGAAAGATACCTTAAAGATGAATTGTCGCAGGGTTTGATTTCCGTTAATGAGTACAGAATTTCAAGCGGAAGAAAAGAAGTTGATGCTGACCTTGCTGACTCACTTCTAATGAATCCAAACTTGACACCGATTGCAAATACGAAAAAGAAAATGGAAGAACCACCAGTGATGGCGCCAGGGGCACCAGGGGCACCAGGCGCACCAGGTGAACCACCACCACCGGGGATGGAAGGTATGCCACCAAGCGAACCACCACCATCGGGTCTAGACCCAAATACAATGGCTGGCGCTCTTGCTGCTGCATCCGCAGGTGGACCACCAGCAGATGCTGGATTTCCGGCAAGTGCCCCACCACCGCCAATCGGTGTAACGGCAAATGCTATGGCCCCAGTCCCCGCAGGAGCCGCCTCAGCAGACACGATGCTTGCCTACAAGACAGAAGAAATGAACAATGCCCTAGAGCGATGGACGCAAATTCTTGACCGTTCGCTAGAGCGAGTTCTTGAGCGCCAACAACGAGTCGTTTTGGAAAAAGCTGGTGGTGCAAAATCCAAGAAGGCACTATATGCAGGAACCATGCAGCCAGATTCCATCTACGGTATTGACATTTGGGAAAAACAAATGGACGAGGACATCAAGCCAGTTGTGACGGCAATAATTAGGGATTCTGCAGAAATGAATAGCCTTGAAATTTCGTCAATGGAGATATTTGAAAAAGCCACACGTCATATGAACAGAATCAAAATAGTCAATCACAACATTGGCGAGCAGATAAAGTCGGCAATATCAGATTCCCTGAATGTCGCTGGGGAAGAACCAAGACACGAATTTCTTCGCAATGAACTAGTGCAAGTTTATACAAATGCACTTGGGAAAATTCGCTATCAGGTCGCATCTGATGAGGCTCGTCGTGCTTGGGAGAACAGTTTTTAATTTCAGTATTTAGATATAGTGAAATGAGCCCGTAAAAGGCATTAGTTGCACTGAAGGCAAGTAAAACTGGATTACTATTTATATCAATCCTAACGATTGGTCTTTATGAATAGTGATTTTAAATTCAAATCAAACCCTGGCGTTGTCAACATTGACGAAGCACAGGGCATTGTTGAATGTTTCGTTGCCGGTATCGGGAACAAAGACAGCGTTGGCGACATTGTTATTAGTGGTGCTTTTGCAAAGAGTTTGACCCGAAGGAAGCCACGCGTTGTTTGGGGACACAGTTGGAACGACCCAATCGGCAAAGTTCTTGAGATGTACGAAGTTCCACCAAATGATTCTCGCCTACCAGCAAAAATGAAGGCGGCCGGAATTGGTGGCTTGTATGCCCGTGTTCAATTTAACTTGCAGTCAGATAAGGGCAAAGAGGCATTTGCGAGCGTTGCCTTTTTCGGTACAGACCAAGAGTGGTCAATCGGATACAAAACAATAGATGCAATTTTTGACCCTAATCTTCAGGCAAATGTTCTTAAAGAAGTTGAACTGTATGAAGTTTCTCCAGTCCTTCACGGTGCCAATCAATTAACTGGAACCATCTCGGTTAAGAACCACCCAGTCAGTTCGGCGATGCCAACGATGATGCCAATGACAATGGACCAAATGCCTCGGATAGTTATTGTTAGTTCTGATTCGATTGGCGAACCACAAGAAGAGCGCGAAGAAGACGATGAGCAGGAGTTAAATCTTTTTGCCGAGGGATTAGCGCAACCATTGACCGATGAGCAAAAAGCAAAGATACAAAGCGAACTTTCGGAAAGAACTGGTTCAAAGGTAGAAATAACCCATGCAACCGAGGGTTCAATAGTATTCAAGAGGACGACAACAGACGGAAAAACTTCCATGTACCGAGTTGGGTATCACACCCCAGACGATTACAACACCTTCATGTTCGGTAAGCCAGAAATTTATGCTGATGGGGAAAAGCCTCAAGCCGAAACAGAAATTCAGTCAAAGCCAAACCCAGACACACCAGTTGTACTTGCTGATGGCGGGGCTTCTTACCGTGACAACGAACAACAGATGTCATCATTCCTCGGTTCTGAAGAGAATGTAAACCCATGGGGCAAATCATTAGCAATGCATCTCATTCAATTGCCGGGATATTCAATGAAGGATGCATCGCAAAAACTTTCTTCAATTTTTGAATACCACAAACTTGATGTTGTTGAAACAAATAACGGTCTACTTGTAACCAGTCAGTTGTCATCGGATGCAATGGATGCATTGCAAGTTGCCGTAAAGGGGATTGGTCAAGCACTTGGTCAATCTGCTGGAACATTGCGTTCAATGTCAGAGGGATTTAACCCACATGCAATTGACGGTGACAATGATGGTTTTGCACAAGACAACACTGCATTCATGCGTCCCTATATTCCAATCGGAAGTCTTGATATAAACCTTCCAGACATTGGTGGAAAAAAACGTAACTCTTCTGATTTATTGGACATGCCATCGCTGGGGTCAAAGATTCCCGATGGTGACCCATCACTACTGTCTGGCACTGAGCGCGAAGCCGCACTTGCTGCAGGAAAATTAACTCCTCGCACGCGCGAAGACATGATGTTCCTTGCTGACAGAAGACCAAATAATCCAGGTCTCGCCAAGTATTGGGACATGAATGACAATGAACTCACACTTGCTGGACAGCGACTCAAGAGTCAGCGTGCTTCTGTTTCAAGTAACGAGCGCGGTCCAATTGATGCGGAACTATACAAAATCTCACATGAGTTCACTCGTCGCCAATCGTACGAGCAACAGTTTGGCAAGAAATTCACTCCGTCAAAAGACGGTAAGAAGAAACCAGAAAAACTAAATGCCGCTGGTCGTACCGCCGAACAAGAAGCTCAACGGATGGAAAAATTTAGAGCCGATGCCGATACCGAGATTGTTGATGATGCAAGAGCACTCGGTTCGCGCTCTGGGGAGAAACCGAAGAAACCAAATACTGCTGGTCGTACTGCCGAACAAGAAGAATTGCGAACGGAAAAATTGCGCGACGGTGCAAACGACGACCTGATTACAGATGCATATGACCGTGGCGAACTTGGTTCACGTTCAAATCCAGAACAGAGTGCGGCAGGACAGAAAATAATTGAAGACATGCTGGTTGCTCGTGGTTACGGCAGAGAAGAAGCCGGCAACATGCTTGACAACTGGAACGAAAACGACAACGGCACAGAAGAAATTCTTAAGTCAAATAAAAATGACCTTCTTGCTTCAATTGAAGAACATTGGTCAAATGCACTTGACAGAATGAATGACGATAAAGAGTCTCGCAGTCTTGGCTCACGCAGTGGCGAAAACCCAACACCAGACTACCAAGACCAGTTTGATTCCGTTGTTGAAAAATGGTTTGACTCGCTACCAGACAGCAAGGAACGCGTTCAGGAATATCTTGACGAAGGTTTTGGTAAACAGAACGCTCGTGAAACAGCAATAGAAAAATGGATGGAATTAGAACAGAGTGAAAATCCAGAACTGTTCATGGACGAAATCCAGAACAGAATTGACGACTTAAATGAAAACAGATGGGACGACTACCAGTCTCGTAATCTGGGTTCGCGTTCAAAGCCACTTGGTTCACGTGGTGACAAAGACGAATCAAACCGAGAAGAGACATTGGCTCAACGCCTAAAAGAAATTGATGGACTTTCTGCTGAGGAAGGATACATACCAAGACGCGGTCCACAACCTAGCGACCTTCAGCGTGACATGTACGAGGAATTTGCAAGGTACGGTAACCAAAACGATGTTTGGGATTATCTGAACACTAGATACAGTGTTGAGAAATCTGATTACAGTGAGCCAGGATACTATACAAATGAAAACAATTACAATCTCAGTGGCGCAATAAAAGACTCCATGTCCGAAGAGGACATGCGGAACTTTTTGAAAGCAGTAGCCGAATATGAGGCCAGCCCAGACTACGACGTATACAAAAAGGGAGGCCCCCTATACGACGAGTTGAACAAAAATCCGAAGCCACTCGGTTCACGTAGTTCTGACCCAATTGATGAGGCAATGAAGAAGCCTTCCAAGCCAGCAAAAATTCGTGAATACGGCGCCGAAGAGTATCAAGAATTTAATACCAGCAGGAACAACGACCCTCAGCAAGGTTTTGATGAACCAGTCTCTGATGATTTCAAATCTCACGAAGATGGCTCAAAATTTGTTGGACATACGGTTACCTTTTCCGATGGAAGAAGGGGCGTCATCGTCCAGGGTTATTGGCCAGAATATGAAATTATAGACAACGATGAATATCCCCCATCATTCATCTTTGACAGGGTTGGGAGTATTGATATTGCCGTCACACACGACAAAGATGGCAATCGCCTAGATAAAATTCAATATGAAAAAGCAAAATTTGACCAAGAGTCAGACCTTGCGATTGCAAGCGAAGAATATCCATTTGAATATTACAATGACCCCGAACTCGCAGATGAGTTTAGTAGGTCATCCGTTCAGATTGACGACAACAAGGTAAGCCTTGAGGAGGTAGAAAAACTTAAACAACGCCCGAGCAAGCCACTCGGTTCACGTGGTGCACGCAAATCAACAGATGACTACAAAGATTTGGTTGATTGGTTGCCAGACCCAACCTCTGGCTCAACGAGGAAATACACAGATACCACCGATGGCGCCCTCAAGGTTGCCGAGGACAGGTATGCACTCATTCATGCTCGTCGTGAAATTGCCAAGGAAATGGCAGAAGCGAACGGCGTAGAGTGGAAAAAGAACATCAGTATTTATGATGTATCAAAAGATGATGACGATATAGACATATTGGAAGACCTAACCAGCAGAATCAACAAACTCAATGATTATGTGACTGCACAAGACAAAGAATACAGACAAATTCGCAACCAAGAGAAAAAGGTCTACAAATCTGATTCGGAACTATCAGATATTAAGAATTCAATAGACCTCGCTCTTGAAGGTTACGAAGGTACCGAGCGTGATATTGAGGAATATTCGGGCGACAATGCCGTGGACTGGTTCACTACAACACCAGAGGAAAATACAAAAGAACTAGCAGATAGTTTGAGGGATGACTTGGAAGAGTTGACCATTCACGAGGACGAGAATGGAAACGAGACACTCGCTAGAGAGTATTCCGAAGATATTGCCGAAGCAAAGACCCTGATAGATAAGGGCACACCAGAAGATTTGCAAAAAGCAATAGAGGTAATGCAAGGTGCTATTCGCAAGCAATCTGATGATTACGATACTGCTGCAAGAAATTACGAAGCTGAGGGTGACGAACTCCTTGGCCGTGGGTATAGACCAGTTGACTTGCTAGACGAAGATGTGGACTTTGCCGATGACACCTGGGAGTATGACGACGATTTAGACATAAAGGATGTTGGCGGCAAATACTCCATAATTCCCGACGAACTCTATGGCCCAGAACCAACAGACAGTCCTTTCCATAGTGGCAAGGAGTCAGTTGACTATTACATGGGTCGGTCCAAGAATGCCCAGTACCTGAAACAGCAGGGCGTAGGACGATATGCTCTTGGCTCACGCTCGCAAGCGGATTCAGAGGGGCAAAAACCACCACGCAGAGCGGTTCTGATGTCGATGGACCCCAAGAATTCCAAACTTGCAAGACAGATTGATTACGACCCACAAAATGGTGACCTCACTGTTTACCGCAAAGATGGCAAAAAAGAAACATTCAAAAATGTTTCTTATGACCGTGTTCGTGCGGCCGGAGTAAAAGACGACCCAGATACGCTCATTAATGCACTTCAGAAAGAGCAGAACAAGCCACGAAGTGGCTCGCTTGGTTCACGTCAAACATTGCAAAAGATTGATGTTGGCGACAGCCAGGCAATAGACGACATCCATTACGACGATATGCGCAAAGAACTGCATGTCGGTTTTACATCCCCAGATGGAGAGACTCGTCGGTACACATATTTTGGTGTTTCGCAAGATGAGGCAGATGCCATTGATGCATCACCAAGCAAGGGTCGTGCAATCAACGACATCAAGAGAAACCACGATGTGGAGAAGATTGATTCGTCTGCCCTCAAGAGAGTGACTGGGACCAGCGACGAGCGCATGATTAGCCCCCTTACTGATTCTTCTGGAAAATATCCAGGTATCGGCGAACCAATTGATGTATCTGGAAGTTCTGCTTTAGAGGATGCTTTCTACGACCCTCGTAAGAGAGAGTTGGTTGTCAAATACAAAGATGGTGGCTCGTATGTCTACGAGCAAGTTCTTCCCGGAGAAGCAAGTACATTAAATTCTGCCCCAAGTAAAGGTCGTGCAATTAACGACATTAAAAAGAATCACTTTGTTCGCAAGTATGAAAAAGAAGCCGGCTCGTCAAAACTTGAATGGAGCGAGACAAGCGGAACCAGTTCGGAAACTTCTGGTCGCTCGGGTCTTGACTACACAATTGAAAAACAAGCAGATGGAACCTTTTCTGCTGAGGCTGGAAAATCCACATACTCCTACCAAGACGGTCCCGATTTTGAAACCGTTGACACAGCAGACGGATTTGAGACAGAAGATGCCGCAAAGACATGGGCAGCACAACACGATTTTGCTATTATTGAAAGAGAATCAGGATACGACAAAATTGACAGAGACAATGAGAGGGCTCGTAGGAACCAACCAGTAGATGTTGGTTACAGTTCAGCACTCGAATCTGCAAGTTGGGATGAAAGAAACAATGAATTAAGCATCACGTACAAGGGTGGAAAGAAATACATCTACTCAGACTTCACTCAAGACGACCTTGACAAATTTGAAGCCAACCCAAGTAAGGGCAGAGCAGCAAACGAAGTCAAAAAGAATCACCCAGTCCGCAAGGCAGACAGTGGCCCACTTGGTTCACGTTCCACCGGGAAGTCATCTCCATCAAGAGCGGTCATTCCAACAATGCCAGACATTGATGGAATGGATGAACAAGATGCATCGGACGCATTAGAAAAATCCAATGAAGAGTTGCTTGATTTTATTGATGAAACAGAAAAACTGGCAAGAATGTCGCGTGGTGACGATAACTACAACAAATATTTCGGTGGTGCAGTTCCATACATAGAAGAACTATCCAAGAACCATGACGGTTCAGTTGAAGAGCGTAGTATTGCTTTGGAACAAGCAATTGACCAAGCAATGTTATATAGTCAGGATGTTGGTTCTTTGGGTGACGAGCGTGAGTCTCGCGAACTCGGTTCGCGTTCTGGTGCAGGTATCTATCGCAGTCCTGGGCGCGGTGCTCCACGACCAATTCGCAGAGATGAAGGACTCCGTGAATTGACCCCATTTGACGAACTCCCGCCAAAGGTTCAAGAACGTGTCAACGAAAGTGTCATGGAATATCTCTATGACGAAAATCGCGGCATGTATTATGACGCCCAAGACGGCGGCGTTGACATGGATGAATTCCTTTCAGATAATGCAGGATTCCATCCATATGGATATGTGGCTTTGACAGACAAGGAAAGAGCCCAAATTCGCGAACAAATGATGGATAGGTTTGCACCAAGAGAATACATGGATGAGTATGGCGACGAAGTAGATGCAATGATTGCCAACTGGGACAAAGAAGTGGAAGTAAACCCAGACGAAATGGTTGATTTGCTGGACAAGAACAAGGATGACTATGTTGAGGCCATTCGCGATGCATGGGATATTGAGATGGATAGGCAACTCAATTCTCGTGAACTCGGTTCACGTAGTTCGGGCAACATTGACGATGTTGATGTAAGTGGGTCAAGTGCTCTTGATTCTGCCTACTACCATGCGCCAACAGGTGAACTCGTAGTTGGTTATGCCAATGGAAGAAGTTATGTCTACGAAGGAGTATCCAACGAAGAATTCCAAAACTTTAATGACAGCCCGAGCAAGGGCAGGGCTATCAACGAAATCAAGCGCACACATAGCTTCCGAGTTGCCAGTGATGAGGACAGAAATGACCGCATTGCAGGTGACAGAAGTGAAAGTGATGCAATGTCAAGAGGTGCTCTTGAGTCAAACTGGAAGAGAATCGGTTCAGCAGAACAACAACGATATCTTTCCCGTGAAACCAATAGTGCAATAAGTTCTGGTTCTGGTCAATCAACGGACGAACTTCTTAATGCAGCAAAAATGAGAGCCATGGATGACAGAAACATGGCCGACCTAGAAATGCAAGCAGAGTCGGTTGGTTCTGGTGGACGAAGCATTGATGTTTCTTCGAGTCAGGCACTCAACCGAGTGACATACGATAAAGAAAACGAATTACTCTCTGTTGAATATCGCGGCCGTGACGGTAAGGGTGCTGGAACGGTTTACGAATACCAAGGTGTCCCAGAAGATGTTGTAGCAAGCCTAGAGTCGTCAGACAGCCGGGGTGCAGCACTTCGTCAAATCAGAGACGACTACGAATTCACTACTCGTGATGCACTGCCAGATTCTGCATATGACAAAACATCAAGCAAGCCACTCGGTTCAAGCAGCTCCAACAATACCCCTAATTTCAATCGTGAAGACATGGGTAAAATTCTTGACCGCGTTAGACAAACGCGAGAATTCCAAGACCTTGAAGAAGTCCAAAATACTCTTGACGGATACATGGAGCGTTCTCCAAGCAGAACCCGTGCAAGTTATCCAGAACTTGATAAAGAAGAAGTAAGGGTAAGCAAACTGCTTGTTGAGAAGCGCAACGAGATAATTGCGGAGATGCTTGATGCTGGTGAAATAACAGACATTTCTGGTAAGCGTAAGCCACTCGGTTCGGGTGGGCGAATGGGGCCACGACCAGATGATTCTTCATATGCTCGTGACCTTGCAGACCAACGAAACAGAGATTATGCAGCAGGGGCCTACGCAACAAACCCAATAGGTAGATTTGCAGAAAACACAGATGGTGATAAGCCGTGGGTTTCGTATGAAGACCTAGACGCCGATGTTCGTGGCGAAATTGAGCAATCATATTATGAAAGCAATCCTGGGAGCCCACGTCCTGGAGCACGAGACTGGGACTCAGATTATGCACAAAACGACTTTGAAATGAACCCAGGGAAGTATGGGTATGCGGACGAGGCAAGTTTTGAAGAAGATTTTTCTGCCGATATGGCAAGGTTTGAATCTAGGCGCAAGCGACTTGGTTCAAGTAGTGGCTCTTGGCCAACACCAAGTGGATATGAGCCAGACGAGTTCAACATGAACGAAGCAATGTCGCAGATTGGTCGTGGCAATATTGCTGCAATCTCTGGTGGCAGAGTTGTTAAGCGTGGCAATGAAATGGTTCTCCCAGTCAACAGGAATCAACAAGTAGTTGTTGGTTACAACGGCGGCTCGGATACCTATTACGTTCGAGCAGAACAAATAATCACAAGTGGCAAAGATAAAGGTAAACACAAAATCCTCGCACAATGGGGTGAGGTTTATGCAGAAAATGTTGGAGAAACGGCATACAACGCATCTTTGAAACCATCAATGCACAGTGAAGAAAATGCAGATTTCTGGAAGACATCAGACCTTATTCCAAAGAACACGCTTGTTGACGGTGAAACCGGAGAGAAGATATCAAACGCAGGACCACTCGGCTCACGTGGTTCACCCGGAAGCACTCGCCCAGGAATGGGTGTCTATACCGAAAACAGCGACGACATGCTTTACGACGAAGCAAACGGACCAAGAAACTCAATTAGGCGTCGTGGCAACTATTCGCCACCAAACCAAAGACTGCTTGCAAGACAAGACAGAGCAGAAGCAATTGAAGAACTTGCTCAAAAAAATATTACACGGATGGATATTCTCAGAAAGACAAACCCTAAGAGATTTAGGGAAATGCTCAAGCGAGAAAATATAGACCGTAGGGATTGGCGAGAACTTGCATACAGAGATGCAACAAATGCAATTGACCAACTTGCTAGGTATCAAGAACGCCGAGCCAGCGGTAACGGCATTAGAAGACCGCCTGGCGGCAACCTCCCAAAAGTTGACCCGTCACCACGGGGTGACGGACTCTCGCCGTTTGCAAACCTGAAAGACGGCGACATCGTCACTCTTGATAACGGAGCATTTAAGGTAAACGGAACTGAAGAATTGCGTGGAGCACTTGGTTCTCGCGCATTTAATTACGGACCAGAAACAGAAGTGAAGACAAAAGCAGAAGCAATGAAGATGCTTACCGACCAATTGATAAAATCAATTGAGTCAGCAGAAACTGGTGAATGGAAAATGCCATGGAGGGTTACAACCCTTCCGACAAACCCAACAACTGGAAAAATGTATTCTGGTTCCAACTTTATGATGTTGTCCCTTATTGGTGAAGCGCGTGGATACACAAGTTCACAATGGGGTGGATACGGACAATGGGCAGACAAGGGTGGACAGGTTCGCAAGGGAGCCAAAGGTGTTCCCGTATTTGTTCCGATGCCGTTCAAGGGGAAGTTGGACCCAATAACAAATGAAGAAGACGGGGGCGGAATGTCATGGAAAGTCATTCGGGTATTTAACCGTGACGAAGTAGACGGACTGCCAGAAGATTTTGCAAACCCACCAGTTCTTCCAGAGGGAACAAGAATTGACAACCTGGAAAAAACAATTTTGGAAGTTGCGCCAAAAATAACCAATAGTGGAAGTAGGGCTTTCTACCGACCAAGCGAAGATTCAATTACCGTTCCAGAATTTAAAAATTTTAAAAGTGCACGCGATTACTACAGTACGGTTGCACACGAACTGATGCACTGGACTGGAAGTGAGTCGCGTCTCAACAGAAAAAAAATGAATGCTTTTGGTACACCAGAGTATGCATACGAAGAACTTGTCGCCGAAATTGCATCAGCAATGTTTATTGGGGCTCATGGACTTGAGCCAAACATTCAAGAAAACCATGGACCATACCTGAAGAGTTGGCTCGCGGTGCTCAAAGATGACCCAACTGCATTACAACGAGCAATTAAGGATGCCCAGGCCGCATTTGATTACGTCAATGGTGCTTCCCCAAACCTCAGGGGTTTGATGGGTTCCGAAGATAATGGCGGTCTAGAGGCTTCTGCAAAAACAGTTGAAAAATTGTCAACTCCATTGGGTTCCATGACATCGCGCCCCGGCATAGGGCTTACAGCCAATGATGTTAGGGATATGGATAGCGACCAACTTGATTCCATAATGAACCATTTCGGTCCACAAAATGTATACAACGCTCGTCCCGGTGAGATAACGCAGGAAGATTATGAAGATATTGCAAAATTCCTAAATAACCTTACAGCCGAAGAGGTAATGGGATTCAGTAATCGTGATAGGGGCACATCTAGACCATTGGGTTCACGTTCCAGTTCTGGCGTGACAGACGGAAAACCCAAGAGTGCTAGAGCAAAACTTGAAGATGTCCCAGTACCCCCAATGCCACGCCAGTACGACGAAAACAGGACCAGTTCCGATGCATACGAAGATACTGAAATGGAAATTAGCAGTTACCTAGAGTCTCTTTCAAATGCCATGAAAGAGATTGTTGGCGATGATGAGTTTGAAAAGACATTCAAGCCAAGAGTGGACAGCATTATTGATGACATGCGAGACGAGCGTTCCCAATATGCAGAACCGCCAGACTGGGCTCTGAACAGGGCATGGAAACTTCACAAGGAAATGGTTTCTCGGTCACGCATGCGTGAGCCGCTTGGTTCTAGTAGTGGCAATGGACCGCTTGGTTCTCGCATGAATCTTAGCCAAAGTGAGAAAAACGAAATAATCGCAATGGCACGACAAATGAGAAAGTCAAACTTTGCCAAAAGTGTTGTTGCACAATATGACACAAACGGCGGACAATTATCGGATGGTCAATGGGCGGCATTGAACCGAATGACCTTGCGAGGTGGTGGGAGAAATGCAATGGGTTCTCGTAGTGAACCAAAAAAGCCAAGAACACCCAAAGGTGGATGGTCGCCAGAAGATAGGCAGAGATTTGCCGACAGAGATATTCTCAAGTCACGAAAAGTTCCAGGTAAGCGTCTCCCGGGACCAAGTGCATCCGAGTATGGTGCACTGGGTTCAAGGTCGGCATTTGTTAATGGACGAACAGTTGACATGGAGCCCAGACAGGACACCAAACCACTACGAATTGGATTGAGCGACATTGTATTCGGAGATGACGGGAAGGGTAAATCCTGGGCTTTGGCCGACCTTGCTAGAAGTAGTTCTGAATTCAGAAATATAACCCCACAGGAATTAATGGGAAGATACGGAATTTCCGAACGTGCCGCTCTTGACATGAAGAAACCAGGTGCAAAAATACGTGACCCATACCTAGCAGACGAACTGACTAATGCCTTTGGTTTTACCCCATCCGAAATTTGGGGACGAAACAATCCAACTGCCTACCAAAATGCAGATGGAAGCCTAGTGGACCTATCGGACCTGTTTGAAAAGCCAGATAAAGACTTTGACCCAACACTTGATGGTTCGCTACCCGTGGTGGAACTTCCAGATGCTGATGCAACATTGGAAGGAATTTCTTCTGCCGATGAAGCACGGAAGGTACGCAAGAGGGTGGGTGGTTCGCGCAGTGGAAAACTATCAACGGGTTATGATGCCCAGGTTCTTCTTGATGAGATTGGATACAACGGCTCCCGAAGTAGGCGCGCCCTTGAGCAGGCTTTCCCAGAAATATCAGAAAAGCGCTGGAGGTCAATTGCGGGCAAGGATTCAACGACTGGATTGACAGTAAACGAAGTCAATTCAATCCTAAAAAGATTAAAGTCAAACAAAAAGGGGACTGATATTTTTGGGGAATCATTTGAATCTGGAACCCAAACCCCCGTTGCCTCAATTTTCAGAAACCCACTCATTGTTGCAAACATTGAAAAACGGGGTGGAATGAATGCAGTCGCCGAAGCCTACAAAAAGGCAACTGGTAGGAGTATCTCAAGAGCGCAGTCGTACAGATTGAGGGATAGCAAGGACTCCATCACATCAACGGAACTACGAGTGATGCTGAATGAACTCGGTATTTCCGTGGAAGAGTTTGATGCACGAAATAAGGGGTAGATACCCTTGCGAGCAAGTGAAGTATACTAGGCTTGTATAATTAGAAGTTAATAATTTTATTCTAAAGGATTGGTTTCATGGACTCAAATAACCCTAACAATACTGTCTCTTTGAGCATTGACTCAGAGGGAAGCGTCCTGAAGTGTACCAAGGGCCTAAATCCTGGTGAGTGTGGGTTCACACCAGGTTCAGCTGTCTGTGGTAAATGTGGAGCCATCCCAGTTGAGATGAAGGTTCTCTCTTCTGACATGTACAACGCTATTGAATCAGAACTCGAGCGATTGCGTTCACTGGTAAGTACCAAGCAAGAAGAAAAATCTGTAGGTCCTTGTTGGGAGGGTTACGAACAACTTGGAATGAAAAAGGGCAAGGGTGGGAAAATGGTTCCCAACTGCGTGCCGGTTAAAGGTAAGTCCGCCGAGGATGTTTCAATGGACGAAGAGGGCAACGGTGAAGAGTTGCCGAAAAAGAAGAAGCGTCAAATTCCCGTGGCAATGGAAGATGCCGGTACGGAAGATGACTCCAGCATGGAATTGCCGTATGACATGAATGACGAGGGGGATGAATCAGACGAATCAAGTTTGAGTGCTGGAGATTTAGCCCAAGAAGAAAACAGCGAAGGCGAAATGGCCGACGAGGATACCGTTCCAACCTCAGTTCCTGCCAAGAAGAAACCAGCAGTTGCAACAGACGAAGAAGATGATTCTGGAGACGAAGATGTAGCAATGATGGACAAGTTTCGCAAGGCTCGCTTGGGTCAAATGGGCGTAAAGAGTCTGGAGATGCGAAATGATGGGTACAAGTGCGCCATTGATAGAAAACTATACTCCTCAAAGGTCGATACATGCGCTGGTTGTGAGGGTGGCTGTCACGGAACCAAGGGTCAGGTAACACTTCTGCATGCAGAGGGATATGCACAAACCCTTGTCAAGGGTAACATTATTGATTCTGGCTTTGTTCCTGAGGCAGATATGTTTGCGGTAACAATACGCCGCAAGGATGCAAAAGTATTTGATATTTTCATCAATGGTGCAACTGGACAAATTCAGGGTCATCGACTAAACGATGATTTCTCAATCAGTTCAAAGAATGACTTGCTTTTGGTGACATTTGACGAAGCCGGAGATATTGCTGTAAAGACAATACCTGGAACTGTTGTGAGTATTGAGCCAGATTCATTTGAAGGCGTTGACTCCTATGCTGTAGAAGTAGAAACAAAAGATGGAAAATCATACGATGTATTTGTTTCACTTGATGGCAACATTCTTGGCTACGACAAGTACGAAGAAGAAGATATTGAGATGATTGAGGCCGAAGCCGCCGAGATAGCACTAAAGCGCGCCTTCAGCGAAGAAACTCGTCAGGAGATGGCCGAAAGCGGTGGGGCATTACCAGACGGTTCGTTTCCAATCAAAACCGAATCCGACCTTAGAAATGCAGTATCTGCATATGGAAGAGCATCGGACAAGGCGGCCGCAAAAGCACACATTATCAAGCGAGCAAGAGAATTAGGCAAAGAAAACCTCATACCAGCAAATTGGGTAATGGGAGAGAAGTCAGAATTCATTGATGCCCTTGATGATGATTTCAAAAAACAACTACTTGAATTCCAACTTCTTAGCGAAGAGACATCGTCCAATAGTTAACGATAAAGCGAGTTCCCATGAAGGGTAAGAAAATAAAATCAACTCGTTTCATTCTTTCGTTCAAGGCTCTTGGACACTCACAGGAACGCATTGAGGAAATCACACATGACTTCCTTGATGGTGTTCGTCTATCAACCAAGGCTATTTCTAGGGGTGACGAAATACTGGTTAAGGGAATATCTGTTGGAAAAACCATAGGAGGGACTGGGGATGTTCCCAAAAAACAAGAGAACGAACTTCCTGGTGTAACAAATATCAACGGGTGGAAGTTTGAAAAGGCGGCAAAATATGCCCCTGGTAAAAAACTTCAGTTATTTCCAACACAGCAACAAAGAAACTCCCCTTCCAAAAAACCAAACTTTGGCTGGATTGACGACGACACTCAAACATTCGGTTCCCCAGAAGAACTTGTCAACGATTTGCTCGCTAAGCCAAAAGTAGAAAAAAAAATATACAACGTTGATAAAGACGGTAACCCAACATCTGTATTTTGGGAAGAAGATAAAAAGGAAATAGAAGAAAAATCACTTGGTCGTTCAATACGAGAAATGAACCCCCGTGGTGGTTTGGCTCAACAGGCGGCGAGTCGCCTGAGAATAGTTGTTGATGACTTGGGAAAATTTAGGTGCCCACCTGGGACACCGCAGGCAAATCAATTTACCGACAAATTGGGAACAACATGTTTTGCTGTCAGCGTAGACGAACTTGTTGGATTGGTCGAAGGGGCAATACAAAAGTTCCAAATGACTCCTAGTGGTCCAAAATTTGGAAATGTTTTAGAATCTCTTTCATCAAGGGGAACACAGGGAACTGGAAGAATGGGGGAGTCACGAAGACTTGCCGAAGGTGCAAGCAGGTGGTTTTCTGGTGCCGTAAAACGAGTGGCAACTAGGCACAACAAAATTGATGCCAATGTCAAACATCTTGAAGACACATTGGGAATTGGTTCAACGGATTTAGAGAGAGCAACCAATGCTGACCTAACCAAGATATTTCATACGCTCAAATCAAATGGACATTGGGATATTGAATATAGGGGTGGCATAAGCGATAAAAAACTTCAACCCCTTTTAGACCAAATGGGTCTTAGTCTTCAAGATTATAGAAAAACAGAACGGGCTTTTTTGTCTCGACTATTGATGGAATATTCGGAAAACCCAGAATTGGCAAAAAGAGTTGCAAGAATTTATCATGTTGGAGTCGGAACTTACAGAAACAACAGTGGTCTAGAAGCAGCCACCGATTTACTCCTACCCCCCGTTGGGGCAAAAGATGTCAGGAGGGGAATGGAAGATGCAATAGATGCCAAATTTGAAATCATGCTTGATGTAGGGCAAATGACTGGAGAGGCAACTAGGTTCAAGGGTCCAGAAGTGGTTTCCAAAAAACATCGCTGGGGTTTAACCGTATCTGGTGGTGCAACAGAAGAAGAGCGACAGGCTGCATTGCTTGACTATGTAAACAAACAAAACGATTTTTCAAATCGCGCATCGCATTTTGTTATGTTTGCCAGCAAAGACAAACATGTGGGAAAAGGTTCCAATACCGCATCGCACGAATTAAATCATGTTCGTCAAGCAATGGCTGTTTTGCATAAAGCGCAAGAAAGTGACAAATTAAAAGGAAAGAAGTTATCCGAAATGACTTCTGGAGATTTGTGGGATGTACTTGTGGATTTAAATGACGATATTGATATGAGGGACTGGGAAAAAGTACGTAAAAATAAGGGATTGATTGATGTGCTTGGTGGTGACTACCCGCGTGAATATGATGAAAGGAGGAACGATGTTGGAACCCTTGAGTTATTGGCAGAAGTTGGTGCATTGCATGACTCTGGGGTAATTTCTGGTCAGGAAATTGAAGACTTTCTTGATGTGCACTCCGCTTGGCAGCGTCAAGACAGTTCCGTAAAAAGAGATGTTTCTAGAAAAAAAACAATGCAGGCAACACGAAAAAGGGTAAGTCAACCAAGTCGCAACAGTGAGGGTGTTCTTGATGTCCCCGTTTTTCCAGAATCCGATGGTGCAACACGGCGTCGCCCCCCAAGAAGGAGCGGAAAAACATTTTTTGATAGTGATGGAACAAAAAAATATGCAGAAGAGCATAGAAAATGGGTGCTTAGCAAACTTACCGAAAGCGAACAAAAAGCAATAGAGCGTCTTGGAAGACCAGAATACGAAGATAGGGATATTGTAAAAATTACAAGGCTTTCATCAGTTGAGGACAGTATTAAAAGAATGGAACGAAGGCACAGAGAACTTGTTGATGTCGGTCTTGAACCAGACGGTCTTAGTGTCCACGAAGCATCGGTTTCACAACAACTAGAACGAACACTCATACCCACCCTGACGGCACTTGACAAAAGTGACCTTCCAGACAGAATACAAATCGTTATTCCATCAGGCGAAAAATGGGACCAATATGGTCATGCTGGTGCAATGTTAATGCCAGAATCGGTATCGTCGCACAACATCCTTGATAACGAAATGGCGATTGAGCCCGGAATGGTCATTCTTGACACAAGCCCTGGAACGCGCGGTATATTCCATGCAGAAAAAAATGGCGGGTCTGTAATTCTTCCACCTTCAAAAATTAGACTTACACACCTAGATGCCGACAATGTTTGGCATGCCGAAATTGTTGACCAAGAATCAAGCATGGATACCATCAATAGGCTTGAGGGATTACTCCCAACAAAAGCAAACGACAAAAGGAATGACAAACTCATTGCTCGGGAGGTTGATTCCATCCGACAGGTAATTGACACCCATCGTAGTAATGCCGCAACTAGTAATTCCGGGATTCTTGGAGATGGCTTAAGCCATCCAGTTTTGGCTAGTCGGATACGAAAGAATAATACCGATGTGGTCAATTCAATACTTGATTCTGGTGGGAAACCGTTTGACGGACCCGAACAAATAGGTTCGGATTTACCAGACTGGCTAAAAAAGCAACTGTTTGACAAAAGCAAATTTCAAGAATTAATAGATGGCTATTCAGATGACGATGTTTCCAGTGCCCTTGATAATGCCGCACTTGACCTCCACGAAGGATTTGACCGTCGCGTTCGTGTCAGAATGGGTGACGATGGCTTGAACTCACTGTTGTCTGGAAATACAGTTGCTGCCCCAAAACTAACAGGCTCTCGAGCGATGATGCAAAGGAGATTCTTGGCATCAAACGGAATCACCGAAGATGCAAAACCAGACACACATCCAGTTCGTGGATATGTAGCGCATGACGTGCACGAGGATAAAGTTTCTGAGTTACTCAAGATGCAAGGAATTGTCACTGGTGATGCTCCAATAGAGTTTGATTCATCCAACCACCCCTATGGCTCCGTTGGTGCCGATGGGGATATAGAGGTATTGTTGCGACCAGAAGTTTCTGGAAGAACTGCGTACTCGCTTGGCAGAGGTATTGATAATGACAAAAAACCAGTGTGGATGAATTCCGATGATATGTCAGCCATATCGGAAGCATTGCTTCCAGTAGCAGAAAACAGAAAAGACAACACTGCTGGTATTTCAAATGCACTAACAGCACATCTTGATAATGACCTAAGTGCAATGAATAACATGAAGGTCGTAAAACCAAATGCCAAGAAACCTTCCTACCAGGAAGAGATGGCAGATGCCAATTTCTCTGGTGGACAACCATACGGGGCGCACATTTTGGGTGGTTTTAATAGGGATGATGTTGCAGAAATTAGACACCCTTGGAGCAAAATTGAGAAGTCGTCAACAGATGTTGATATTAGTGATGTTGCTCAAAAAGAACCAATTTCGGAAAAATTAACTCGTCTTGGTTACTCGGAAGAAGAGATTAATTACTTCTACTCACTCAATGGTCGGAATGGAACAAGTGGGATAAATACTTCTGCCATGAAGCAATTGCGAAATTATAGAAAAAGCCAGACCGTAAAAAGCGACTACGAAAAAATGGGTGTTCCGAGTGTTTCTTTCCCACAGAAGCATGGGCTTGACATGCACTCCCCTAGTTCTTATTCCACCAACCCATCTGACCGAGGGAAAACAGTGGAGGCAGTACTGTCAAAACGCATTGAGCAAGAAATGGATGCCGAACTTGATGCAACAATGAAAAAGATACAAAAAGCAAGAGCTGAAATGGTTGGGGTTGGTTCGTGAACGGTGTTCTTGTTGCCAAATCTGGGGGAAGTTCTGTCTACTTTATTGTTGACCAAAATATAGGTAGAGATGAGACTGGTGCTGTTATTGGGTCGGATGGGATTGTTTATTCTGTTCCATTCTGGGACTGGGTTAATTCAAAACACGACCTTACCGAGTTGAAGGGGAGCGAATTCCTTCAATTGCTTTGGGGGGAACCGTCTGCCAAAGATGAGAAACTATGGCTTGATATTTTTGTCAATGGGGCAGTTCCAATAACACAAGACATACTCGGTGACACTGAAATCATGCCACTACAGGGAAAAAATGTGAAACAAAAACCCAAAGAAATCCTAAAGAAGCAGCGTGATACTATTAATATTCAAACGAAAATAGCCAAATTAATACTGAGCATAGGAGAATAGATTATGTCTGAATACGAGGTAAAACTTGACCCATTGGGCGGGTTGCTCCCACAGGAACTAATTAGCGGCGATGTATTGCACGGACATGGCCCACGTCGAGGAAACCTTGAGAGACTTCTTCGTTACTGGAGACCAATTATGAGAAAGGAGGGTGGTTTCCGTCGCTGTCGAGTCATCCTTGCTAATCACCCCGAACTTTATCCATTGGAAAGAATCTGTGCATGGCTTCACCATGAAACAACTGGGCTATGGCCGAATGAGGGTTGTCATCATCCAGGCATGAAAAATTGCAGGGGCAAATTACGCAAGCACAACCTATCTGGTGCCGCACTTGCTAGAGCACTAACACCAGGAAACAAAAAGAAATCACTACTTGATTCTGATGTTTTTTTTGCTGAATGGTTGGGCGATAGCTACGAGGATACACCAATGGTTACTGTTTCTGACTTCATGCATGCAACAGATGTTCTTGCAGAATTTATGGAAATGGAATCCGAATTTATTAAGGAATTACGCAATTACGAAAATTGGGAGATGGACGGAGAAACGATTGATGGGGTAAAAGTTAAGTCGCTTCCCTACGAATCGCAATACGACCTTGATTGCTGTGGTGGATTAGATTTACTTGGCGGGAGATATGAGTAAAGACAACAGAAAAGCACTAACTAGAACCAGAATCATTCTAGGGAAAGCAGACCACAATACCCCCAACAATATTCTTCGTTTATATGCTCCCAATAAAAAAGAAATTATGCAATTTAAAGCCATATCTTTAGTCACCGGGTACAGCAGAAAGAATAGAAATGAGTATCAGAAAAAAGTTCTAGGACAGACATTGCTGACTCGTGCAATACCAGGAGATTCGGATAGGTTTCGTTCCCCAATTCGTTCTGCTGCATGGCGTGCCGCGACTCCCGGAAAGCCTGGTGTTGGTGGCTCGCTACCAGGAGAGAATCGGGCCAGCAGATGCCCTGAGGGATATCAGTACGGGGGTCGTTTTACAAATTCCCAACTATCAACATGTGGTGCAAAATTGTTTGATATCCCAAGCGCTATTGGTCTAAGTATTTCTGCCCTTAAGAAAATAGGAAGAAGTTTAACGACAAAACCGCAGGTAGCAAAACCATTAACACCAGGCGAGTATGGGGAAATACAACAGGGGAGACAGCCAGTTATTCTGATTCCCAAGGTTGCTGGTGTGAGTCGTGCTGTTCGTACTGCTAAAGCGGCATCGCTGGTTACCGAAATGGGAAATTCAAATGGCAGATTTACAAGAATGGTTCGCAGGGATGGATTTACTCTACAGCCAGTTGTCCCTGCTTCGGTACTAAGAACCATTCCCGACAACAGGGACATGGAAGGCGCTCACTATATTCAATCGGTAATGGGGCAATCAGAAATGGGTGGAGAAGAACTTGGTCTTTTGTCAAACACGGGAATACAAAAATTAACATATGTTTTGCCTGGTGGTTCAAATATCTCCCTTGAAAAAGTTAGAGAGTTGACAGTTGGTGAAAGAAGAAAGCTTGGAAGAACGGTTAATACGGCAAACTCAATTTCAATAGCAAATGACCCAGCAGCACGACTGAAGTATGTTGCCAATGAAACTGGTGACGGCATGGGTTATACGGAAAATTTTGTCAACATCAGAAATCCTCACCAAATTGTTGGGGATGGCGCAAAGACACGCGAGAAATGGGTTAATGAGGTTTTTGGTGTAAGGGGAAATCGCCGAATGAAGCCAATGAACTCATCAAATATGTCAACACGTGAAACGGCATCAAATGCTCAATCTGGACAAAAGATAACATCAATTGATGCCGCAATGAATCACCTAAATGAAGGTGGGACGCTATCCGACATAAGTCCAAAACTCCTTGCACAGATTCTTTCCGAGGGCGCATTTTCAAAAGAGAACAAAATAAGCGCATCTTCGTCCATTGTTGAATTAGGAAACAGAAAATATATCTATAACAAGAAACCAGGAAAATTTGAGGCGATTTCAGAACGGTTCTCTGAAGATATGCAACAATTTCTTGGCTTGGAATCACCAGACATTTACCTTGTTGGGAACGGCGATAATCGCAAGTACCTGAGAGAGGATGTGGAGAGTGCACTGATTGGGGCACGAATACAGAGAGATGCAACATGGTCATCCTTTGCTCCAGGCGATATTGCCAAGTTGCTTGTGGCCGACCTTGTAACTGACCAGCGAGTAAGGACTCCGGATTCTGTCGTTGCAATGAAGATTGGTGACAGAACAGTACCAATGGCATCAATGAATATCTCTGGGTCGCTCATGGATTTGGATAAAATAGAAATTTCCAAACGTCAAAAATTGGTCATAGATAAACTTCTTTCGTCAACCCTAATGACTGAATACTCTCGTTATTATCAGCAACTAAAAATTAACGATAGAGTGCTGATGAGAAAGCAAATCTCCACACTTCTTGCACGCGCCAAAAAATTCAATACAGAACAATACCGTCAACGCCTATTCGCCGATGGTCTTAGCGAAGGTGAAAAAATCCATGTAAATATGTTGGCAAAACTATTTGAAGCCAGAATAAACACGCTTGAAAGAAGCGGTCAACTTATTAAAAAGTATCTTGAGGGTGCACAATAATGAAGTATTCAGTTGTCTATGATGTTGTGAGAAACGAACCCTATGCCGTCATCATTGATGTCAAAGGCAAGAAAATTGCATACGGAATCAATGCCCATTCAAAATCATGGGCGATGAACGTGAATGCCTATTCAAATAAAGATATACCCCTCCCAATTGGGATGAATTTCAGTAAATCAATATTACTAAATAGTGAAATGCAAAAACAATTTACCGAAGCCTTTGGCGAGATGCCACAGCAGAGCAGACGACTCTCAAGACGTGTCAAAATGTTATTGCGAGAAGAATCAGAAATACCACAACCCACCGAATTTATTTTTGGAGTTAGTCCAGACAATCTGAACAGAAAGTCTCGTGACAAGAAACAAAACCGTGGTAAGGCTACGGAAAGAAAGGTTTATCCGATTCTTGCAGCAAAACAAAAACAACTCTTTCACAATGCCTATCTAAAAAAAGCCATCGGATTTGATTCAATTCAAGAAGAAAAATCCGTTACTTCAATTGAGACCAAATCGGCCAAGCCAATCAGGAACCCAAAGGGTGGACTGACTGCTGCTGGTAGGGCACATTTCAAACGCACAGAGGGTGCGAACTTGAAACCAGGTGTTAAGGGTGCCGCTGATACACCAGAAAAGATGAGAAGAAAGGGTTCTTTCCTTACCCGTTTTTTCACCAATCCATCTGGACCAATGCAGGACGAAAAAGGAAATCCAACACGACTTGCCCTAAGTGCAAATGCATGGGGTGAACCAGTTCCCAAGAATGCATCTGATGCTGCGCGCTTGGCAGAAAAGGGACGCAATCTTCTAAAAAGATACGAAAATTCAAAAAAGAAATCAAAAGACTAGGTAAATTATGAAAAAAGAAACAGAAGAACAGGCATATGCACTGAGAATGGCAATCCAACTTGGGTGTGCTGGTGCCCATAAGGGTCCAGATGGCAAATGGATGCCGTGTAAAGACATGTCCGAAATGGAGCGACTGTCAAATGCCGCCGAGGAATCGTCATGGACTAATGACAACTCAATTTCTTCCCTAAGACGCAGGGAGCAAAGTGCGAGACTTTACGGGAAATCGGCTCTCATGGAATCAATTGAAAAAGGGAAAAAGCGCAAACCAAAAAAGAAGGGATGGGAAAAACTTACCGAGAAACCACTTCCCGTTGGGGGCATTGGAACACTCCCCAGTGGGGGCTTGTATGGCATGACATCAAAGGGTTTGGCTGTACCCATCTCGGCGCCACGTGATGCCGACCCAGATGTTTTTTCTGACCCTGATTCGGCACGGATGCGAGCCAGACAACTTGACTGCATCGGCATAAGTCGAAGGGTTTCAAGGAGCGGGAAAACGATATGGACACCCTGCACCAATATGAGCGACTATGCAAGGTCTGCCGGAACAACGGCATTGGGCAAAAAAAACAAGAAAGAAAAAGAGCGCAGGGTGGTCAGAACAATCGTTAATGAGGAACTAAAAAAACGTACAAAACGGTAGTTTGCATTAGTTCCCCTGCGAATGGCAAATCATCTGCTATTTTTGATATACATCGGTTGGGTGCTTACCTGAGCTGACTCTAATAACCAACATTCCAACAACTAAGGAAAAATATCATGGCACAGGAAAATTTGAAGGAGCTCCAAGGAGCACTTCGTCAAAAAATGGCAGACAATAAGTCAATCGCCGACTCGTTCAAGGTCGAAGAGGGCACAGTTGTCATTAACCAAAAGCAGAAGTCAGCTTTTGATGCAAACATGAAAGACATCAAAGAACTCAAGGGTTTGATTGATGGCATGGAAGCAATGGAGCAAGTTCAGCAGTGGGGCGCACAAGCATCAGACACATCTGTTGCAGCAGCCGCAGCCGCTGGTTACTCAATCCCTAAGCAACAACTTGAATCAATCGGCGAGTCATTCTTGGCTTCAGCTGAATTCAAGGCTCTTGCTGGTGGTCGTAACGGCGCAAACATGCCAGCACCATTCCAGTACAACGGAAGATTTGATACCCCTGGTGGTTACAGCCAAAAGGACGCTTACACAGCAATGCCAAGCGGCTTTCCAACACAGTTCGGTTCAGTTCAACGTGACCCAATCGTTATCCCACCACGTCGCACAAAGCGAGTTCGTGACCTATTCCCAGTTCGTACGACCACATCGGCAATCATTGAGTATTTCCGCATGACTGGTTTCACCAACAACGCAGGCATGGTTCCAGAGCGCAACGGCGATACATTTGCCGCGAAGCCACAATCAAGCATGACGTTTGAAGGTGTTCAGACATCGACACGGACAATGGCACACTGGGAAGCAGCACACAGAAATGTTCTTGCTGACGAACCACAGTTGCGTTCAATCATTGACAACGAGTTGATGTACGGTCTTCGTCTCCAAGAGGATTACCAAATCCTTAACGGTGACGGCAGTGGAGAAAACCTTCAGGGCATTTTGACCACTCCTGGCATTCAGACCTACAACTGGTCAATGGGTGCAACCTTGCCAGTCAAGGACACCAAGGCCGATGCAATCCGTCGTGCTGCAACCCTCTCCTTCTTGGCTTACTACGAGCCATCTGGTGTTGTCTTGCATCCAAACGATTGGGAAGACATCGAAATGACCAAGGACAGCAACGGTCAGTACCTGATTGCAGTTTCGGTTGCATTGGGTGGAGAACCAAAGGTATGGCGCTTGCCAATCGTTGAGACTCCAGCAATGACTGAAGGAGTTGCTCTTATCGGTTCATTCGGTCAGGGTGCACAAATCTACGACCGTGAGCAGGCCAGCATTCGCATTAGCGAACAACATGCTGACTTCTTCATTCGCAACGCAATCGTCATCTTGGCCGAGCAACGTCTCGCCCTTGCTGTCAAGCGTCCAGAGTCGTTTGTGAAACTAACCTTCAATAACGCACCTGCTTGATAATTAGATAACAGGTTACAAAACCCCCGTGTCACACGTTGTGGCATGGGGGTTTTGTTGTTTACCCACTTCCTCCATTCTCAACTTAGATGTGGGAGACTGTAGTTACCTAAAAAGGAACAAATATGACCGACACAAACTTATTCAACGAACTCATGCAACTTCAATCACGGTTGGGCAATATCAACCAATCCGAAGGTGAATCGGAAAGCCAATATGACGATGACGAAGGGGGCGACGATGATGGCGATGTGCTTGAGGAACAACAAGACATTACCGATTTGGTCGGCGCACTGGGTGTATTCCTAGCAAATACCTATTCCGTGTACCACGAAGCCCATGGATTTCACTGGAATGTAAAAGGTCCAGATTTTGCTCAATACCATGCTCTTTTTTCTGGAATATACGAAGACCTTATTGAATCAGTTGATGCCATTGCAGAAAATATTTTGAAACTTGGTTACGACTCCCCCTTTAGAATGTCAGACATGATGGCGATGACGACAATCCCAGAATCAGAAAATTATGATGATGACGAAGAAGAAGACACACCGCTTGATATGGCTGTTGACCTTCTTGCAAGTGTGTCCGCGCTAGAAGGCGAAGCAAAAGAATTGTTTGAACTTGCAAACGATGCGGACGAGCAGGGTGTTGCAAACTTTGTGGCCGAAAGAATTGATGCATTGCAAAAGACAATGTGGCAACTGAGAGCTTCTGCGAACATGCAAAAACCAGCAATGATTAAGAAGAAGATAGTCAGGATTTCCCTTGGCAACGAATGAAAGATTCTGGTACGGAGCAACTCTCCTGAAGGTAATTGATGGTGACACCATTGAACTAATGATTGACTTGGGTTTCAACATCCACCACAAAATACGAGTTCGTCTGTATGGAGTAAACACTCCAGAATCAAGAACAAAAGACCTTGCAGAAAAAGAGATGGGTCTTAAGGCAAAGCATTACACCGAAGAATGGTTAACCAACCACCAGTGGGTTTATGTAAACACAATCCCAGACAAGAACGATAAATACGGTCGCATCCTTGCCAGAATTTTTAGTTCAGACCAAACCGACGACCCAACCACTGCATGTCTCAATAAGGACATAATTCAGGCTGGGTATGCACGGGAATACTTCGGCATTGGCGACAAGACATGGGCAGAGTTCAAACACGAGGATACAAAATGACGACATTGGGTAATTATCAGGGAAGAATAACCGGCATATACGTGCAAACAAAAGCCGATGAAGAAAACTGTCCTCCAGCGACTCAGGACATCGGACTAAACATTAAGAATCGACAGAAGGCAATTGACACAGCGGCTTACGGCCCACTAAACCCAAATGAACCAAATGATGATTTTTGGAAGAAAAAAGGTGACAGATGGAATGTAAGTATTGATGAAGCAAAAAAGCAAAGATGTGGGAACTGTATTATGTTTGTTCGCTCACCAAGGATGATTGCATGTATCGAAGGTGCATTGGGTAATGAGACAGGGAATACCGCTATGGACATAGTTGATGCCGGTCAACTTGGGTATTGCGAAGCTTTTGATTTTAAGTGCGCAGCTAAAAGAACGTGTGATGCTTGGGTCGTAGGTGGACCAACCACGACAGATGGCAAGGAAAAGTCTTAATAGGTAATGAGAGTCTGGATTGACCAAGACCTATGCACTGGAGATGGTCTATGCGCAGAGATAGCCCCAGATGTTTTTCATATGATGCCAGACGGTCTTGCGTATGTAAAAGAAGGAGACAAGATTTATGCGGCCGCTGTGGGGAACCCAGAAGGCGCAGCTGGTTTAGCATCCTTTTCGGACGACAGGCTTGATGACGTAATTGAGTCAGCAGAAGAATGCCCTGGTGAATGTATCTTTATTGAGCCTTAGGGTTGACGGTTTTTAAGATGGTCAACAACTGAATACCTAACAAGATGTGGTGTGGTTTGTGCAAATTCTGGATTAAGAATTTTCCTCCACCCATACGGTGATTGCATTAAGACACCAGGCAATCCTGTTGCCTCGCACGTTGTGGCAGCAATCGCCTCATATTTCTTAACGACGGCATTCATCTTTGAGAGAGCCTCTCCATCGTAAACATCTGATTGCTCAAAGTAGTAACGCAATCCAGCAAACTTTTGTTTAATCTGAACGACAATGTAATTGGAGTCTATTTCGGTTAACTCTTTGTCGCAATCAATAACAATCCGATACCAACCCTCGTCAACATCTATGGATTTATAAAACGGTGGGGATATCTTTTCCTTTAACTTCTCAACGGCAACCTGCAACTCATTCACTGATTGGTTCCATGTTCTTCTTTAATAGGTCCTCGTATGCCTCATTCGGGGTATTTCCGATACCAATAAGTTTTGACTCATCGGAATCCATCCAGAAGTCAACAGCGCTGCCATCATCACCAAATACATAGTCCATATAGTTGTTGCTAATGTTTTCATCGTCCCAACTCCCAATTGCATGCCACTTACCACCCTCGTAGGTGCCTCCGTAGCGAGATTGACGAATCACAATTGGGTACAAATTTATTTTTTTGTCCATACGATATGTTATCGCATTACAAGGAACATGTCGCCCTCTAATGCGTGTGCGAATATCCCATCAAATATTCGCTCTTCTGAGGAAAATCCCCCCGTGACAGCATGATATAGGCGTGATAGGTCAGCAAAAACAACATCGTATTGTTGCCACCGATGTTCAAATTGAACCGATGCGTCATACTTGATGGTGTTGGCAATTTTGCACATAATCGTTTCAAATCTTTGACGTTCTTTTTCGCCCCATTGGCGTCCCTGGTCGCAACAAAGTTTATCACCGTATGGAATATTCGTATTTGGTGGCATATATACCATTTCATTACCCGTAAGGTAATGTTTTTTTATCGGACAATAAATAGGGTGGTTGGAATCCACCGCACCATGTGCTTGCTCAACATAGAGGGACTTTTTCAAGAATTCAGCATCATCTTGTGAAAGATTTTGATACAACTGGATTCCATCAACAAAAAATGTTTTACCAGAATTAGGGGAGCAGGTAAATGTCCTCATGTTCCACGATGCACCAACGGCTGGATTTGGAAAGCCGATATGCTCCATATGCCAAACAACCAAAATATCATCCGTGCCAGTTGTAGCATTTTCCAAATTCCTCATATCAATGGTATGAGAGTGATTTTCCCTGTATGGAGTGTAATGCCCAGAGTCTCTCTGATTATTTGGGAACCATTTTGTAATATCCCCGAATGATTTCATAAGACTCAATTGCTCATCGCGAGACATGTCATATCCACGCAAAACGAAACAACCAGATGCCATGTATTCTTCAAAGCACAAAGCAATATCAATTTCTTGAAATGATGATATTTCGTAAGTTTTCATGGCTGACGAGGTAGGGGTCGAACCTACGACAAGCGGATTAACAGTCCGCTGCTCTGCCAACTGAGCTACTCGTCATTGATTTATTGAAGACTAGTTCATCTTTGTATCCCATGGAGGAATCGAACTTCCATCGATTGCTTAGAAGGCAATTGCTTTATCCATTAAGCTAATGGGATTAGATTTTCTTCTCTTTCTTTTGCTTCCGCCTGCGCTCACTGCGCTCTTGATTCCACCTTTTGTGACACGTCTTGCAATCACGCATTTTGAAGCCGGTATGTTTGCTGATTTTCCAATAGGTATTTCCTTCGTCGTAAAGATGGCCGTGTTTGCAGTGGGTTTTCCGGCTCTCCTTGTGATTTCCATGCAAGACAGAGTAACGCTGGTTATGTGAACGAGTTCCAACTTCTAGGTGGTCTGGGCGAACGCATGGCGGATGATTGCAGAGATGACAAACTTCCATCCCATCCGGAACAGGACCGTTTAGTTTTTCCCAAATATATTTATGCGTCTGAATGTTTCCGCTTATTCCATTTCGTTTGCACGAAAACATGCCATATGTTTTTACTGTGTTCGCAGTCCATTCCCAACAATCTGGTTTATCTGGATTACGTCCAGATTTATCTACCTTCTCCCAAAAACGTTCTTCTTCTGGTATTGGTTTTCTTCCTGCCATGCCTCTACTTTATCGGACATGCCCCTGTGGCACAATCATCTAAGGTAATTTCAATATCATGCGAGCGTTGAACCAATGGGATTGAGTGGTTGATTTTGGCAACAGATTTTTCGTATTCTGCTTGGGTTATTTCCTCGTATGGGGGCAATTGGAAGTTGTGGTCAGCATGCAACAAGAAAGATACGGATTTGACATTCTTGTCATAGTTCTTTGATAGCCACAATTTGATTTCTTCCAATTCTTCCTTGCGATAATACACTGTTACCGAAACAGCATTATCTGCCCACATGGTTTGCATTTTTTTGACCCATTCAAGTTGCTCAAGTGCGGTCATGTTCTTTGCAAGCATTGAACCTTCTGGTGACATGCATGGAAACTCAACAACAAAACGGGTGTGGTCTTCTCTGCCGTCAATGCCAACATCGTATTGAACCTTGTATCCGCGCTTCCTGCATGAATCAACAAGTGGGTCAGAGGAGCCGAAGCGGACTCTACGGATGTAGTAGGGAGCGAATGCTGGATGGATTCCGGGGGTAACACCCGGAAGCAGGGACAGGGTTCCCGATGGTTGCACGGTTGTGAGTCGAACCGATACTGGGAGATTATTCGCTTCGGAATACTCCTTATCAAATTTCTCAAGTTCCTTATACGCAGCATCAAGCCATGAAACCTGTTCATCCGAACATTGCAAAACACCAGTAACAGATTGACCCAAACGTGCATTCTTCCTCACGATTGTCGTTGTTTTCTCGTAAGGGTAGGACATTTGGGTGATTTGCTTCTGCACCTTATAGAGCAATCGGGAAACCTCAAGTAATTGTTCAAGAGATTCAATGTTTGGTAAGAAGATTGTTGCTAGGTTGCACGATTCTCCATTACCCAAGGCAATCTCTGCACACGGATTAAAGCCCTCCACAGAGGAGTCAGGCTTTGATTCTCCCAATCTCCCGTACTTCCTTGCAAGTTTCCTATTCAAGAGGCCGTAGGGCTCTCCAGAGCCGTCGTAGCCCCTCCAGAGTTCTGGTTGTATCTCCTCATAAGAGTCTGCATAGATACTGTTGTTTGAATTGGCGCGCCAACCCGGAACAGAACCAGATGACCAGTTTTTTGCACGCAGGAACAGAACATCGTCTGGGTCACCCATTGCTATTTGTGCTGAACGACGAGACGAACCAGAAACAACAATGCGACCGATGATGTTGCAGATGTCTAGGACATCAATTGAGCGAAGCTTCTTGCCGACACGGTTGTCCATCACTAGGCAAATGTCTTTTATCCCATCAATCAATGCACCAGGTCCAGATGCCGTACCACCAAATGTCTTGAGTTCTGCGCCATATTCACGAATGAGGACAGTGGAGTACGAAAATGATTTTCCTGTGTAGAAATATGACTTAAGAACGGCATGAAGCAATCTCTTCCATCCATGACGAGAATCTGGAACGATGATGTCTGCATCATTGCTTCTTTCCTGAGTAACCACAACACCACCAAGAACTTTAGGCAAATCGTGAATTTTGGAACGCTCTACCGAAAAGCCAACACCACCACCGAGCATTAGGTATTCAAAAATCATTTCAAAGTCTTCAATTTTTTCAATGTTTGTAAAATAGCAATTATTTAAAGATGCAGCATTTAGTTTTTTTACTAATGGTGTTCCCAACTGCCATAGTGAACGACCCGAAAAAGTACATCGTAAATTAAACATGTGGTCAAAGAGTGTTTGCGCCTCTTCTGTTGAATAAGGGACACCAACCTCAATTGCTCCGTTGATTGTTCTTTGAATTGTCTCTGACCATGTCTCAAGTTCGCCATTGCTTTTCTTGCGCGAGTATGTGCGAAGGTAAACAATTTCACCGAGTCCATTAAATCCCCATGGTGGTGTTTTTGTTTCATACGTCGCAACAAAACTATCGTCAATCATTTGATGTGCCCCTCAATGTGGTCGTTTGGTTCCTGAAAGATACCAGTTTACATCACCAAAAAATAGTGAAATTAAGAAATTAGACCTAATTCTTTTGCCTTCACAAGTGGGATGTAGTCACCCTTCCTGTGGATAAGTACGCGTATTGTTGCGAACTGAGTTAATTGACGATTTTCGTAGATATCTTCTTCAACAAGAACTGTTTGTGTTTCTTTGAGCAATTCAATCTGATTGAATCCAGCAATGTGTTTTGGTGGAACCTGACTACCAGCACAATCTCCGGTTGGGTGACCACAAACTGGGCACGGTCTTCTGTCGGCAGGAAATACTTCTGCTCCAGCAATTGAATATTTGCCGTTGAATCCGAGTCCGCCACCTGCCCTGAATGGTTCTGGGTAACTTTCCATATATAAAGTTTATCAGTAATCTAATTCGCTAAATTCAAAAACCTCAAAGCCATCTCTATACATTTGCTTGACAATGGCATGTCGACTTGCTTCATCTGCATTCATGTCAATTTTTTCGCCGAGAATGGATACCATCATTGAGGGAAACATGCTCTCCCTGAGGATTTTGGTTGCATCGTCTGGAGCGGCCAACATTTTCTTCCACTTAACGGAACGGTTTGTCCCATATGAATACGGTATGGCAACAAGGCTCACAACGGGCTTTTCTGATTCTTTGGAAACACATGCATGCGTAATCGTAAGGCATTCCTTGATTTTCTCCGTGTTGGCAAACATTTGTTTTAAGTCTTTGCCGCGACTGGCGAGTGGGTCTAGTGAAACAAACCCCTCTGCGACCATGGTGATGTCTGTGACATGCCAGTACTTCCTCATTGCAAGACAAACATTGAACGATTGCTGAAATCTATTTGCTGGAATTTGCTTCATGCTCTCTTTGCCCATCTGGCAGATTATCCGAAGCCTGGGGCCGTCCCAGCCAAAAAAGTTAAAACTGAGGTCTTCCCCAATTCCGTCTCTCTTAACCCCATCCTCTTTCGCCAACTGTGACGATGTGGAAATTAGAGCCATTTTGTTTATGTCGTCAGAGTAGTCATCAATCATCTCCCAACCCTAATACAAAACCCCTAGAAATCAGGGTATGGGTGGAGTTCCACTACGGACGGCAATCGTGTGACTAGAATCTACATTCTATGACAAACTCAAAAACCCCAAAAAAGAAGACCCCAGCAAAAAAGGCTCCAGCAAAAAAAGTTGCAGCGAAAACTGCCACCCCAGTTGCAAAAACGGAATCCTCTTCGGCTACGACCGGAACAGCAACTCCAACTTCTGCCTCATCGGCACAAATGGTAAAGATTGCCGTTCAAGTCGCGCCAAAAAAGAAATCGTTTTTACGTCGCCTTTTCGGCGCAAAGTAATTACTTTTTGCGTTGGTCTCGCTTCATCTGGCGAAACTCTTCTTCAACCTGCGCGTCAAATTCTGCTTGGTGCTTACGGCTAATGACAATCATTGCTCGTCGGCGTGATTCTGCGCGCATTGCTACTACTTCTTTGCGTTGCATGCGCTCGTCTTCTGCCAAACGTGGACGACCACGCTTCATACCACTTGATTTGAGTTTTGTGTATTCGCTCATTTTTGCTCCTTGGTTTAATATGGCTTTTTATTAGAGTAATAAAGGTAATCAAACTATGACAAAACAACAACCCCAAATAGAAGTTTTTTTGCCGAATTTTAGAAATGCAATATCCGATTATTTGTCAGAGCTGGTAAAGGTTTCCTCGGATTTTGTAGAAAAATCAGAAGTCATTGACAAACTTCTTGACATACTTGGCAACGACGAGGGATACCCCATTGACGGGGACGAGATGGCTAGATATTGGTCTAGGCGTTAGGTAAATCGTAGTCTTTCTTGCTTAACATATTTATTGTTTCTGATTTTTGAACAACATATGCCAGTGCAGGATTTTCTGAATTTGGAGCCATCACACGCTTTGTATTTTCGTTGTAGAGATTCGGCAATGACCTGAGGTATCTCTTAATTCTGTCAACTTTAAACATGACAAAAGATTCATCAACTGCAAATATGTAAACCCACCAAACGGCTTTCGTTACATTTAATCCAGATGGAACCCATATTTGATTCCCCTCTGCATCTTTCCTGTTTCCTGGGCTTTGGTGTGTTTCAATGACCATATTGCCATTTTTGTATCTATCTGTTTTTACCTCAACCGCGCCAGAACCGATAAGTTTTGCAAATTCAACTATGGACACTTCACCGGATTGACCAAACTCTAAATCTTTCTTGAAATCAATCTGATTGCCAAGTGCGCTGATGTCATAATCGGATAGTCGAGACATATGGACTATCCTATAGGTATGGCACACGAGATTGAAACGACCAACGGACAAGCGAGAATGGCTTACTCTGGGCCTTCCGTGCCATGGCACAAACTTGGAACATCAGTACGAGACTTGCAGACCATACCCGAAATGCTTCGTGCGGCTAATGCTGATTTTGATGTTGTAACCGCAGATGTGGCTGCCGTTGATGCTCACGGAAGATTCATTTTAAATGCTAATGGAACTCCGGTTATTGTCCCTAAAACCCGTGCCACAATTCGTGTAAACGATGATGGCTCATTTGATGGACTCGGAACAGTTGGTACCAGATACGTCGTACAGCAAAATAGGGAAGTTCTAGAACTTGCACTTGCTGTGTGTGGCGTATCAAAGGGGCAGGCGGTTCTTGATACATGCGGCGTACTCAACGGGGGGCAAGAATTCTTTGCCACGATTGACCTGGGACAAGTAGTAATTGACCCAAACGGTCTCAAGGACGTGGTTAAGCAATATATTGTTGTACACAATGGGCATGATGGAAAAACACCAATTTCATTTGCGAACACACCAATACGTGCAGTCTGTAAGAACACAGTTTTCGCAGCAATGCAGTCGTCGGCAAAGGTGAGTGCTCGACACACAAAGAATGCCGACCTCATTGTCACGAACGCGCGCGAAGTTTTACAATTATCAAGCCAGTCCTCTGATTCAATTCTTAGTTCGGCGACCAAATTGTCAAAAATAGAAATCCCTAACAGGTCAAATGCCTTCATGAATGCCGTGAACAATGTTTTTATCCAAAATAAAAACGAAACAAAACTTCAGCAGAAAAACAGAGAAAACATCATTGACGAAATCATCACCCTTTATTCGGCACCCAATAATGCTGGCGGTTATGGGTATACGGGGTGGTCGCTTTACAATACGATTGCCGAATACCTTGACCACCACAGGAATGCCACCGCTCAAGAAAAAGCAATGGCATCAATGGACGCCTATTCGTGGGTAAACAAGAAGAAATCACTTGCCCACGAAGCAATCCTTTCCCTAGCAAACTAGGAAACATGGGAACATTGGAGAGAACATCATCTAAGGGGAAACCCAGAATACGGTGGGCAGCAAATGAGTGATTTCCAACAAGGTGACGATGAGTGGATTGAGTATGAACCACTCATCCCTATTGACAAGGAAGATGTCGTTAGTTTTCTGGCCGATTTTGTCTCTGGTGCCGTAACTTCGGAGAGCATGTACCGGGACAATTTTTGCGCCATCGCCGCGGGCAAGGCATACCACGAATTTGGGCCAGAAGGGTTATGTCAGTTAATGCTGGCGATTGACGACAGGGCAAACTGGATAAGCGACATCATTATTGACGCTGCGGACATTGATGATATTTTATACAAAAAGTACGGAGTATTTGGGGGCGATGTTGTGTTTAAGGCAAGGCAGACCAATGCCATGCAGGAAATGAACCAAAAGATGTGGGCATTAAGGCGAAAATATACAAAGAAAATCGCCGACGAGATATATCAGGTTGATGCAATTCCAACCGAAAGCGAATAGTTGACCTTTCATTCCGTACGCCGTACATCTGATAAAATTGTGAGTACTGAAGAACTCACAATCTAGAGGAGTTCTCGGACCTAACTAAGGAGTAATAAAATGTCAGCTTACGTACAACAAACACTCGCAATGACCGTAAATGGTGTAGTTGCCACAACTAGCACGGTAGTCGTTCGGGTTCCATTTTATGCTCGCGTTCGCGGCATCACTGCGGCCGTGGGAACTGCTCCTGTAGGTGCGGCACTCAACGGAACTGTTCGCAAGGCATCCGCATCAGGAACTGTTGTTGGAACTTGGTCAATCGCAGCCGGAGCAACTTCAGCTGTAGCAACAATGTCAAGCGTGGATGGTGCAGACCAACTCGCAGCAGATGACTTGCTCGTTCTTGTTGTAGCCGCTGTTGGTTCAAGCACTGCAGGTTCAAACTTGACAGCACTTATTCAATGGGATGCTTCGGCAGACCAAGACGGAGTAAACGTCCACTCGAACACGGTTCACCGTGGTGGTCATGCTGGAAGCGTTGTTTCCTGATAATTAAAAATTTCTAGTAGTAATTTAGGACATCCGAAAATACCAGTGGAGTTAAATCCACTGGTATTTTTGTTTATATGGGATAATTATTAAATGACAATAAATAAAAACACAAAAACGGTTGTCAGATTCCTTGCCATTGGAATAATGCTGTCTGGGATGCTTTCCTGTGGGGACTCCTATCGGTATAAATGCCAAGACCCAGACAATTTTGGCAAGCCAGAATGCGTCCCACCAGGTTGCCTAGCAGATAACTCATGCACCTCAACCGTTCTTGGTTTTGACCCATTGCTTCCAGAACAAACGAATCAAACAGAATTGGTTCCAAACCAATCGCAGGACACTATTCCGTGCCCTTGCCCAACACAGGAGACTACAGCGCCATGAGTAAACGATTTACACCAGCAGAACTTGATGCACGCCTAAAGTTTATTATTGGATGCCTACTGGGGGCAGTGCTCCTTATGACGACTGGGGCAATACTCTATGCACTCGTATTCGTGACTCAGCCAATTGGAGCGCAAGCCGAGAACGACAAGATGTTCTTTGGTGTTCTTTCAAGCGTTGCAACATTCATCACTGGCACACTTGCTGGATTGATGATTTCTACTGGCAAAGGTACCGGCGATGATGATGGCAATGGAATCCCAGATGCAGAAGAAAAACAATTAGGGAAACCTAACAAGTCGTAATTAATGGCAGCGATAGTAAGTCCTAGACTCAAAACTTACAATTAGGACCTGTGAATATATAGTCTGCTATCGGTTAAGCCCGTAAGCAACAATAAAATTTGCCTTACTGCTAATTCAGTCGTTCTCTTTCAAAGTGCACAAAGTTGCGCTTCTCTTCGGTTCCATACGTGTGTTGGTCTACGACACGCATAAGTCCGGCATGTGCGGAGATGACCAATGTGGCTGATATTAAGCAGAAAATAAGCATCCCAGTATTATGGCATTGCATTCTATATAGTGATGAAACTAACCCCAGTATCACTGAATAAGATACCCCTCATCTCCCATTTTGCCATGTGTCCGCTTGCGAGTTCTTTATGGGCTAATGTGTCGCTATGAACATTTTGAGTCTTTTCTCTGGCGTTGGTGGTTTTGACATGGGTCTTGAGGCCGCTGGATGGAAAACTATCTTTCAATGTGAAATAGATAAACATTGTCAAACTGTTCTTGCCAAACACTGGCCAGATGTTCCAAAGTGGGGAGATGTTTCGACACTCACTGGTAAACATATTATTGAAATGGCTGGACCGCCAGATGTTGTTGCATGGGGAAGTCCGTGCCAAGACCTCTCCGTCGCTGGAAAGCGCGCAGGATTGGAAGGAATGAAATCCGGCTTATTCCATGAAGGAATCAGAATCATCAAAGAAATAAGGGAGTTAACAAACAATGAATATCCAAGAATCTCTATATGGGAAAATGTCCCAGGAGCCCTCTCTTCCAACAACGGAGCTGACTTCGGGGTCGTCCTCGACGAAATGGCTAAGGCAGGGGGCTTGGCGCTTGAATGGGCCGTGCTGGATGCACAGTACTTCGGAGTGCCCCAAAGACGACGCCGCATCTTCCTGTCTACTCTCTTCCATTCTGGAGATGCCAAACGAAGTGGAATCAAAATTTTTCCTGTCGCCGAAAGCTTGCCAGGGCATATTACGCCGCGCCCAAAGAAGGGGAAAAGAGTTGCCGCCAATTCTTCGGAGAGCACTCAACAGAGTGGCGAGTCAAATGCCTTCAGAATGACCGCATTCGGCGAATATGCCGATGATGAAACAGCATCAGCAATGAAGGCGCGCGATTACAAAGATGCAACAGATTTGGTTGTAGAGCGAACGGAATATGCTCAAAGCGTATTTGCAAAATCACGACATGCGAAAGATAAAGACGATTTTGAAACATGGGTTGACGGCACTGTGTCGCCAACACTGAACACATTTGAAAACCATGTTGATACTCGTTCAACCGTTGCCATTGTTAATACAAACCCATTAATCATTGATGGAACGCGCGTGGACGATGTTCGTGTTTATGACGATGGAACTACACCAACACTCACCCACCGAATGGGCACTGGTGGCAATAACACACCGATGGTTTTTGATGACAGAACACCAAGTACGCCAGCCACCCCGATTGTTCTAGATAGAGCTTCTTTTAATCAGGGTCCAAATGCACTATGGGAACCACTGATGGAGGAGGCACAATCAGTTCCGGCTCTTGTTGCGCGTGGTCCACACGCAGTTCTTGATACATCAACACAACCAATCGTATTTGAGCCTGGTGCGATGTCTCGCATGAAGAGTGACTACTACTCAGACCATGTTGCACCAACCTTGCGCGCGCAGATGGGCGACAATCAGCCAGCAGTAGTACAACCCGACAATGGAACAATCGTATTTAACGATGACCGTAGAATTGGGCCGACCATACACGGTGATACCGTGTCCACGCTTCAAGCATTCATGGGAACGGGTGGAAACAACACTCCAATGGTTGCACAAATCCCAACTATCCCGATTCAAGATGGTCGTGACATTGAGAAAAACCAAAACGGCTTTGGTGTAGGGGAAAATGGCGACCCTTCGTACACCATTGACACAACCGGAGCACAAGCAGTCGTACAGACAGTTGTAGATGGACCAATGCTTTCATTTGACACTCAGTTTGGGTCAAATGCCAATGTCACCGAGAATGTCGCGCCCACCCTTAAGGCTAGTCAGCAATCCCCAAGTGTTGCATACTCAATTCGTGAGGATGCCAAGGCAAACAACTTCTCAGCAACCGAAATCAATGTTGCAAATTCACTATCAGCACTACAGCCAGCAATAACGTCTCATCACGCACAAACGATTATCACCGATGAGATATTGCAGTACGACGGATACAACCAAAAACTTGAAGGCGACGGTTCATACAGGTCGTTGCGAGTTGGGCGAGATGCAAGCGACTTCGTATCACAAGGAGAAATGGTGGTCAGGCGTTTGACGCCCCTAGAGTGCGAAAGACTGATGGGATGGGGCGATTTTCACACTAAATTTCGTGCTGACGGTTCAATCGTTCCAGATACTCAACGTTACAAAATGTGCGGCAATGGAGTTGCCAGTCCATGCGCTGAATGGGTAGCGAAACAACTTATCGCCTACCTGCAGGACAGCACGGACGCTGGGCAATCGGTGTGATGAATCTTGGGCCTGGCTCTGCTGGTTCTTCCACAGGCAAAACCGGCGCTTCCTCTTCGTTTTCTTCCATCTAAACATCATATAACAAAAAAATATTTTTTATGAACATCAAAAAACAGATAAATCTAACCAGAGATGAAGTCTGTATATTATTTATATGGTGGCACCAGTGAGCATCTGCGTAATTCCCAATATTGACATCAACGAGATGCCCCCAACCCCGTCATCTGGAAATGAAATCAAATTACCAGAAGTAGAAAAAGTGCTGCGCGCGTATGCGAATCATTATGGTCATCCGTTTGGATACGTGCAAGAACAGGGCTACGAGGTATTCCAACAGATAGTTCCTATCAAGAGACTGGCATCTGTACAGATATCTTCTTCATCAACCACCGAACTTGACTTACATACAGAAACGGCCTTCCATCCATATAGGCCAGATTTCGTATTATTGTTGTGTCTTCGAGGCGACGCGGCGGCATTCACTACATATGCCAACCTGGAAACAATTCTCAGAAACCTAGGGGAGACAACACAAAGAGTATTACATCAACCTTGGTACACAACCCGGATAGATGAATCGTTTTTGCTCAATGGTCAAGAAGATAAGACGTTTACTCTGCCCGTGCTCCAGGGAGAGGGAAAAGATACCAGCATCGTCTATGACCGTGCATTTATGAAAGGCACTACAACGGCATCTCGTAATGCCCTAATTGAACTTGAAGAAGCAATCAAGAAAAGCACACGCAAGGTTGCCTTAAAAACCGGTGAATTGATGGTGATTGACAATAAGACAACCGTTCATGGTCGATTACCGTTCACCCCTAGGTACGACGGCACCGACAGATGGATAATGCGCTCGCTTGTGACGAAGACTCTCCCACCAAGCGACCAGATGCACAAGGAAACCATCATCACGGTTCTGTGAGCTGGATAAATCTAATCAGGTTTGGTGAACTCAAAATAGTTTCACATGTGCCCCCACCACCACAGAGGGGTTGGCGAAAGTCCCGATACGTGCCCCGTAGAAGGGGGTGTAAGGCATACCTAACAGCACTTCTTTTGATGTTACTTTCTGGTAACTTATCATTACCCTGTGGTAACTTGATGATATACCACCCACATATCAGATACACACATCATATGTAGGTATTTGACACACAACGATATTTGTATTAGTATTCTATCCAGGATATTCGTTCACTATACAAATCATTGTTCACTATAACGACCATTGTGTCTTATCTCAGATGATTGTTCCTTCTCATACACATCAGATACACCACACATACACATCGTTCCCTTGTGATGTCTCGTTCTAACTTACAATAGACAGATAATGAATAACCTTGAGATACTGCTTGATGTCAAAGAACTAGGTCGTTACCAACGTAAGGTAATGACCCCATTAGATGAAGCATTTGACCCTGATGCTATTGATGGTGATGGTGATGGATTAGTTCAAGATAGAACTCCATTTGAGAGACCTGCCATTATCACTGCGATAACAGAGACAGCACAAAGGATAAGTCAAGGTATCCGTGATGCTGGTCGTCTCAATCAGAAGCGCTCACACAATGTACATCGTGAGAGGCTAAGGGGTAAGAGCCATAGTGAGATAGCAGAGACACTAGTACCTAATGACTATGCCTCACTAGCATCATCCCTTACAGAGATGGCTATACAAGACCTAGGTGTTGATGCCTCACCTGCTGCCATACAAACTTGGATACAGGGGAAAGTATTTGACCTCACGGGTGATGCTACGGGTGATGTATTTGACTTCACACCTAAGCACATACGTAAGTTGCGTAAGACAGTAGAGAAGCACCTTGATGAACTACCTATGTTCAGACGACTAGTAGATGACTATGGTATGCCCCCCTTCTTCATACTAAAGAAAGGTGACTTCTCTGGTATCACATCACACGGCTTTGGTATAGGTGTGACTACTGGTGGTATGGGGTGGACAGATGGTAAGGGCAATCGCATACCCATACTTCGTTCCATATCACTCAAACTTGGCTACTTTGATAAGTCTGGTGGTAGCAATAAGACAAAGAGATGGCTTACTGATACTGGTGTTAGGGGTACTGTGCTACACGAGTATGGTCACTACCTAGCAGGTGTGCTGTATGACGACATTGTGAGTAACAAGTACGGTAAGTGGGAGGGTAGTCCTGATGTAGTGGACTTTGCTAGGTACATCAATATGGACTCCTTCAGTATCTCTACTCAGAACAGATTTCCCAATGTAGATGGCAAGGTAGGTAAGTCAATACCCGATGTGTTCTCTGCTATGTTCCATAAGCCTGAGTGGGATGAGGCTTGGAGTAAAGGCGACCTTCCTGATGAACTACCTCACGTACTTTCTTTCTATTCAGAAACAAACCCTTCAGAACAGTTTGCTGAAGGAATGGCGGCCCTTCTTTCTACCGACCCCAAACAACACAAACTTGTGTCACCCGGATTTGAGGATATGGTTAAACAACTTGTTGGATTAGAGACTGATGTACCCTTTCAGTCTCAAGGTAGTAAATACAATGTAGACACCCTTGACTTACCACAAGTGACACAAGCACTTGGTTCTAGAGGTAGAGACTTCACAACACCTTCAGGAAACAAAGAGTTATGGCATCCAATCACCAAAGATATGGATGCTACAGAACTAGCAGAACGAATACATCCATCTAGTGCTGAAGAACTCATCTCAATAATGGCTGAAGAAAACCACAGAATAACACCCACCTCATCCATCGAAGACCACAAGGCTTTGGTAGGACAAGTTCTTATGGAACTGTTTGAGGTCAAGTCAGTAAAAGAACTTGACTCAATGATGGATTTGTCAAAGAGGGGAGACAGGGTTGGGGCAATGGAACAACTCCTTCTAGACAACCCATCTTTGATGCTCCTACACAATCAGTATGGAGCGCCACCCCTCATACACCTCACACCAGAAGCATATGATGATGCTGCCAGAAGCCTAGAAGGAGAGTTTGCTGGAATACACGTCATAGACCCACGACTCAATATTGGAACAATACTCCTATCACCCAACACCACCGACCTATTAGATAATTACAACACACCACTCCCACTAACTGGTGAAACTTTTCAGGAACTGCTTGACAACCGGCCATTGGGACAACGACTTGTTCTCTCTTATGCTAAGTGGAGAGGAAAGTATCCCAAGTCAGTGACATATATGTCTATTGGTAATAATGTTGAGCAACTCTACGCACACGAATATGCTCACTACCTACACGAACAAATGACGGCATCTCTCCCAATGGAGGGAAACCGTGAAAGACGAGCATTACTCAGGGCATACTTGAGCGCAACTTGGGAGGAATTCTTTGCTGCTGTTGACAGACCAGATTGGGCTGAAGCATACACAAACAGAAGGAAAAAGGATTTACCAGACGACTATCCGTTTGTTGACAGCGCATATGCCTTCTCAAACCCGTTAGAAATGTTCGCTGAGTCTTTCGCTGCTGCTACGGCTAGTGACCCAGCAATAAGGGGCGCAGTCAGTCCAGAAATGAACAGACAGATGGCGATGATGCTTGGACTTGACCCAGAACAAGCACTATATGAGCAATTAGTAGCCAATGATGATGTAGTTAGCGCCTCACTTGACATATCAAGACCACTCGGCTCTAGGAGTAAGAAAAAGGACCGAGAGTTCTGGGAAAAAATGTATCCAGACAGAACCGCAGCAGAGTGGAAAGCGATTGAGGAAAAAATACAGCAAGAAAGAGATAATACCTATCTAGGTAGACCACTCGGGTCTGCCCCAAGTTTGACTGCTTCAGAGGCTATTCGTTCGCTTGATGAGGTAGCAAAGATAGAAGAACGTGACCTCATCACTACTGATGACCCAACACTACGACCCGGAGTACGAAAACTTGACACAAAGGCTTGGGATGGCAAGGACATCTATCAAACAGCAGATGCTGGTGATGCGCTTGCCCTCATAGCAAACGGTCATTACGTTGAGATGACACACGAAGAAGGATTGTGGCTCGCCCTCGCAGACATAGGCAAGAGATGGAAAGAAATACAGAAGAGCAGCGGCAAGGAAATAAAAACACTCAATGCTTGTTTGTTTATGACCGTTGATGCCAATGGTAAGTCAAACAACCTGTTCTGTCGAGGACACCACGATATTGCTCGATTGTCAATGCCACAAGTTGGTGGATATATGACAAAAGAAAATCAGGTCTTGCTACAAGCCTGGAGGTCAGGACTTACCGAGAACAGAGGTGGTGCTCACGATGCCTTCATTGGCGGCAATAAAGCCGTAGAAGCAATGAAGGAACTTGGAAAAGGAATTGTTGAGGCAACCATCACCGAAGATGAGTGGAAGGTACTTGATAAAAAGTGGAGAAAGAAAATAGAAACACCAGAAGAACGAGCATTGTACTTTGCTAATACATATATGCCATTGGTGGAGGCTGACTCAACACCAGAATTCATACGCTTTCTAAAACAAAAAGGAATAGGCACGGGTGATGTAGAGCTTGTAGATGTATTTGATGATGTCAACTCCACACAAAACGAATTAGTTCTTGACAAGATTTCTGGTATTGGTGGGGCAATGTTGTCCAAGTATAGGGAGTTTCAAACCAGACGCGAACAGATACTTAGTGATATATCCCTATCTCAAACAGAAAAAGATACTGCTATTGCTGCGGCTCTCAAAGATTTCCAGACCATCCCGCAGATGTTGCCAATTATCATATCCAAAGACGGATACATATTTGACGGTCACCACAGAGCATTTGGTAGACGTATATTTGAGTCTCAACTAAACGAAGAGGAACTCAAAGAAGTAAAAGCAATGGGGTTCCAGGTCAGAAGAAGCGAAGCAAACATCTCCGAACTGTTGGGTATTGGAAAAGCATATCAAGACCATATGGGTGTCGCAGCGGCACCGGGTGGCCCAAAGAAGGTTGACCTATATGTTGACCACACAGAAGACATTGGTGACATATCAAACGAAGAGTGGGTACAACATCAGAAAGAAATCTTTGATGGTCTTGATGACATCGTTGCTGGTTACCATCCAGCAGACTATTGGAAACCAGCAGGTGTTGAGGAACTTGATGTCGAAGGAAATGTAATAAAAAGAACTGCTGACTCGCCAGCAATTCAAACTGGAACTCAATCAAACGAACCAATAAGAAAAATGTATAGAGGAGAAGCAAGAAATATATTTGAGGAAGGCGATAGACAAGGGGCAATGGCACTTGGCTCTCAATCAGAGCAACCAAGTGAACCATCATCGTGGATGATGTCAATTATGGGTTCTGGACCCAACGGCCCATTGGTTGATGTAAAACCACCAAAGCCAGATACGAGAACAAGTGGGTTCAATAAGAAATTACCAAGATGGGTAAGTACATTACTTTCCCTACATCCGTTTATTGACCCAGAGGTGCTTCAGTCGGTTCGTGACCGCACACCAAAACCAGTCATACCTTCGTCATATCCACAGGTAATGAAGATGACAGGCAAAGAAAGACGACTACATAACACCAATCTCAAAAAGATACTTGACACAATAGAACTATCGGATGATGTAGTGAAGAACTTGTCTTTAATGGGCAGGAACAACACAAATGCACGTGACAATGCTGCCAATGTTTATCTACACTCACTTGGTGTTGACCTCAATGACTCAAAAGCAGTTGAGAAAGCCCTCAATGGTGGTTTTGCTGATTGGATGTCCACTAAACCCTATAGCGAAATAGAAACATTGAGTGAAATAACCCCGAGAGAGTGGAATAAGTATATAGATGGAACGCCAAGTCGTGGTGGCGAATCAGATATGAAAGAATTGGTTGCCACATTGTCTCCAATGGAAGCCAGAGAGATAGCCACATCACTCCGTGACTACACAAGGGGCTTGGAACGACCACTTACTGATGATGAATCAAAGAAACTCAATCAAATAATTGAGACACCTGTATTTAGAGCGGCACTCGGTGTCAATGATGGTGAAGATTCAGCATCTGTTGTTAGAAGTTTCCTCTGGGATGATGCCGACAAAGCAGAACGAGGGCCGCTTGGTTCTATGTCTGAAGCCAAGCCCGTTGTTGATTACAATGAAGCACGCAAGGCCGGTAGAAGCAAGATATTCAGAAAGAAGTACAAGTCCCGTGCCGAGATGTATGACGGCGCATCAACCGAACAACAAGTACGACTGTCTGTTCCAAGAACGGCTGAAGAACATCACACAATGATGATGGATGCCACAGTTGACCGGCTCAACTTGCAACTCAAACTCAAAAATGCTGGAATAAGTGAAGAACCAGTTGATGTACGACGGTTCATAGATATGTCCGACCCACTCAATCCACGGGCAAAGATTGCCGCAGTGCAGCCGCTTGTTGACCACGTCATCAAGACAGCAAAAGAGTATGAACCAGACTTCTCCCCAGAAGCAATCAAGCAAGCAGAAGCAATGGTCACCCAGACACTCAACTCATCTCCCGCCTTGCGCCACTTCGCTAGTGAGTACGGGTTACCCCCAGTGGTTATTGGCTCACAAAATGCCCTTGACAGACAGATGGTTGTGTATGCATTAAAGATATCCAAGCCAAATCAAGAAATGAACACCATCTTAGATAAATATCAAGGCATCAGGCAGATGATGGATGAAACACGTATTCAGGAAATACTTGATGACCCAGTCGCAATGGAGAAGATACGCAAAGCATATGACAACGGGACTAACCCAATCGCAGGCGCATACATCAACGCCGCAAATATGTTGGTTATCTATCCCGGCTCAAGCAGCCATAAGGCGTTCCTTGACGGCAAGCCAATTGACCCGGCTTACGTCCCAAAACCAGGCGACCACACCGTACTTGACAACAGTATTGAGGCTACATTGTTACACGAATACGGGCATTACTTTGACCAACGTGTAGGTATGTTGTTGAGTGAGGGCGGCCTTGACCCAGAGAGTGATATGGCAAAAGCATATACTCGACTTCATCACAGCAACACTCTTGATGCGCTGACATCCAAGCGCGGCAACCCATTGTTCACATCAAAGGACAATCCAGTTATTGAAACAACGTACGGGCAAACAAATACGCAAGAAATGGCCGCAGAAGCAATGAGCGCCGTCTTCTCAAACAACCCGCACGCTATGGAAATGCTCAACAAGCCGCTACTTGACGATGTATATACGCTACTTGGTATCAAGTCAAGCGAACGTAATGGCATTACCGAACGGGACTTGCCGTGGCTCAAGGATGCAAAAGATAAGCGCAGCGAACTTGTTGGGGATGGCGCGCCATCAACGTGGATGCAATCAGTTATGGGTTCCGGGCCGCTTGGCTCTCGACCAGCCCGGGATGCGCGGCCGCCTCGACCAACGCTAAAAAAACTCAAAAAAGACAAGCGTTACAAGAAGCTCCCGGATGAAACGGTGAAGCTGTCTGGCAAGGATTACACATTTCATCACGAATCGATTGCGTCTGATACATTTGTCGTCAAACACAACGGGACAACAGTGGGAATACTCAACGTCGGAGAAGGTTTAGCCGGAGAGCCGCGAATAAGCAGCCTCACCGTACACGGCAATCACAAGACAAGCGGCCTCGAACAAGGACTTGTCGAGTTCGCACACGGGTATTATCCATCACTTCGTAGCGGTAAGCGTACGTCTGAAGCATTTGCGGCGCGTCAGTTCCCAGATGCCTTTGAGGATTTGCCAGATGGTCATTCAATAATCGAACTTCCTGATGGAGTTCCCGGTTCACCAGAGTACGTTACATCTCTTTCTGAACAGCTGAAGCGCGCTAAACGGGACAAAACCGTTGCTGTGTTTGAGTACAACAATGAAATACGGCGCGTTACTGTTGATGATGTGTACGAACAGAACGGCCAGACGTATATGAAGGGCTTTGACTCCACTCGAAACGACGGCCGCACATTCCGAGTCGACCGCATCTTTCGACCAAAAACAACAAATGTTGTTACAGAGGACGGCACAAAGACAGCCGTCGCAAAGAAGCCAAAAGCCCCACGTAAGCCCGTTGCTCCATACACGGGTAAAGCAGAGGAGTTATTCAAGGGTGCTACAAGTTACCGTGAGGTACACGACCGACTCACTACGGGTGAACTGTACTTCTATGACTTTGAGACAACCGGGATAGTCAACCATCCAAACGGTGAAATGAAATCACCCGGTGCGCCAGTGCAAATTGGGGTAATCAGGGTTGTTGATGGAAAGGTGACCGACCGCCACGATGTCTATATGAACCCAGGAGTCCCGTTAAGTCAGTGGTCTAAAGACAACCTCAAGCGAACCGACCCAGACGGAACACAACACCCGCTTACAGATGAGTGGCTTGCAAAGCAGCCCTCAATAGCCGACCAAATCAAGGGAGCTCTTGACTTTGTGGGCGGCGAAGGCAAAACATTTGGCGGTCAATACCAGATATTTGACCAAGATGTAATGAGGGAAAATCTTTCACCAGAAGAATTTGCTCGATGGCAACGTGTTGCAACCGGGTTTATTGATAGCAAGGGTGTTGTTGACCATCTATTCCCTCGATTTGATAAAGATGCGCCGCAAGACAATCGACTTGGAACAATGACTAAACACTTCGGAGTCCCGTTGAGCAACTGGCACGACGCATCAGCTGATGCTGAAGCATCTTGGGCTGTAATCGAAGCGGCCGTACGTCGAGCCGCAGAACGTGAAGAACGCGGGGAGCCGCTACAACAAGGGCTGCGTGACATCGCGGCGACTCGAGCAGCGCACTCTGATTTGATGAAAAAGTACGATAATCAACTTAGTGAGTTCCATCAATCTGTCGAACAGATAAAGAAAGAAACAGAGCAAGCATCAAAGGCTCTTGGTTCTCGCTCATCTGATGAAAAGATAACAACCGGAACACCAAAACTCAAGTACGTTGGCAAGAACACCGGCTCAAATGACTTCGTCAATGAGAACAGCCGCATCGTACAGTTCGGGACTGGCAAGAACACACGCAACTACTTGCTCTATAACGACCGGGACTCGATATATGTTATTGATTATGATAAATCTGGGCCGCTTGATGGGTTTGAGCCCAGAAAGATGCCAAAAGCTTGGATTGTTGGAGTTATGACTACCTGGGACAATCCGAGCGATGAAAAGAAACACGAAATATCCAACATTGAGGTAAAGAAATCCCATCAACGCCGCGGATTAGCTACAGCAATGATGACTTTCTATCAAGAAGCATTCCCGGAGCGTAACTTGCAGCACTCAGACGTCCTTTCAGAGGACGGTAAGGCATTTAGGGCTGCAACAGAGGCCGCTGATATTGAAGATGCAGCCATATCCGGTAGAAAATCTGTAGCAAAAGCCGGCAAGGAAGCAGCCCAATCCCTAGCGTCTGCGGGTGCTAGATAATGCCTTCCTACCAGCGTGATGATGATGATATATCATTATGGGGAGAGTATCAAGCGTATTGTCGTTCCCATCTGGGCGTACCAGACGAGTATGATGACTGGGTGGCCGATAACCACCTCGAAAAACGTAAGAAACGACGCAGAAAGAACGTAACGTACGATGAGACCAGCGAGTTTTGATGACCCAGAAGCTGTCATAAGGATGGCCAATGCATACGCAAAACGTTTCACACAATCAGTAACAGGCAAAACCCCAGTAGTCCCGAATAGTAAGCCAAACGAGCAAGAACAACCAAAGGAATCTGACAATGAGAACCAATAGCAACGACCCACAGGACCAAGACGCAACTGCAGCGTGGTATCAGTCAGAGAGTGAAAAGCAACTTGACGAACTTCTTGCCCTACAAGGAAAGATGGCGCGCGCCTTGCGCAAAGAAGGTGTTCCAGCCGGCGATGATGAGGAAGAAGAAGACGCGGCCATTCAGGGTTCTGGAGCAAAGAAACGAAAGCCAGCAATTGAGGGCGATGAGGAAGAAGGCGAACAATCATCAGATGACTACAACGAAGCTGATGAAGAGGAAAAAGGAATGATGGGTATTATTACCAAACCAATCAAAAAGATGATGGGCAAGGCTGCAATGAATCCAGCAGATGAAGAGATGGATGGCGAAATGTCGTCAGATGACTACAACGAAGACGAAGAAGCAATCGAGCCGACAGATGAAGAACTTGCCGCATCAGCACGCAATCGTGCTCGCAAGGGTGGTTCACAACAAGGTATGGGACGTCCGGGCGAAAAAGGTATGCCAATGGCACGCAACAAGCGCAACATCATTGAAGGCGGCCGGAGTGGCGATATGGGTGGCGACAATGGGAAACACCCAGATGAGCCAATGTCCCGTGATGAGTTGATGAAGCGAATGTTTGGCGGTCGTACAAAGCCTATGAAGGGTCAAGTATCACGAGGCAACAACGGCAACAACGGTCGTGGCGGTATGAAGCCGGATGTAAAGCGTCCAAAACCAATGGGTTACTAAACCCTGTCTCATTAGCGTCCCACCCCACTAAGATTGCGTTGCCGCAAGGCACACGACATCTACGAAGGGGGTGAACAAAATGGAAACTTGGGAAAAGGAAGGTTTTGCTTCAGAAGAGGCGTACTTGGAAGAGGCATATGCGAGTATAGAAGCCGAGCAAGAAGCGGAGTTCTGCATGAGCTTCGTCAACGGTGGGGGTCATTCCTCGGATTGGCGAGAGGCTTATCGCCAGTCGCAGATGACCGAGGAGGAGTTCTTCTTGTACCTCCACGCTCAATTCGGCGAAGTGTGACATAACGGGATGCTGGCAGATGGTTGCTAGTATCTCGTTATGAACATATCCACCGAAGAACCAACCGTCGCCGACCTTCTTGTCGAGCATTATTACACCCTTTCGACTACCGGGGCCAATGCAATCGCTGCAATCTGGGGTGATTTAGCTGATGGCAACTTCAGTGACAACCTTGTCGAGTGGGGTATGACTGAGTATCAGTTCATTGCCGCTGTAAATGATTTAGCACTCAACATTGCACATTCTGGGATGCTGTTCCGGGAACGAGCGGACAAACGTATCTAGCCGCGTATTCGGCTGTTACATTCGAGACAAAACTCGGCCCACGGGTAAAATCTACGCATATTCGCTGGATGCTGACAATACAGAAGCTCACGCGCGCGAGCGTTCAGGATGTCCCGTATAAACGAAGACACGGTGATATTGAGCTTCTCTGCGGCCTTGCGCCACTCCTCTTTTTCTTCTGACGTTACGCGTATCATCACCTGGTTGTCAGCCGGGACATTCCCGGTGTTTGTTTCAGCTACGGGCTTTACGGCCATATCTGCTGTTTTCATACTTTTTGCCACGTCACTCATTGCTTGCTTTAGTGATTTGTCCATCTTCGACCATTTCTGCGTCAATTATTTCCTTATCCGATGAACCAGATAGTAGTTCCTTGAACATACCGTGAGGTAGAACTCCAGATGATGTCATCAACTCAATAAGTTTGCGGGCATCTTCTTCGGGACTAAAGCTGTTTACCGGGGCCGACATACCATCCTGGCCAGCCAATGTAGCTTTGATTACGTTCCCCGCGCCGCTTGATACATCCATCGAAACATTTACGTTCACATTATCCATACCCAGGAGCTTCGTACGTCTGTCCATTATCGAAAGAACTGCGGTAACCGCCTTTAGGTCTGGCTCTAATTGAAGTTCAGTCCCGTCAGCATCGGTCTGCTTTCGATTTTGCGTCATAGCCCAGATAGCGGACTGCAGCGCATCAAGCCGCTCAAGCTCAAGCCGCAGCACGTTTGAGTAATCGAGTTGCATTTCCTGGTTCATTTTCGTAAGTTGCCGCTGCACGGCCTTGTTGACCGCAATGGTTGTCATATCAAAACGTTTGGCTATTTCTCGAACGCCAAGTCCGGCCTTCTTCATAGCGAATATGCGATAATCACGTTCGGCAAGGAACTCTCGATTAGTGGCCGGCTTGTTGCTCATTTTCTGTCAGACCTAATCATCAACACGGCCCAAATCAGCGTGAGAAATAATACGAAATAGAACATCTTGCTCACGCTCTCGCCTCCGAGTGGTTATGAATCAATACATAAATCATAACACCATTGAGATAGCGAGATAACTAGACGATTTCTTCCCAATCGTCAATGACCCAATCAAGATAGGTCTGGCCTTGGGCAATCTGCTCTTGTAAAGCGTTCATTACATCTAAGTCAGAGACCTGGTCCGCCATATCAACCTCGTCTTTGGCCTGAACACGAACGGTCACGGACGTAGTCATTGTGAGAAATACCTCGTAAGTTTTCATACTAGATTTCCTCTGCGATTTCGGATACAATTCCCATACGCTTTTTGTAAGCCTCATCGGCCAACTCTTGTGCGTGGTAGTAAGCCTCTGCGGCTTCCCAGCCAATGAGATTGTCGCTAAATACTGGTTCTGTGTGGTTGTTCATACTCAAATCATACTCACTTGGGACGCTAGTGAGACAGTTAGTCGTACTCCAGATACTCCAGCACCGTGAAAGCGAAACGTTCAGACTTATCGGCCCGACGCAGTAAGGTCGGCCACTTGCGCTGGTCTCTAGCTCCCCTGAAATGTCGAACTTCATAGGTAAATGGAGCTCCTGTTGGGACCGGAGACATCGAGATGCCAAACTCCGGCCAACGTGACCACACGCTGCTTCCAAATGGCCGTAAATCGCGTGTTGCCATCGTAGTCCCGAGTGGTGCGTGATGCTCAAACCACATTGCGCACTTATACGTGACACGCAGCGAGTCTAAATATCGAGCTATCTCGACAGCAATGGCATCAGACGTGCGGCCGCCTGGGTCTATGTATGCCTTGTACAGCGGCCCCATACATATAAGTTCAGGCTGCACAATTTCTATCTGTTTTTCGAGCAGCGCGCGGTCAGCGGCTTTGAGTAAATCAAGGCCGCCTGGCTTTGCATACAAACGTGCAAGATTATGCGGCTGCTTTCCGGTCCGCGCCCCATCAGAAATCATCTTTTTTGACATACGTCGAATGATTGTCTCTGGGTTCTCCAAGTCAACCGTAAGCGTTACAACGGGACGAATGGGTTGATACGTGAACGGGTGTATTCCAGCTCCGGCCGTGATGGCTATTTGCCGCATAAGCATAGTTTTACCAACGCCTTCGGCCGCCACAACAATCACACGTTCTCCGCGCTCAAGAAGACCGGGTATAACCCAGTCGTAATCATCATTTTCTGCTTCTTTTACAAAATCTTCCCAAACAACTAAGCGGCCCGCATCGAGCGGCTCTTCAGCTGTAGCTGAGTTCGTAATCATCGACATTTTTGCTATTTTTTGCTGCGACGTCAGGTCCTCTCGACTAAATACTTCTCCAAGTCGAGTGAGTGCGCGGGTGAACGCATCTTCTGTTTCCACAACCACTTGTTCCATCGGGACTTCATCAGTATCTACGTGCAGCGTAAAATCGAGCGCAAGCGGCACAAGCTCTTCCATCTTCCCGCCCGCCGCTAAGTGGTCAGAAATATCCTTATTTTTGGGACAAATCCAAACAGCTACGTCGCAGCCCGCTTCTGTTAGCTGCGTGAATACGTTAAGTGCGTGTTGCTTTCCAGCATCATCATTATCAGCAATGATGTCAATCGTTCCACCACCAGTAAGCGTCTCTGTATGAATATCAAGCCATTTTCCGGGACCAGCGCCGCCCGGCATCGTCGTAGCCACAATCCCCATAGATATTAATGTTTCTGCGTCTTTTTCTCCTTCGACAACAAAGATGCTTGACCCGGCGGCAACAGCGGCCGCGACTGCGGGTAAGTTATACAACACTTTTGGCGTATCTCCGAGTGAATACTCCCAACCGCCACTTCCATCGGGACGGCGTTGACGAAACGTCTTGCGGCCATCCTGGTCAACGTATCGAATCTTCTCAAACAGCAACTCTCCGAGCGCATCCTGGTACTCGTACGTAGCAACTTTTGTCAGTTTCTGTTCTTTTTTCACCGGCACCGCGGGCGTGTTTACGGGCTGCATACTCACCTGACGTGATAAATCATCCGGGAACAAATCATTCATCTTTATTCCTAATGTTTCACATATTTTGTCCGCACTGCAGCCGCCTGTGCCGCGAAAACAATGGAAAACGATGTGTTCGTCCCGTATCCCAACAGCCAATGATGGACTGTTGTCATCAAGGCGGCACGGGCAACGCGCTTGCCATTGGCCGTTACTTCCAGTTACGCCGTCAAGCCGCGCAAGTACGTCGTCAATGTGAATCAACGGGACTCTGGCTTTCCACTCATATCACGACGATAACTCGTACGCACACCAGGAAGCAAATCACGCTCAAATGTTTGTATTTTGATGCCGCGTTCTCTCCGGGTATAAAAACGCTCACGTTCATCTTGCCCGCCCCAAACTCCAAGCGGCTCGTGTACGAGTGAATATTCTAAACAATTACTTACAACAGAACATCCAGAACAAATCAATTTAGCGGCAGTAACTTTTTGTCGGTCTTCTCGTATTTTCACATTTTGTGGAAAGAACAACGTTGTGTCTTGTCCTTTACAGGCCGCCTGGTTCATAAACGAAACATTAACTTCAGTAATAATCATTTCCCCCTCTTTCGTTACTGTCCCGTCATTTTACTCACATCCCCACGAGAAAGAAAAATCGTTACTACTCTCTGCCCAGTTGGTTCATTGATTGTTACATCAATTGCATCCAAAGGCAACCCCAATCGTTTAGATATTTCAGCTTTTACTTTTGCTTGAGCTTCCAGCGACGCAATGATGTCTTCGTCAATATTTTCTAAATCATTTGCGGGTGCCGGGTTGAGGGCTAACAAATCTCGACGTTTATCGACAACTCGCAAACACCACGCGCACGCAAGCTTGGGCGCTGTGGACTTTCTCTCTCGAATCTCAACGTGCCCGCACTCGAGCGTGTGTTGATACTTTACTGCCCCCCACGTACCAACGCGGCTAATCATCGTGATTTTGCGGCGCGGGGCTTTCCTGTGTTCTGTGGTCATACTTAGACATTAGTCCCGTTGGTGGAGGTGAAAATCCACACCAACGGGACCTTTGTCTTCTAGTTCTTACGCTAGATGGTTAGAAAGGTTCTGATTCAGTCTCAACTCCGACGCCAGCCATTGCTCGTTGACGTTGTGGTTGTGCTGCTTGTTTTGGTGCCGCTGCACCATCGGTATTTGATGCTTTACGTCGCTCGATGGACTCGATGCTACGGGTCAAGATGGCAATATCTTCGGCTACAAGCTCAGTCACGCTGCGCTTGTTTCCTTCTTTGTCATCGTATGAACGTTGTTCCAAACGTCCGTAAACCATTACGCCAATGCCCTTTTCGGCAACGCGCGCAAAGTTTTCTGCTACCCAACGCCAGGCTACAACGTTAATGAACGAAACTTTTTCTTGTTTCGCATTTTTGTCGTCGTACCAGACGTAGTTGACCGCAACCGAAAAGGTTGCTTTTGGTGTCCCGCTTGGTAAGAATACCAATTCCGGGTCGGCTGTAATATTGCCGATGATTACTGTCGGTGACAGATTCATTTATTTCTCCTTGTCTCGTGTGTTTCTTGCTAGGCTATTACCATACCACCACCTAGTGACAAAGGACAACACGTGACACCAATCGAACAAGCAGAAGCAAAATTGGTTATTCTGGAACATCTTGAGGAACTCCTGGCTGACCTCACAATGGGTGACGATGAGGAAGATATGTCTGACAAGGAGATGGGTGAATATCTTGACGCAATGATGAAACTCGGTGCGGCCATACTTGAATCTCTTTCATTTGAGATTATTTCAGTAAATGACGGGACTTACACAGTAAGCATCAAACCCCTTGATATCCCTACGTTTGTTGATGAATACACATCTCGGCCTATCGTTAAATAATCGCACAGTTAATTAAAAGTGTGGTTCGGGTGAACATCTGCTAACATTGTTGTAGCGATTACTGAACTTACATAGGCAGGAATTATTAGAACCTGTTGCCCTATTCACCTACTTCAGGAGTATCACATTGAAAACAATCACAGGCTGGGTTATATCTATTCTTATATTGAGCATCGGGTTGGCAATTCCGGTCCAAGCTCAGAAGGTTGATGCGCCCTCTGTGTCAGTCGTTCCACTAGTTGTTCCGGAACGGGTTGTTGAGACCGTTCCTAAAGCCATTGTGTTCAGTCACGGCGATATCTCTTGGTTGCCTGAATTAGCAATACAAGCGGGTTGGAAGCCAAAACAGATTGCTCGGCTTGGTCAAATCATCTTACGTGAGTCGGGCGGTTGCCCTAATCGTAAGGGCGGCGACATTGTGGACAAGAACTGTAATGTCACGGGTATATCTGACCTTTCCCATCGCTCTGACTCAGGTCTACTCCAAATCAACGGGGTAAATTACGATGTTTCTCGCAATAAGTGGGCAACAGTTTGTAGAGCAGGCATCGCCTGTTCACAAGAACCACTTCTTGATGCCCTCACAAACCTTCGTGCCGGATACGAGATGTTCAAAGTGTCCGGTTGGGGGCCTTGGGACCCGTGCCAATGGGGTCCAGAGTATGCCGCTCGTTGTAAGGCTGGCAACTAACTCTTGTCTAGTGACCTGTCTGAGGCAGGGTCACGTACTTCCCACAAACCCTTCTTGACCTTCCTGAAGTAAGGACTGTCCTGAACGAACTTCAGGGTTGTTTGGTAAGAGAACCCACCAATCTCCACTAGTTCTTCCGTTGTCTTTTGGACAAAGATATTCTGTTTTGCCCAAGACACAAGTTTGTCGTACTTGTCTACTCGTTTCTCTTTGGGGGCGATAACTACTTCGTCAATGTCCTCGCCGCAATACTCCTGGACGAGTGAAATGATTGTCCTCTCGCTAACTGAATAACTCCCAAGAAGTCGGGCCGCAGAACCCTTGCCGTCCCAACCTTTGAGGATATAAAGTCCACGTGTACGGTCACTAATTGACTGAGCGACATCACCTGGAACGGCAAACTTGTCTCCGTATTCTTGTGCAGCGTCGCGCCAAAGTGCCTGGTGTTCTGCCTCTATTTCATTGTCTGTGATTGTTCTGGTAAGTGCCATAACTACATCATATCCAGATGGGACGCTAGTGAGACGCCTCTTGTTTCAGCGAGAAGTATCAGGTCTTTTGCGTTCTCAATGGCCGCATCAAGGTCATCACAAATATAGTCAATGTGTTCACCGTCATTGGACAAGTCATACAAATCAAACCAAGAGTTATTGACCCACTCTGTTCGAGGGCCGGCATCAAAGACTTGTTTATCTGTAATGAAGTGTTCTTCTAAATCATCGCAGTACCGGACAACACTAAAGTTGCTATCTTTGTGTTTTGCTGCCGCATCTTCCCAGATATGGACGCGCATTTCACCATCGGCATAAATACCAATGAGATATTCACCCTTTCCTACAGAGCCAACGAGCTGATGACATTGATTATCCCAAGTCCACCACATCGAATCTAATCGGTCCGGATTGCGAGGTTCCTCTAAATCAATAGTAAAACCATCGGCGTCAATGTACGGGTTCATTACTTCTCGTCGCCAAATCTGCTCATAAAATCGTAATTGACAGATAGCCGTTCGTGAATAGAACAGACATCTCTCGTATTGAATCGACTAAGAACAGTCGTGCAGGCTTCGTGCGAACAACGTCTCTCGCCCTCTACTGGCCGAGTATGAATACGCTGCCGCCTCTCCCTTATTTTCTGATTACGACTGTCTCGTTGCTGTCTTGTCATTTCTCTGTATGGCACTAAAGTTCCTCTCCGTCCTCGTCTGTGTAGATAAGACGGTGAAGACTACCAAAAATCTCTTGTGCTTCGGCATCAACCACTTCCATAATGTCATCAAGTGACGGGTCATTGTTCCCACCCTTGACTGCAAGTGTCTCGCAGATATCGGCCACATCAAACATAAAGAGTTTGCTGACATTTATGTATTTAGGAAGTGTTCCGTCCGATAGGTGTTCCGTTGTCGTCATTAGCCAACCAACTCATCGGAATAGAACTCTGACAATGGGTTCTCGGCAACATGCTTGCTTGCCGAGAGTGGCGAATTGTTTGCAAAATAATTGGCAGCAAATCCGTCATTGTAGTAAACGTGTTGAACTGGCTTCATTGACATATCAACGATTAGTAGTTGCCCACCAACCTGTATGTATGCCTGTCCACCGTTGAAGTGGTACAGCCTGTTCTCACGGGCTGCTTGGTCTATTTCTTTTGCCCACTCGCTGTGGGTTACTGGTGCTGTTTTCATAACTTCTCCTTGTGTAGTAGGTGTATTCATCTTACTTACTTGGGACGCTGATGAGACAGTCATAATGCGAAGGTCACCCCATCTGTGTCAATTCCGAATAGAACACCACCACCGTTGCCCTCGTAATCCTGTGAAGGATAAAGTCGGACACCGTTACTCAACACCATTACAAGTGGTGTTCCGTTTCCGTATCTGACTTCCCAACCCTCTGCCTCAATTTCGGCAGGTGTCATTGGGCGAAGCTCGGTAATGGTCATACCCTCAATCGCTACTAAGTTTTCTGTTGTGTTTGTCATAAATACATAGTACCTAGTTGGGACGCTTGTGAGACAATTCGACCTCGCAAGCTCTCCGGCCCAGTTGTCTCATCTGCGTCCCAAGTTGTTATAGTTGTATCACCTACTAGACAAAGGAGCCCACTATGGGTTTAGACCAATACCTTTACGCAAAGCAATACACATCTGAAAGCGATTACGCACGACCTGACAAGTTTGCTGTTCTCAAAGATGTAGTTGGCAGCGACATCAAGTTTCTTGTCAAAGAAAGTCCAAGCATCTCTGTTGAGATGAAAGTCGGTCAATGGCGCAAAGCCAACGCAATTCACGCATACTTCGTGGACAACTGCCAAAACGGCGAGGACGATTGCCGTGAGAGTTATGTGGACAGAGAGAAACTTGTAGAACTGCTTGACTTGTGTAAGCAAGTTATTGCTGACCACTCAAAGGCAGATGAATTGTTGTCCACTCAATCAGGTTTCTTTTTTGGCTCAACGGAATACGGCGAGTGGTACTTCCAAGACTTAGAGGACACCGTGAGTATCTTGGAGAATTGCCTCACAATGGAAGACACTTGGGAGTTCTACTACCAATCATCTTGGTAGAGAGCCAACCAATGACCAAACCAATGACCAAACAGGAACGTGTTCTCCACGATATTCTCCACGACATTCGACTATGGGCATATTATGGAAAACAAGCTGATGCTGGTGCTGTTGAGCGTAGAAAAATCCTGCGGCATATAGAGAAGTTAGCCAAGTCTGCCCTAGATGTCTCACCTGCGTCCCAGCGAGGTAAAGTGAAAGTATGAACCCGACAGAATTACACCCCGACTTACAGGCGCACTCATACGAACACCCGGAATTGGGTTTCGCTATCGCGCACCCACTCTTACACACGATTGCTTGGGCCGATGCCGCGACTATCAACAAGAATTATCTACAAAAAGTTGATGCTGTTGCGAGTGCGCTAGAGGAACAACGTTGGAGTTCGTACATCTATCTCCACGAAAAGCCATATCGGGTTGACGCCTTCATTGAGGTCGCTGATGAGTTGGGCAACAAGGATTATTGGGAACTACTCGCAAGTGTTTGGACTGGCTCTGAAAACATTTGGCAAAACATTGACAGTTGGGTATCTCTTTGGAACTCGACCCGGCCTAACCGTGAACTGGCGATGACAGAGAACGACAGAGATGAACTGGCCGCATACCCGGACACGTTCACCGTTTATCGTGGCGCACTATTTGACGAGAACGAGCAAGGTATGTCTTGGACTAGCGACTACGACAAGGCTAAATGGTTCTCCACACGCTTCGCAGGAGAGGGGGATGTACCTGTAGTCGTGGAACGTGTCATCAACAAGAGCGAAGTCCTTGCCTACCTAAGTGGGAGAGGCGAGAGCGAAGTCGTATTGGACTTGTCTCTCTAGCGTCCCACTCGGATACGATGTAATCACTCAACAAGGGAGAAAACCGATGCCAATTTACAATGTCACCAATGTAGAAACCAGAGAAACCAAATCAAATCGCTACATCACCTACAACCTGACGAAAGAACTGCCGCTGGAGTGGGACAAGTGGAGTTTTGATGACCAGAGTGCTTGGCTAAACAATAATGCCGAGTTCATACGCGATGAGTTTGAGGAAACCGATGAAGAAGTGACCGATGAGGTCGGTGTTGCTGTTGAATTAGACGAACTGAACAAGGACATCTAATATGGAATACGTCAAGGACGAATTAGAACTCTGGGAAGATAAATACAAGCCCGTACAAAACCACATCAACGGAGATGCGTCGTGGGACGGAGTAATGTATGAAACATACGGCGCAGAATACGATTATGTGACGAAAGTAGCGAGTTTGCAGCCACATAAAGTATGGACTTGGGTCGATGGTGACAATGGAACGTACATCATCAACGGTTGGCATATGGTCAATCGCATTGGATACTTTATTACGCAAGTTCCGTGTGAGTTTGATGACCAAATTGAGGTTCGCGTGGACACCTATGATGATTCGGGTATCTATTTAGTCTGATTCCTACGTCTCTGACGTTGTCTGAGAGTAGTCGCGCCCCATATGCCGTGAAGCTTCGGGTATGAATTAGCGAACTCGCCGCACTCAATGAGAACCGGACAAGTTTTGCATATTTCGACGGCCTTGCGGGTGCCGGTATTAGCTTCGCCACGTTCCGGGAACCACCAGCTCGTTGGGAGCCCTCTACAATCGCCATCAAATCGAGGAACCGGTATTTCATCTTCGAGTATCTCGATATCGTGAAACATCTGGTCACCATATCGGGACTTGGGCGGTTTACAACCCTATTCTTTTCATAAACGCAGCCGCTACATCTTGCCCGGAAGCTCCTTCGATAGCTTCTGTTACAATCGAGAGCTTACGCTGCAGTAAATTGTAAATATCTTCATCAATCGAGTTCTCCATCAGCGCGTACGTGGCCGTAACTGACCCGGTTTGCCCAATTCGATGCAATCGACTAAATGTTTGCTGCACGTCGGCGGGCGTCCAGGGCAGTTCGACAAACAAAATGTCTTGCGCCGCTGTCAATGTGTGCCCGGTCTTCGCCGCTTGTATTGAAAGAACGATTACCGGAGCTTCTTCGACGCTTGATTCCTGGAATATCTTCTTATTTTCTTCGATTTGCTCGACAGTCATACCGCCTTGTATCTTCAGGCCGCCGAACCGCTGCGCTAAAGCATCAACAATGTCCCGATGGTGAGCCGCAACCACAACTTTCTTCCCGGCGTCTACACGTTCCTCAATCCACTCGATTACAGCCGGCATTTTGGCATATGCGGCCAGTCGACGCAGCACGCTTATCTTCGCAAGCTGAGTTGGCACGTCTAGGCCGCTGTTATCCCGCAAAAACGTAGAAACATCGTCTTCTGCGGCTTGATATTCCTTCTTTCCGGCTGTCGAGCCCTCAAATGTAACAATCGAGTGCATCACCGGGGGCAATTCTGTTAAAACTTGCGCCTTTGTACGCCGGATATAACACGTCGAGCGCAATAAATCGTTCAATTCATCAAGATTTGAGTTACCTTCGAGGTGCCATTGGCCCCATTTGTCCTGGAACGCAGCGCAATAGCGGCGATAAAAGCCCCAGCGGCCGCCAAACTTGTTTAATTGGCCAAGAAGTTCAAGCTGCGGCGCATATTCTGCGGGTTTTGACGTTACCGGAGTGCCAGTTAGGCACAATATCGGGACTTCCGCACCAGAAGCGCGGGTCATTTTGAGTGCACTCTTTGTACGTTGAGCCGGAAAGCTCTTCAGATAGTGAGATTCATCAAAAATGTATGCATTTAGCCCGGTCAGCTGCCGCTCCCAGGCCGTAATGTTGGAATAACCGACAATAACTACGTCAAAGCTGCCGCGTTCCGGGAAGTTTTTTCGATTTTTTACAACTTTTACGCGTCTACTGGGAGCCCACTTTGCATATTCAGCGGCCCAGTTGATGGTTAAGTTGGCGGGGCACGTCACAACCGCTGGAAAACATTCGATTTTTTGAGAAATTACCTCGAGCGCAACGATGGCCTGGATGGTTTTACCCAATCCCATCTCATCAGCTATGAATGTTCTTCGCGCGCGAGCCGCATAATTGACTCCGGCCCGCTGATATGGCATCAGTCCCGTGAATCCTTCGATTATTTGCTCTGTTCCGGTAGCTCGACTTGCGTCTCGAAGCTCATTTAGTCGATTATCGACGTTTTTTGCAAGCTCCCGGAGCTCAACTGGGACGTGAATTTGGAATGTTTCGGCCCATTTTATGCACTGCTGCAGCGAAGTTACTGGGCTGCGCCAAGCTTTTGACTTGGAATGCCACGTTATTCCCGGTATTTGTTTAACGCTGCGCACTTTCACCGGGTCATACCCGAAAGAAAGGTAAATAAACTCGCCAGACTGCGTCAGTCCCGACATATTGGACATCGGCCGCTCGGGTAACGTCAGAATTAGGACATCCGACTCGATTACGAAGCTATTTTTTTGGGCGAATACTCGAGCTTGTTCAAGACTTGATACTGGAACACTCCATAAATGGGCTACTTTATCCCACTTGCTACCCGGTATCGCTTTTATCTCGGCTACTTGCTTGACATCATACGGGAAGTCAAACACCAATACATTGTTCATCAGTATTAGGCGAGAAGTCACCTACATAATGTAGCATTGTCCAATGGAACAAGAAGACTTTGATGAACTATCCGCGCCGATTATCCAGGATGCGAACGTACTCAAGACCAAAATATCCCAACTTGAGACGAAGGTAAGCGAATTACAGAAACAACTTTCAGAAGTGCTGCGCTCTGCATCAGACGTTGGCCGACTTGACAAGAGTTGGATGTCCGACAATAGTTCTCTCGGAGCTAAGGCCGGCACTATCGCTGACAGGATGAACAAGAAGAAGTAATAAAGTGCTAGTATTGTTCTCGCACTCGTCTACCTGCTCCTTATCGTCGGGATTTGTGGTTAGCGCTAGGCGAGTGCACTATTCGTAATAACCGTCATTGTATCTATCATCGTTGATTGCATCAAGAAAGTCATTCTGCTTTGGTGGAAGTGGAACAACCTCTTGTAAATAGAGAAATGCAAAATACAACAATGCGGCAAGAAACAATAGGAACATTCGAGTTAGTCCGATGTATCCAAGCAACATAAATATCGGCCTGAACATAAATCGTGGAACGATTGCAAATATCACAACCGACGAGATGACCGGGTGCTCTTTCATTCGCACAAGTGTGTTGGCCGCATAATCCCAACTCTTATTTTTGATGATATTCAGTTTGCTCACACCTTTACTCTACAGACTCTAGGAAGTCATAGAGGTGAAGTGTGTCCAATACTTGCTCAATGAGTGCATAGTTCACACCGTGAAATGTAATTCCCTCTGGGAGTTGCATCTCATAACCCTCATCACCAAACTCGGCGTAGTGGTCAAGTGCCATCTCGGCAACTTTAACAAGTGAGATTGGCAGCGATGGATAATGATTGTAAATGAGATGGTCTACGAGGAGTTGGTGGCGATATTCCACCAACCCCTCGCTTGACAAGATTGAGTCAGTCATTACTTGGACAACCTTGTGTATTCGTACGACTGGCTGATGACATTCGAGTGAAGTGCTGAACCGATTGACTCGGCTCCGATGACTGCCTTGACCGTTGCGAGCGAGACACCTGAATAGCAATAGGTGACACCACTTGTGAACGTTACGAACAACAATTCGTTCGCATACTGAAGGTCACGAACAGACGATGACTCGCCTGCGAGTGAGAAGGTGATTACTGGAGTTGCCACAATGTCCTCTTTCCGTAGTTGGTTATTTGCCACAAAGACATCATAGCCAAGTGGGACGCTTATGAGACAATTCGACCCTATGGCCACTTGTCTCACGAGCGTCCCAAGTGGGTATTATGTACCTATGACAACACAAATAAACGACAACGAGGTAATCATCAACACTCGCTCCTGTATGCATTGTGGGCAGACTGGCGAACTTGTTGTTCGCTACGAGTCCGTAGAGATGCGACAGAGTGGTATGTCTGTCCAAGAAGCTTTTTGGTATTTGGCAGCACCACAACGAGAGCAAATTATCTCGGGAACTCATCCTCATTGTTGGGAGCAGATGTTTGGGCAGGACTGCGATGACGATGACGATGACGATGAATAATTGTCTCACGAGCGTCCCAACTGGGTACACTTACTTCACCTACTACGAAACGAGGAACTGATGGCTACAACGACAATGCAAGATTGCTGGAGTGATGTAGAATATGCACTCAATGATGCGAAACTCATCGCATTCGATGGCTGCCACAAGATTTATCTTGCGATGGATGACATTGAGGCGAAGTGGTTTGTGGATAATTACAACGGTAAAGGTTGTGATGACCGAACCTTTCTCGGCTCGCCCGATGAGATGCTCGCAACTATTCGCACTTGGTGGGATGAGTCTTGTGGACTTCGCTTCATCAATGCCGTATCGCACAACGAGCAAGACCCCAATGCTGGCTTCGTCACTCTCATCCCACAAGGTGCAGAGGATGAAGTAGAGGTCGATGAGGATGAGGATGACGATGAGTAATCCAATAGAAGTGGACCTAGATACAGGACTAACAACGTGTTGCCTCGCCTACACAACTTATATGGATGATGGCAACGATGGTTGGATTGAGTGTTGCAAGGCTTGCTATGCAGAGATATCTGGCTGGGCCGGAGTTGCCCACTAGTCTCACAAGCGTCCCATTGGGATACGATTACTTCACCTACTAAACAGAAACGAGCAATTATGAAACTTACTGGAACTATCTCAACGAACTGCCAATGCGGCCACCTTGATGGCGATTGTGACGGGTATTGCTACGAGTGGAGTCTCGAAGACTTCGCCAATGTCACGGAGTCATTGTTTGACGGGGAGACATACAATAATTCCTACCCGTTCAAGGTTGAGGGAATCGGATTGTGGAATCGTACCGTTGGTGGAGTCGTGTTGGTCGATGACTCCAATGGATTGGTAAGAGCGATGTCCGTAAACGGAGACTTCACACTTCGTTGGGAGTTTGACGAGGACACAAAAACTCTTGGTGCTCTATTGAGTCACCACGATTGCCCGACAGGTAGTTGGGTAACAGTCACCACAATGAGCCGTGACGAGTATATGATTGAGACTGGAGATTACACCTATGCCTAATGAATCACTCACTCGCCTACAAGAGAGTCTTATGCGCACCATAAATACTCTCTCGGCACTTGTATCAGACATTGAGCAAGGTCAATACACTCAAGACAAGGCGGCCTTTGATTACGACTGTATGATGAACAACGATGGCTTAGACTTTATGTCATCGTTAGAGTCGTATGCGTTTGATGCGACCGTACCCGACAAACCGGCTGGAGAGCAATAATGCGCGAAACTGATAGAAAATTACTACCGGTCCAACTCACGTACGATGAGATTGAGACTACACTCATCGCTCTTATCCTTCGACAAGAGGAGATTATGAGTATTCCGTTTGATGAGCGAACAGATACGACGCTCTACGAGCTTGACCATATCTTTGAGGTGAGCGAACACCTAAATGACGTGCAGCACCGATACGAGGAACTTGGAATAAGCGAGATTGAGCAAGTGGTGTCGCAAATTGACAGAGCGCAGCGACCTAAGAAAAATTGGTTGTCTCGGCTACTCAAACAATGACATCGGCTTACACCTGCCGGGTATGTAATCATCAGCTTGACCCAGCATCATCCAATACAGTTCGCAAGGTAACAGCCTGGTTGCGAGGCTCGAGCAAGACGATATATCGCATTACCGATGAACACTACGAGTATGTCCACGACTTCTGCACAGACCATAACAAGGTGGCCCAAAACTCGCTATTTGATGACTAGTAAAGTGTTTTTGGCAACACTTTTACTAGATGCTTGAGTTCGCTCTCAAGACCTGCTCCCTCTACATTATTCAGTAGGTCAATGAGTTGGTCAAGGAATGATGCCGCGTAACTAGGTACGGGTGTTTTTGCGACATTGGCAAAAAAACCTGTAAGGACTTCGTCAATGTCTGAAACAAGGCCGGCACCTTCACAATTCGTGATGATGTCTCGTATGTCCTCAAGGTATTTCTTGTAGTCAATTTTGGTTGTTGTCATAACTACATCTTACCTATTTGGGACGCTTGTGAGACAGGTCGCTTATGCTGCTGTCTCTTGGACAGGGCAACCTCTAAGTTGGCTCGTGTATGTGCCGTGTCGCACCTGTAGCACCTAATATCGGCATTGTAGGCATTGAGTCGTGTATCGCAATCGTGGCAGACTCGAACTATCTTTGCTCGCTCAATCACAATTTTGTTCTTTTTTATCTGAACGTACTCAGCTGATGTTCGCTGTGGAATACTCATTGGCTACCTAACAATTTGTCCAACGCTCGCCGGGGACGGTCAATGTGAGTTGGCAATTTTGATTTGGGGCCAGGAATATGTGTTGTCCTATTTGTAGATTTGTTCCGTACACCTGAACGTGATAATCAAGTGCTTCTTGTTTGTTGCCGTGACAATTTGAGCGAACAATATCCCACAATGTATCTCCCGATACAACAATGACTTCCACATTGTCACAAGTGAACTCAAGACGATGTTTGTAATCACGAACAAGAAACGCACCGAACAATAGTCCAGCCGTGACACAACTCAATGCGAATAATCTCCGTAGCATTATTTACCTACCTTTATGAGTGGGCGAGTAAGTTGATTTCGTACATTGAGTGTATCTCCGATAAACCACATACGGTCAGTACCAACTTGTAGTGCTGCGAATGGGTACTTGCTTCGCTTTGATGCGATACCAGCAAACAAGAACTTCTTGCCGTTGCTCGTGAACTCTTTGCCGAGAATGTCACTAGGCAAGTCGTATGACCTAAACAATTGTTTGTAGGCATCGGCATACTCGCCACTAAGCGAAACACCATTGGCATCTTTGTTGTCAATACAGAATGTCAAACCAAACTTGACGAATGTATCCGAGTAAGTCGCATTGGATTTATCAACAGAGAGTCCGTGTTTTTTTAGAACTGGCTCAAGTGCTGCGAGCATATCGGCACGAACTTGCTGAACGGTTGCTTTGGTGATTGTCATAACGACTCCTTGTTTAGTAGGTGATTACATCGTATCGGGTTGGGACGCTAATGAGACTTGACCAGTTTATGGTCGAATGAAGTTGCCAGCTTCGTGGTCAAACCACTCGTTGGACTGAACTTGGTATCCCTTTTTCCGTTTGGCATCAATGAGTTCTTTAGCAACTCTTACGGCACTCTCCCACGAGTAGTGAGTTGAGTTGTGTTGGCGTTGAAGGTTGTAACCCTCGTTGCGACCCCAGCGAACTGAGACGTCATACTTGACGATGTCTCGGCCGCCAGCACGAACGAAGTCAACTTGTGGACTGATGACTACTTCGTATCGCTTCTTGTATCCAGCATCACCCCTGTCTCCAGTAGATGCCGATGTAAGGACTGCTTTTTGTTGGGTAAGTGTTGTCATACCAATTACCCTACAGAGCTGGGACGCTGGTGAGACAAATGGGATTCCGGGTTTGTCTCATATGCGTCCCAAATGGATATGCTGTATCTATGACAACTTACCCGACAATCTCATCGCTACTTATTCGAGCCAATGGAACTACGGAGATTATCTCCCGTGACCTGAACGACCCTGATGGTTACAAAGTCATCTCAACACTCGTTGCCGATGGCGGCCCGTTTGACATTGTCACCACTCGTGACAACTACACGATGTATGTAGATGACGAGGGATTACTCAAAGGTTCGCCAACAAACAATTTCGCATCGTTCATCACCAATCGGATTATCGTTGGTGATGTTCTCCTATGTGGCGAGGTCGATGACGAGGGCAACGATACGACACTTCCAATTAAGTTGCTTGGACTTGATTTCAGTATTCTTTCCGACATCACCAATTCGGAGATAAACGATGACCTTGAAAAAATTAGGTCTGCGATGGACTTGACTCCACAAATTATCCCAATGACCGACAAAGAGTTTTCGGACTATCTAGGTGTAGAGTAATCTCACCTATGAGTACCTGTACCTGTTCAGCTTGCGGCATTGAGCAACCCGTCAAAGATGGAGAGGTGTATCCGGAGAACGGTTGGGTTCTGCCGTACGAGACTTTTGGATATTACGGCGGCTTTTCCGATGAGGTCGATGTCTTGCTCGGCCAACGTCAATCGCGCCAATGGATATTTTGTCACGACTGCATCATCAAGTTCCTGGAATTGTTCCCAGCACTAGACCAATCCAACATTGAATACGGTTCACACTTATGCGAGTCCGATGTATCGTGCTGCAAGTGGAGTTGGAGAGGTACTGAGCTATTCGGTAAAGCCGTATGGGGCGTACACGTGCAACGAGGTGACGGTTCCGGAGGTTGGATAGACGATGCACCTACCGGAAACTTAGATTGGATTACTGAGGCCGGCATTGACTACGAGATAAAACCATTCTTTTCAAGTAAAGATGGATTCAGAAATTTTTGTTCCTGGAAGTGTGCCGTTGCCATGGTGTCTCAGGATGAACTGAAAATTGTCCACTATCGCAAGGGACAAGAACGAATCTGTCCTAATTGCTTATCGGTGTTCCCAGATTGGCCGCACTAACTATTCGCAATCGTGACCGTAGTTCCACTCGTTCGCATCATCAAAGTCACGAAGGTCAAACACTCTGCTGCACTCTGGGCATTGAGCCTCGTTCCCCGTAACTTTTCCAAGATACAAGTCCGTTACTGTTTTTGTTGTGATTCTCATTACAGTCCTCTCGCTTCCAATAGGGCATCGACTTGCTTCTCTACTCGCGCTATTCCGTACTCGTTGCCCTCTGCCTTGTACATCAAATACAGATTGACCAAATACTCAATCTCGTCTAGTCGTACTTTTTGTTCGGCAAAGAACTGTTTCTCTGTTTGTTTCATACCACCACCTTACCGAATTGGGACGCTGGTGAGACAACTACATTTTTGGCTTTTGCAGCGTCGCTTGGCAAAGCTTCACGAAGTCAATGGACAGTAGGTGCTCTCTGCCCTCGTAATGTTTTGGAGACAAAGCCCACTTGAGCCATCGGTCAAAATCCCGGAGTATGGCATCGTCTGTCTGACTTGGGTCAATGTAGTTCTTTACGAAGTGCGGCAGAGTAGTCAATCCAAGTTGTTCCATCATTCCGACAATGCCAATCATTCTGTAGCCAATCATCGTTGCTAATTCGTCATAGGTCATATCTGACCAGACCGGGTCACCTGCTCTATCGGCGGTCATACGTTCACCTCGTTGAATGGGCACTCGGCAACCTCGCCGAATACATTCGCATACATCCTCTGACCTAGTTCCCAATCGGCCCAGTTCCCGTCTGATGAGACAGTAACAAGAGAGCCGTAGATAACTTTTGCTCGGATGAGTATTGCAGTTACGACAGCATCGTATGGTTTGTATGCAGTCTTGCAAAACATAAAGTAGTTCGGGTCATCCTTGCGATACTCGGGCTGGCTTGGCAAAGCATCCCAAATAAAACTCTCGTGAGAGTAATCGGTATGCCCGTCATCTACACCGTTGAGTGCAAAGCGACCTTCCGTGAAACTTGGTTGAGTACCAAATCGACCATCCCAATCGCCCAATGCAATTCCATTGGACTGAGCGTATTCGCAAATAGCCTTAGCATCTAAAGCTAGTTTGCCGTACATCTCTGCCGAACCAAAATTGTTTGTTGGTCGTGTGACGTAGTGAGTGTAACCCATTTTATTTACCTGCCCTTTTCATTAGTTTGGATATTTCGTCTGCGATATCTCCAGTTGCTGAGGTATCACAATGTTGTTCAGTTGGGTCATCCTCAAATCTCATAACACTTACCTGACCCTCTGAACTTGCGAACTGGAGTATGCGAACTCTCTTTCGCTCAAAACTTTGAGATGGTTTTGTGTCTAGGTTTGGTGCTGCCCAACCTGTCATCACGATTGCGATGTAGTCACTTGCTCGCACGATGTTCACGGTATCGGACTTATTCATCAAAGTCCACATATCGTCATCGGTCGAGGCGAGTACGAGAGTACCAATGAGTTCGCCTTCATCGTTTATTCTGTCTGTCTCACAAATAGAGAACAGACTTATTTTGTCAAGATGGAAATTGTCATTCGTTGAGAATAATATCTCGTCAACGTGTGCTGCCTTTTCGGCGAATGAAATCATTTATGTTCTCCAGTTTCTAGTAGGTAAATAAGTGTATCGGGTTGGGACGCCCGTGAGACAAATCCGGAATTGTTACATCCACTCCAATAAATCACCATCGGCAATTTCGTTGTAGTCCAAGTCGTTGGCATCAGCTATCGCTTGCCATACTGCTTCCTCAGTTAGAGGCACACTCCAGTCAATGATGTCTTGCCAGTACTTGTTCATTTATGCACCTACCAATTCTAGTTCGTAGTTGTTCTTGACTTCACGATTGAACCATTGTCCAATGCTGTCGTTGTTGGAAACGATGAGAGCGAGCGAGGCGAAAACTTCGCTTGCGGCAGAACCAACAATTTCGTAGTTCTTGCCCGATACGAACCTAATCGTAAGTTTTGCATGGTGAGTAACACCAAAGTAATCAACACGACTTCCCAAATAGGTGACTTGGTCAATGACGGACGAATTGACCGAGATGACTGCGATATTCATTTCATTCATGGGTTTTCTCCTTGGTTTAGTAGGTGCTGTAACTATATCCACTTGGGACGCTTATGAGACAAACCGGGTCAAGGGTCAAATTGTCTCACGAGCGTCCCACTCGGGTACTCTGTAACTACCAACTAATCCCGAGGGGGAACAATGCAACAATGGATAGCTTTTTACACCAACGACAATGCCGGAGGTGCAGACGAATCCGATTGGTGTCTATGTGATACCGAGTCCGATGCACAAATTGCCGCCGAGCATTACTACAACACTCTGGCCGACTTCTCGCTCTACTATCGGATTGGCTTCGCTCTTGTTGAGTGTCCTGAATCTTGGGTCAAGTCACAACTAGAGAACGTCTATGACCTCTCCGATGATGAATACTTTTGGCCAATCCCGGAAATTACCTACTTTGCACCCGAACAAGAAGAGATGCTGGAAGTCTAATTGTCTCACCTGCGTCCCACTCGGGTACGATTACTTCACCTACCAAACAAGGAGAAAGATATGACAGACATAATTGCAGACTTGCGCGACTTCCACCTACGGGTTGGCAGCACGTTGCTCAACGGCGCGACTGTTGTTGCGTGTACGAAAACTGGCGAGCGAGTAGAGAACGACACTCTTGCGAATTGGATTGCGATTTGCGTCAGAGGTGGAAAAAACTTTGATGACTATGTCGTATGGCGAATTAGCGCAACCGAAAAGGGTTTCTCTGCCGAGAGTGGAGACTACTCAAAGACACTCAACGAAGCCATTGAGGACTACGAACGTCGTGGAGGGAAAATATAATGCGTTACATCATTGATACTCAATCGGGCACAATACTCAATTACGACTTGTGCCGCGTAGTCGATGAGGTGTTCTTGACACCCGAACAAGAAGAGATGTTGGAAGGTTCGGATTCAGACATCATTCAAGTAGCCATAGAGTCTGGGTTGGCACTTCCCTAGGGTTGTGTATACGACGCACCAACAAGTACCATCAGTAACTCACCGATAGAAAAGGGAAAATATGAAACAAGAAAAAAGCAAAAAAGTCCAATCACAGATGAGCAGAATTGCTAAAAATATTTCTGTCATTCGGACGGAGCAAAATATGTCTCAAGGGATGTTGGCCACAAAAGCCGGCATTGACCGTAAGACAGTAAATCGGATTGAGAATAATCATTACTCGCCATCGTTGGAGACGTACTTCTCAATTTGTGCAGCACTTCGCGTCGATGTAGCAGAGCTGATGTCGTGAACATGAAAATCCCCGACTACTTGTCTGCCGATGACCGTGCCAAGCGAAATGCCTGGTTGGTCAAGCGATACGGAGAAGGTGTTCTAAATCATCCGGTATTTGTCAACCCTAACCCTCAAGTAGAGGTTGAGGGTTTGCCAGAAGTAACCGACCAGTCAATTAGCTCCACCGAAAGCTAATCGACCGGGCCAGGCTCACCCCCCAACCCACCACTGTCAATCGGATTATTATTGACGGTGGTGGATAGTGGCGAATTGGTTTGTCTCACCAGCGTCCCAACCGACTAAGATGTCCTTACCTACTAGAAATAAGGAGAAATGAAATGAAAGTTGATGTCACAATCGCAACACAAGTTGAGGAACAGGTTTCAGAAATTCTGAAATTGCGTGGCTCATTTGACACAAAACGGGCAGAACTTTACGCTCTGACCTTTGATACCAACGGTGGTGTTTCCGTAGAACTGATTACCAGCAACGGTGATGTGTACGAACTGATTGACAGCGCCATTGAGAACAAGTCAACCGAAGGTCTTGACGGTGTTGCCGTTCTGACTTGTGGTTGGGCAGCACCACTTCCTAAAGGTGAGACTGCTGATGATGATGATGATGACCGAGTGCCACCGAGCCAGCACCCCGAGCGACGCCGTGTTCGATTGGTCATTTGTGCCAACCGTGAAGGTGTAGCAAGTGTTCTACGGTTTCAGGACACACCTAACGAAATCACGACTGACGAGGGTTCTGCTAAAGGTTCACTCGCTGACGCGATACTGGCTCTTGTCTCATAGGCGTCCCAATCAAGTAAGATGAAGTCAAGGTTTGGTTGAGTGGGTTTCAGAGAGTTGGATAAGTTTCCAACATAGTACGAAATCTGCTCAACCAAACCGAAGTACCAACTACTAGAAATCGGAGAAACATAATGGGTTATTACGTCAGAGCATATTGCTCGCCATTCAGAATGAAGAAGAAGAACTTTGATGAGGCTTATCGCCTTATGTGCGAACTCAACAATCTTCCCGACAGTGTGAAGAACGGTGGTGGGGGCGGCGAGAAATGGTTCTCGTGGATGGATGCAAACTATCCCGAGACTTGTGCAGACTTCATAGCGATACTTGATGCATTGGGGTTTCACCCCGAGTTTGATAAATTGACTGGCGACATTGCTGACCTTGAATACGACAGCAAGATTGGTCAAGAAGATTTGTTCTTTCGCGCAATCGGTCATCTCGTAGAGCCAAACTCATTCATCTACTGGGAAGGCGAAGATGGTGAGAAGTGGAGATGGGTATTTGATGGCAAAGGAATGTCTACACAACACGGATTGGTAACTTATGCCTAACTGGTGCAACAATTCACTTACAGTCAGTGGGCCGGAGGAAACGGTCGCAGAGTTTCACGCAATCGTTATCAGGGATGGTAATTGTCGACTTACCAATCATTGGCCGACACCACAAGAGCTCGTAGACACACGTGCTGGAAGTGACCCAAGTGATGAAGAAGAGAGAATTGCATTCAAGAAACAGCAGCAATCAAACTTTGACAAGTACGGTGCACGAGATTGGTATGACTGGAACATCAACAACTGGGGAACGAAATGGAGCGATTCGGATACCGAACTGCAGACGGACAATGTGAAGGGACAACTGAACTATGTGTATCAAACTGCCTGGTGTCCAGCACGCGGTCTCATTGAGAAGATGTCAATGGACTACCCAACACTCACATTCACTGGTGACTACTCCGAAGATGGAATTGGATTTATGGGAGCATTTGAATTCATTGCTGGAGAAATGACCAAAGAAATAACAGGCGACATCGGTGACGGTGTAATTGCTCTGAGCGATGGACAGATATTCACATTCCCACCATACGATGAGGACTCACCACTCGGTGATGACCAATGGGAAATAATCCATCAAGTACAGAACACTGCATTTGAATCTATGGTGATGTCGTTATGACACCAGCAAGAAAGAACTCTCGAATTAGCCGGCTATTGTCTTCAAGACAACAACGTCGTCGCCAGCAGCAATCCAGGAATCACCCGCGCTCGCGCGAACCTGTTCCGTCTCACGGCTCGGAGTAACTGGGAATGGTTCTCGGGGTGGCTCATCGTCCAGGCGGTCAGCTGGTGGCCGGCTTGGTTCCACCGGAGCGATGATGGTCGTGGCCACAACCCCCACGTCAGGTGTAATTATTATTGACGGTGGTGGAAGAGCCGGCGATTCCAAAGTCTCAACCTCTACTTCAGGGTTAGGGTCTACCAAAGTCTCAACCTCTGCTATATCGTAAACCTCAAGCACTGAATCCACCTGACCATTCGTATGGCCAGACATTGTGACATAACTATAAATTTGTTCTTTGCGCATATAAACACCATACACCTTTGGCGAATTCAACAGGGTAAGTGGGTTTGTCTCATAAGCGTCCCAAGTTACTAAGATGTATTTGTTAGTCCACCTACTAGAAATTGGAGAAATGAAATGGCAACTACAGACACAACACTCGCTCTGCCGAAATGCTGGCAGACACTCAACGAATGCCTTGACAGTGGCATTGACCGTGTAATCCTCTTTGGACCATCGGGCATTGGTAAGACATTCGCTGGATTGACAATGGGCGAAGTTGAAGCAGGGGCACACCGATTGGTGTGTGCAGAGGATATGACAACTGGCGATGTCACTGGTCACTTCTTGCAAGAGGAGAACGGTACATTCCGTTGGATGTTTGGTGCAGCATTAAAGGCTTGGCAGGGCAACGGTGTTCGTGGTGGTCGCTTGGTCGCTGACGAAATTGACAAGGCTGGTGGCGATGTTGCTGCGACACTCTTGGCGATGTTGGATTCACCTGAAAGTGCATCGTGGGAACACCCGAACACTGGTCAAATCATAAAGCCACTTGACGGATTCTCGGTCATTATGACAACGAATGTTGAGGATATGCGAGAGTTGCCAACGGCACTCGCTGACAGATTCCCTGTTCGCATTCGCATTAACGAACCTCACCCGAATGCATTGAAGCGATTGTCACCTGACTTGCGACCAATGGCAATTCGTTCTGCCGATGCAGGCGAACGTCGAATTTCGTTGCGAGCATTCTACGACTTTGACAAATTGCGAACGACACTTGGTATGGAGCGAGCAGCAGAAATCGTATTCCACGACCGAGCATCGTCAATCTTGGATGCAATTGCAATTGAGAAAGTGAGTGTGTGATGAAAGCGAAAGATAACTCACTCGCTCCAATGCCGGAATTGTTGTCACGAAACGACACTGAACACGGCCGTTGGACGGTGCGAGATTGCGAGCCACGGCGAGGAATCCCGATGACAAGTATTGTCGGACGAGATATGCTCGCTCCAGTACAAGACTCACCTAATGCACGATGCATTCGTGCCCACGAAATGATGCACGCGAAAGTATCTCCAGCAGATTCATTCTTTGAATGGCAGGAGCGAAAGATTGCATCAGTGAAAGCACTCACCGTTGTAGAGGAATTGCGAGTCAATTACCTTTGCACAAAAGCAGGATTCAATATGAAAGAACACCTGACAGACGGTGGAGAAATGGCAGACGGAGAACGATGTGTCGCTCTTGGTGATTGGTCGGCAGCAGTGGCGATGACAATTGCTTGTGCAACTACTGCATCACAAAAAGCATTCCTCACTGGTGTTCGCAGACACGATAGAAAATGGGGCAAGATGTTGTTGGACATCGCCAAGCGAGCAAAAAAAGAAATGGACTTGGCTTACAAAACTGGCACACTTGCAAGTACTGAAATTTGCCCTGTCACTAAATTGTCTCCAGTTGGATTCGTTCACACTGAACGAATTGCAGAATGGGTAGACAGGCTTATGGAATTCGACCCTAATGACGAACCCGATAACGAAAAGGGTAAGGGCGAGGGCGAGGGCGATGCAGAGGGCGAGGGCGAGGGCGAGGCTACTGGCGAAACTAAGAAAGCCACTGGTGCAGTACGACCAACCAATTCCAAGAAATCCACCAAGGGCAGCGAGGGCACTGGTACTCCAAGAACTATCAGTGATGTAGATGCTCACAAGGCAAGTCGCAATATCCCAAGTTGGATGGAATTAAAAATTGAGAAAGTGCCAATGCCAAAACTTACTAAAGGCAACTTGGGCAAGAAGCGAGTTGCATCAGACACTGGTAAGAATCCAAGACGGATGCATCGACTACTCACTGACCCTGACCGTAAAATCTTTGACCGTGTTATTCGTGGTCAAGGTGGTGTTGTACTGATAGATGCCAGTGGCTCAATGTCATTCACTCATTCACAGATTCGTGAAATTGTTGAGTCGGCACCGGGTTGCACTGTTGCGATGTATTCAGACTTAGGCGATAACTCAACGAATATGTGGATTCTCGCAGAGAAAGGCAAGATGTGCGAAACACTTCCAAGAGCAAACTCCAACAACGGTGTTGACTTCCCTGCTCTCCAGTGGGCGATTAAACAACGACAACGTTCATCGTCTCCAGTAGTTTGGGTTACTGACGGTGGAGTAGTTGGTACTCACGGAATGCACGACATTCTTACTCTCCAGTGTGTCAACGAATGCCTAAAGCATCGTGTCATCGTTGTAGAGAATGTCACTGCTGCGAAAGAACTACTACGAGCGATGCAGAATGGTCAAAAGAAAAAGCGAGAATGGCCAGAGTCGTTCACTGATGTTTATCGGAGAAAGAATGGGGGATTGCTCCCCGAATAAATGTTCTCCACTGGGACAGTAGGGTCGCAGTGGAGACACCGGTACTCTGCCCAAGTATCGGGGTACCAGCCAGTGGGCGCGATTGAGCAATCCCCAGTCGCTCTCGTGCTCACTGGTGGGGCCAGGTCCTAGTCAAGATATAATTATTATCCATTCAACTATTAGAAAGAAATAAAATGACAGAATCAAATGAAGCACTTGTGAAAATTGCAGCGTCAATAGATAAAGCTCTGGCTTTGATATCCAAACGTGAACTTGTCTCTTCTAGTGAGATGCAAGACATTCTCTTGGACATTCGAGTACTCACAATTGTTGTGAGTGCCCCGGTCAACTTGGATGTACTGGTATGACAACTACATTCAATTTGCTGACTATCTCATTTGAGGTGCAGGCAATGCGCGACGAATTTGATTGGATGCTTGATTCAAGCGATGTCGCCGATAAAGAATTGGCAGCCTGGTGGTCATCACGAACTGATTCAGAGATTGAAACAATTGGTATGTACATCCTGAATGGGGATTACATATGGAATGTCTTTAGAATGGAATTACTTGATTCAATGCGCAAAATGAAAGAGGAGATTCAAAATGCTGAGATATCTTGAGAGTGATGGGCCGGCTGAGCTGGCGACAAAAGTTGAAGAATCACTAAAAGTTGGTTGGGTAATTCTTCATATTGCTCGACTCAACGATGGAACCTGCTATGCGTGGATGGGTATACCCGGTATCTCTGCTCCACACTATGGAGTACCTAATGTCGGGTGATTACGGTCCACCAAAACTTGAATGCCACGGTGGCAGCAGCCAAAGCGTTGAGCTTCCACCACGTCACCGTGAAGTCAATGGCACCAGCATCGCGAAGAACCCACAGCGCTATCCAAAATATACAAGCTTGGCCGAGTACGGTCAGAGCAATCCCAAGTATTCCTGGTGTGTAACTGGGGGGCTGCTCAATGTGACCCACAGCTCTCGCCTGGGTCTCACTCGGGTTTCTGAAGTTTCGTGAATTATTCATGTTACTCAGCCTACTACGGTTGATATTATTATTGACGGTGGAGGAAAGGAACTTTAATGACTAAATTTAATGATGACAAATGGAACTTCCCGGAAGATGGCATTGAGTGGCTCGGCGAAGATGTTAATAAAATAATGTTAAAAGAAATAAATGAAATTAATTCAGAATTAGAACACAATACGTTGTTTATTGCCTCGTGTGGGCAGTATATTTACAAATGTGTTTACGTCCCAGAGAAAGCTCTTGATGGCTCCCAGCCAGTGCTCTTCCGTGGGGCCGACGAAAAGACTTATATAGCTGCATATTCAAAAGAATTCATCGAAGATATTATTAGAAAAACTGAGGAAATTCGTGATATTAAACTGCAGGACAAAATCTGGAATCTTCAGATGCAGGAAATGGTTGAAGAGATTGCCGAAAAGGTGCGGCTTGAACCACCTTCGGACTGGCTTACCATCCTTTGACGGTGGGGGAAACCCTATCCCCTGGAGGAGCTGTTGTCGTGACGCCACCAAAACCACCGCCGACTATGCATCGTACCCCAGGGGACCGGGATTACTACATACCGCCGAGGAGCGGGGGGAAAGGGGAAAGTCCCCATCCCTCAAGGGTACATCCAATATTCTCACAAATGTCCCTAATTTGAATGCAACCCCATCCGAAGACGGCCGGTCAAGACCGTACAAGAAAGCTATCTTTTTGATAAGGGCTGGGGTAGAACTGCTGAGGGCCCGCGATATTTGCAAAAAAGCCATCTTTTTGAAAAATCTGGCGTTCCCGTGCGGATGCAGCCAGGCGAACACACGTTCGCATCGTCGCCGGATGGTTGCCGGCTCAAAAGGTCAATTTATTATTGACGGTGGTGGAAGAGAGCATTTAAGAAGATACAATAAAAATAGTTCCCAGAATTACTATCAACTGAGGTACCTACTATGAATCTAAAGTTAAAGCACAAAACCTTTATATTGGTTGCCGGCTTATCAACCGTCTACCTACTGGCAGCCACGGTCTATTCAACCTTTGAACACCATGGGTTCGGCGACTCGATGTGGTGGGCATTCATGACGTTCACCACTGTGGGTTACGGCGACCAGTTTCCAAGAACATTAATAGGAAGGATGGCTGGAATTGGTTTGGTTGCATCTGCAGTATTCGTGGCACTTCCTACCATCACGGCCGTCATAGCTACCAGAATTATCGGAAATGAACACGAGTTTACCCACGACGAACAAGAGGAAGTGAAGATGCTTCTTCGTGAGATTGCTAAAAAACATAACATTCTTGAAGCACCGGACCGGACAGCCAGGCAAGTACTCCTGGACAATAGGGTCACACGCTCTGACAGGATGGCAAGTTGATGCACATCCCATTTATTATTGACGGTGGAGGAAAGCGTACAAATCTGTTACAAAAAAGTTACAACTTGACCCGTGCCGCAGGGCTGGGATACGCTATGGTACTGACACAACTTAGTGGCGCCACAACCAATGAGCTGTCGACTTACTTCGGTTACCGAGGTCTGCTTCAGGTCGTCCTGTTACCGTCTGGTAGAACTCAAAGGTTCCCCCAGACCCCCTCCAAAGGGTTCTTTCAGTTCTTGCAATGTTCTCTTTACATTGATGAAAGTAGGAAATAGAATGACGGTGGTGGAAGTCCCTCTAGAACTTGAGTTATTCCCGGCTCTGAAGACCGAAGGTTTAAAAAAGATGGAAAAAGATAAC